TTCTTGCTAAGTTGAACTAATATTAAAGGGAGCTAAGAAATTAGCTTCCTTTTTTTGAACCTTGAGAATTGAAGAAAAGATTGCGATTAATCGTAATTGTATTCCAATATAAGAGATTTGGACTGAGAGCTGCGGCACCAATCCAATATCAAAACCTTTCAACATCAAACAAAATTTACCTATCTCCCGCCCAAAATCTTATCTCATTTCTACTCAAAACCTAGCTCTTCCCGCATCAATTCTTAAATAAAAATATTACTTTTTTAATACTTTTATTTAAAAACCTATCTCTTTATCTTCTACTTACTTAACAACTTCATAATAAAAACTTAATTAAATTAAAAGCCGGCGTAAAGCCGGCTTTTCTTTTTACTCTTTTTTAACTTACCCCTAATTCATCCAAACACTTTAACTGCCATTCCGCATCAAACCACTCATCTTTACTCCATTTCCACATATTTAATTCAATAGTTCCAATAATCTCTCTTTTAGCAACAATAGCCCAATTACTCAAAACATAAAAAATACTTTCAAAAATTTTTTCACTAATTTCATTTCTATAAACAATAGTCAAAGATATGCGGGATAGCCCTCTAGTCATCCTAATCTCTTGCTTATCAGTAAGTTGCGGTTTCACATAATTATCATACAAATACTCAATCTCATTCATTCCTTCTTCATCATAACATACAATGTTAAATTTATAAAAGCCGGTCAGCGTTTCCCGCATATTCTTTTTCCTTTCATTTTTTTCCATACTACTTTTGAGTTTTTCAAATATTGCATATGAGTTTTGCGGTGTTTCCTTGGCGCAAATGAGCGGGTGCCCCGCTCTTACTATATGATACATCACTTCGTGATGTATCATATACGTATCATATAAACTAAGGTATATATTTCTTTATTAGATTTTAATTATTCCCGCTAATTTTAAATGATTTACTTGACGAATAATATAATATATATATTCGTTAAGTCTTTTATCCATTTTTAGCGGGATTATTTAAACTTTATAGTTTCTGTATATCTTAGCTTTATCTCTTCTTTATGGTATTTTAATTAATCCCGACAATTTTAAATAAAATACTTAACTAAATTCGCATCCATACATCTTAAATAAAACTATTCAATTTTGTTTAACTATAATATATACTAGAGTTAAACGAAAATGAATAGAAATTCCTTATCAAAAAGTATCTATAAACCTCAAATCTATCATTTATTTTTAATAAAATATCTTAAATCCTTAGATATAAAAAGCATAAACTCTACTATGCAAAAACTATTCAATTTCGTTTAACTCTAGTAATAAAAAATCTAACTTAATTAAAAATCAAGAAGTAAAAGTAACTTCTGGCAATTGATCTTTATCTCGAATAACCAAAGTTCCCCGCACAATTTTACATCCAAGTAATTCTTGTAATTCCTAAAGAAAGCTCATAAATGCTTCATTGGTAAATACATTATTAGTTAAAGATTCAAGAACATCCCAACCTTCTTCTTTTGTAATTTCTCCAGTATCAATCATACTTTTAACAAGAGCTTGTTTTTCAGTTGTATTACCATAATATTTTTTAATTAATTCATCTTTAATTCTTTCTTCTTGTGGAGTAAATTTATAATATTTAGCTTTATCTCCTTCACCTTCTTTCTTACAAAGAAGAGAAATACAAGAACCAATAGAACCTCTTTCCTTATTTGGATGCCCATATAATTCATTACGACTTTCAATAGTATATTGATATACTGTTTTTGAAGTAAGATTTAATGGAATCTATTTTTCTAAAGCTAAACCAACTCTCGAACAAGAATCTAATCCATCTTTACTCCAAGTCTCATCAATTTTACTTTTAATCATTTCAAATGCCTTACTTCCTTGTTTTGAATAATAAGGATTTAATACTTCATCAATTACAACTTTAGTACCAGCCATATGATATTTAGCAAATTTCTTCAATTCTTCTAATTTAGCTTCTTTATTTCGACTAAAAGAATTTGGAGTTATATCAAACCATGCGGCAAGCTCCTTATTTGTCTTTTTACCTACTGTTAATTTTATCATACTAAAATCGGATTCTCCTTTTATTAATGTAATCTATGAATACATTAAAATAAAAGATTATCATTTGTTAAATTCTGTCCATTTATTATTCATTCTCTTTATCAACTTCATCTTTTTCAATAAAATCTTCCACTTCACCTACAAAATTGCGGGGAACCGCCTTAGTAATCTTCTGGACGGGATCCTGTACAATCTGTTTCTGATTCACAAAGAAATGTTCAAACTCAGGTTTTGGCGCAAACCGCACACACTGTCCATTGCTATCAAGAGTAACAGCCATTCTACTACATTTACCCTCATTCTGATACTTACACAACTAATTTTCACAAACAACGCATTCCATATTCTTCACCTTTCTATTAATACAATCAATAATATCTAATCTTACATCATTTAGTTTCATGGTTATTTCGGCAAAGCCGAACATAACCATGAACAAATATACAGCAATAGCTATTACAATAGCAAATTCCTATTCCATGCTATCCATCCTTTTATAATAATGTATTTTATTTACTATATTATATCATAAATTTTTGCGGGGTGCCTTAGGTGGAAAGCGCCTCATACCAAAGATTCCCGCTTGACAAAATGTAAAAATTATAGTATAATTATTATAGAAAAATGAACAATAGATAAAAGGAGAATATAAATCTATGATTGATAATAACTATGTTCCTATTCCCGATATAGATTATCCCGCAGTTGAAGATTATTATGATTCTTTTCCTATTGATGAATACACTATGATGCAGGCGGTTGAGGTAAATTGGTAATGTATACTATTATGTTTTGGAATAAATATAATGAAGCCCTTATTATTAATGAACCTTATGTTTCACAGCTTTCTTTTGACACATATCAAGAAGCATGGGATGCTATAAAAGATACCGTAGTAGACATGATCGCCAAAGGCGCTGTTTGTGTAAGTCTCACTATCCCTTGGGGAGATTCTGAATGGTATTCTATTGAAGCATGATTAAATAATTTACCTCATATATTTTTTATATATATTGAGGTGATTATATGACAACCTTGTTTGTTTTATTATGTTTTATGGTAGTAGGTATGAATTTATTTAGCATTCCTAATGAAGATGATAATATATCAAAAGCATTATGGATTGTAAATTCTTTAATTCTTATCTATATTGCATTCACAAAGATGATTCCCGCATTCCTCTAACATACTTATCTTAAAATAGAATCTTACCTATTGATTTTTTATATAAAATATGTTATAATATTTATATAAAGAAAAGGAAGTGTGTAGATATGATTCTTGACAAAAATCTTATTTCAGATGTTTGTAATTCTCTTTTCATCCCTGCAGATTTTGGAATTGATGAAGATGGTGATGATCTTTATGGTGTTTTTGATGCGGTTGTTGATGATATGAAGGACGTATTACCTGAAAATAGCTATCGCCTTGCATCTGGAGTAACTAAACTTGTAATTATTCCTGACTATTGCGATTTTGTCTTTAAAGTATCTTTCACTGGTTGTTATTATCAACAGTATGATGATAATAAGCTGGAAGATGAGAATGAAGATAGTTATACTTTTGAACAGTTTTGCGGTTCTGGCGGCAGTGACAGTGCTGATTACTGCCTTGCTGAATATGAAAAATATCAAGATTTGAAGGCGGCTGGCGTAGGTATGTTCTTCGCGGAAACTGAGTTTGCTGGCACCACTAAGGATGGTTCCCGCATTTTCATTCAGGAGAAAGCATATCCTCGTAGCCATGGCAATAGCAGCAAAAAAGTTAGTCAAGAGTCTAAAGATCGTGTTAAAAACATGGAAAATCATCGTGAATTAAGTGTTTTTGATTATATCTATGACACTGATTGGTGGGCTTTAGCTCTTGAATGTTATGGAGAAGATGCACTTCATGCTCTTGAAGAGTATATTCAAAAGGATGATTCTCCGCTCCAAGATATGCACAATGAAAATTTTGGATGGCGGTTAGATGGAACCCCCTGCATTATTGATTTTACTGACTATAATTCTTAAAGGAGAATTGGAAAATTATGGCAAAAGACCGTTTTGTTGCGTGTATGTTTTATAAGTGTGAAGGTAATTGCGCACGAGGACGTGCAGGTACATTTTATAAGGAATGTCAGCATTGTGGTCTCTATCTTCCTTTACAGGGTGCTGAACCCGCAAAAAAGAATTTGAAGCGAGAGAAGAAAGATGCTCAGCGTCGTCGAGATGAACGTCGATTTGATGATTGGGAGTAATAAATGACTATTAAAGAAGCTCTAATTCCTTATATTGGGGAAGAGAATATTATTATTTTCTGCCGCACAATAGAGAATAATATTCAAACTTATGCTCCTATCTTTATGGGGCTCAATACCGACATCCCCTGCAAGTATTATAATTTAGAGTTAATTTCAGATACTCTTGTTAATGAAGCCAAGCGGATGGAACTGATTGAAGATGCTATTGAGTTCTGTCTTGGCGATTATCGACTTTACTATGTAGAAAATCCAAAAAATAATTGATATTTCAAAAATTTTTTGGTATAATGATAATGTCAGAAATGACTATTAAGATAAATTAAAAAAGAGATAAAAGGAGATTTTTTTATTATGGCTACTGAAAAGATTACTAAGAAGGCTTATTTTGAGATGCTGAAGGATATCGTTACTGCAACTGATACTGCAGATAAGGATAATCTGCTTGCTTTTATTGACACCAATATTGCACAGTTGGATGCTAAGGCTGCTAAGGCTAAGGAGAAGGCTGCTGAGAAGAAGGTTGAGGGCGATGAGCTGCGTGAGAAGATTGCGGCTTGCCTGACCTCTGAGCCAAAGGATATTGCTACCATTCTGGATGAGGTTGGCGATGAAGAGCTGACTCGTGCTAAGGTTACTGCTCGTCTGGCACAGCTGATTAATCTTGGCACTGCAACTAAGGAAGTCACTAAGACCGCCGATGGTAAGAAAGCAACTGTTTATAAGCTGGCTGAGTAAAAATATATAACTAATTACTCAAGGGGATAGTGATGAACTATCCCTTTTTTGGTATAAGGAGAAAAATATGAGATATTGTTTAAGATATTACATTGATTCTAAGTATCAAAATCAATGCGAAGAATTAGCTATTACTTACAATAGCCGTGATACTACTTTACCTGATTTCTTAGAAATGCATAAGCATTAGATTATTATCATCGACTTACCTGCAGAAACCGCACAAACTGATATAAATTTACTTTCTACTCTTGCAAAAAAATATTGTAATTTCAAGCTCAGATTTGATTTTAACAATACGCAAGTATTAGAAATGGTAAAAAGTACAGAACTAAGATTTTTCTTTGCAAATTTTGCTGGAGATTGGGATTTATTAAATGGTTTTTTATCTTATAAACCAACAGATGTCTATATCTCAGGTGATTTGGGCTTTTGTGTGCGGGATGTGGCTAAAAAAATCCATGAATTTGGAGTTCAAGTAAGAGCATTACCTAACATCTGCCAATCTTCCTTTCCTTACGGTGAAACATTAACTCAATTCTATATTAGACCTGAAGATACCGAACTTTATGATGGATTAATTGATGTATTTGAAATTGCTGCAGACTCACGTAATAGTATGGATGTGTTTTATAAGGTTTATACTATTGATAAAAAATGGTTTGGACCTTTAAAAGAATGTATCTTAGGGTTACAGGATAATATTGATAGCCGCTATGTAATGCCAGAATTTGGTAATTCACGTTTAACTTGTAATAAGGCTTGTGCTAAAAGAGGACATTGCAGAATGTGTTATGTTATTTCTAATGTATCACAAAAAATGGCTAAAGAAAAAAATTAACTATTTATTTTTTCTTAAAAAAATGATATAATATATATACTGAAAAAGAAAAGAGGAAAAATAAATGGCAGTAAAAGGTATCCAGGCAAAAGCAGATATTACTAAGAAAATTCTTGAAACTTTTGATGGTAGCTTTATGAATGATAAAGAAATTCGCATTCCTGTGATGGAAAATGGCGAAGAGATTCAGATTAAAGTTACTTTAACTGCGGCAAAGGTTAATATTGATCATGCGGCAACCTTAGGTATGTCGAGCGATACACCTGCAACTTCCGCCAATGTACTGAATTTTACAGACCAGAAGACTGAGCCATCTGAAGACGAGAAAGCAAAAGTTAAAGAACTGATGACAATGCTTGGTCTTTAATAAATAGGAGAATTAATAATGGAATTTAGAGTTATGAGTCGTCATCAAGCAGAACAGTATGTTTCTCAAAAGCATAATGAAAAGTATGCGGTTATCTCTATTTCAAATGTGCGGGGAGACCGAGCTTTTTTGCAGAAAATTGCAATTCCTGGTTGTGGAATGATTGCTTGTCTTAATCTTGCTTTTGATGATGTTTATATTGGTGAGTCTTATGGTGTTGCGATGACTGATTTTCAGGCTCAAGCTATTATTGCTTTCGTTGAAGGTAAGTTGGATAAAGTTGATTTCTTTATCGTTCATTGCGAAGCAGGTCAGTCACGCTCTGCCGGTGTAGCCGCCGCGCTTTCAAAATGGATTAATGGTGAAGATTGGGACTATTTTCTGAATCCAAAATATACTCCTAACAGTTATTGTTATCAGACTATTTTGGAGTGGGCATATCCTGAGAAACTTATAACTAAAAAAGATAAAGAAGAGATTCTTCATAAAGTTACTGTAAACCAAAACCTTGATTGTGATTGGGATGTAGTCTATGATAAATTTGGTACTCCTATTGAAGTAAAGGAAATTTGTCAATGAGAGAAAAACTATTTTATATTGATGTAGCTAATCATCAAACTATCTTTAATAGAAGTTATGCAATTCATCTATTAAAAAAGAATCATGTTATTTCAGTTTATCGCTCAAAGAGTATTGATGATAACAATTATGTAGAAACTTGGGTAGATTACATTCCTAAATGTAATAATCATAGATTCTATTATGGTCATTCCTTAAAGGCTACAAATAAAAATTGTATTATAGGTTATTATCGAGATAAGCAACATAATTGTGTTGTTTATGCAAGAATGCCTGCAACAAAAGATATTTTATATCTTAAAGATGCAGAAAAAATTTAATATTGACATTTTATAAAAAATATGTTATAATATAGATGTATTTAAAAGATACATCTATTTATGCTGCGGTAGCTTAGTGGCTAAAGCACTGGGTTTATACCCCTTGGTCCAGATAAGACAGTGGCGCGGGTTCGAGTCCTGCTCGCAGCACCATATGGTTGTGTAGCTCAACAGGTAGAGTGCGTAATATTTGTTTAGAATTAAGCAATAACTGCAATATTTCCATTCCAAGGACGAGGTTCATAGTTCAAGTCTATGCGCAACCGCCAGTAGCGATAATAAAATATTTCTCGCGGGAATTGGACAGTTTCAATTAAATGAGCTGTCTAATTTTTTATTATTAACTATACGTTAGAAACAAAAGGAGAATAACATTGAGAATTAAGAAAAATATTAAAATTGCTGCAGCCGCACTTTTTATGAGTGGTGTCGTTGCTCTTAATGCTTCTGCTCTTGTCTCACGTTCAAATCAAATTAATGAATTAACTATTGAACAGCAAAATTATATTTCTACTATTGAAGAAATGCAAGAGACAATCGGAAGTTATGAAGATATTATTGCAAATCTGCAAGCAGAATTAAATGAAGCTCAAAGTGAATTAGATACTGCACAGTCCACAGATATCGAAATTAGAGAAGGACTAAAATTAACTTATGTAGGAGATTTTAAAACAACAGCATACTGTGTAGAGAAATACAAGCACATTTGCGGGGAAGGTAAAGGTATCACTTCTTCTGGAGCTAAGGCGACTCCTGGCGTTACTGTCGCCGCAGATACGAGTGTCTTTCCTTATGGTACTGTTCTTTATATTGAAGGTGTTGGTATTAGGGTAGTTCAAGATACAGGAAGCGCGATCAAGAAACATAAACTTGATGTTGCGGTTGATACGCATGCAAATGCGCTTAAATGGAGTGGTTATGGCACTCATAGGGTATATGTTGTAAATTAATAAATTCCCTATTGATTTTTTATTAAAAAAATGTTATAATATATATATAGTAAGGGAAAAATAAAAAATAAATCATTTTATGGGGGCTAAAAATATGGCAGAGTTTAATGATATTCTGAATATTGATGTTCTGGATTCTGAGGACGAAATGGAGACTCCTCAGACTGAGATGGTTTGTGATTCTGCAGTTAAGATGTATCTGCGGGAAATGGGTCAGACGAAGATGTTGACCGCAGATGAAGAGAAGAAACTCACCGAAGCCGCAGCTAAGGGTGATAAGGATGCAAAGGATAAGCTGGTAAAGGCAAATTTGCGTCTGGTTATTTCTCAGGCAAAGAAGAATATGGGTCATGGTATGACTTTTCTGGATTTGATTCAGGAAGGTAATATTGGTCTTATGACTGCCGCGGATAAGTTTAATCCTTCTCTTGGTTTTAAGTTTTCTACTTATGCGATGTATTGGATTAAGCAGGCAATTACTCGTGCTGTTGCTAATCAGAGTCGTATGATTCGTGTACCTGTTCATATGATTGAGAATATGAGTAAGTATCAGAAAGCTCAGAAAGATTTAGCACAGAAAAATGGCATTGAGCCTTCTATTGAGGAAATTGCAAAAGAAATGGGTATTTCTGTGGAAGATGCTTTGGAAATTCAGAGTCATTTTGTGGATGCTTCTTCTCTTGATACTCCTGTTGGTGAAGAGGGCGATGCTACTGTTGGTTCTTTGGTTGAAGATACTAGCAATGTAAATCCTCAGGATTCTTATGAGCAAGAGGATATGGTAAATACTTTGAATGCGGTTTTGGATACCCTTAGTGCACGTGAGAGAACTGTTATTATGATGCGGTTTGGCGTAGGTTATTCTCGTTCTTTTACCTTGGAAGAGGTTGGTAAAGAAGTTGGCGTTACTCGTGAGCGAGTACGTCAGATTGAGGCTGCCGCAATGAAAAAGTTGCGTAATCCTATTCGTGCTAATAAGCTGAAGGAGTATGTCGCATAAAATATTCCTTATTGATTTTAAAAAGAAATTTTGTTATAATTATAATGTAAACTTTAAGAAATAAAAAAATCTTAACAAAAAGATTTGAAAAACTTAAAAATTTATGTTATAATAAATATGTAACTTAAAGACACTCTTAAAGTCAGCAAAATTCTTTGATGATATAAAAAGTTTTTAATGAAGAAGAATTTTTAGCTAATGTTTGAGTTCAGATTTTCATTAGCTCGCCTGCCGGTTGGGTGATAGATAAAAGCGTTAGAGTGTCTTGTTTTATGGGGCATGGGACTGCATGGGGTGGTCATCTGTTTTGCAAACAGAAAATCAGATGGATTCGATTTCCATATGCTCCACCAGACAAGTGCGTCTTAAATTGTGTTATTGAACAAAGGGTAGCCTTAGATGGATTACTGCATGCAGTAATGCTGATTATCGGTGACAATGCCAAGCCATGGTAGGTGCACAAGCCGACTTTTATATGCGGTGGTAGCTCAGTTGGTAGAGCAACGGACTTTTAATCCGTGGGTCGGGAGTTCGAATCTCCTCCGCCGCACCATTGAGAAGATTGGGGAGTGGTCAAACCCAGCATGATGAATGAGACTTGTATTAAGTCTATGTCAGCAAAAATTCTTGTGGACGTGCTGCTATTTAGCTTCGCTAGTTCGAATCTAGCTCTTCTCACTTTATATGCGGATATAGCATAATGGAGAGTGCACTTGACTACGAATCAAGGTTTATACGGGTTCAAATCCTGTTATCCGTACCATTTATTATTTGTTCTTTGAAAATAGTATATTAACTATCTTAGTGAAAACTATATTTCCCAATATAGCTAAGACACACTGAAAAGCGCTCGGCACGAAACGAAACAAGGATACTTGTGGATAGTGGTCCGCATTCAAAATGGTGACATGAGAATGAAGAGGTTTTTGAACCCAAAGTAAAGGTGTGGTGCTTAATGTATTGCTTTTTAAGGTAGTATGCCGATGGGGGACGCAATAGATAGCTTTCTGAATAGGAAAGCCGAATCCAAGTTAGGCTTTAGCTGGTGACTGTGGACAAACCTTGGAAAAACCAATAAGTCGTTTTGTCGTGAAACAACAGAAATGTTGATATAACATCGGTATCCAACTCTGAGTAGGCTAAGACGCGGCTTAATGATTGGTAATGTAACCAGTTTAAAACTGGGCTTAATTATAGATATTAAAATGCTGAATGGGAGCTGAAAGGTACAGGTAATCAATCCTGTCGAAGGTTCGCGGGTAAAGAAGTATTAAGGTAGCTCCTTAATGCTCAGCCTTTATCTTCTCTGTGACTGAATAAAAAAGAAAATATAATCTAAGTAAGGCGAAGGTCTAGTTAATATACTATTTTGAGAGAATAAATAATAAAATTACTTATTGATTTTTAATAAAAAATATTGTATAATATATATACAATAGAAATTAAGAAAAAGTTGGTCAGAAAATTTTAATTGATTTATTAAAAAATTTATGATATAATATATCATAAGAAAGAGAAATGTGGCGGGTTAGTCAAGCGGTCAAGACGCTGGGTTTTCATCCCAGAAACAAGGGTTCGACTCCCTTACCCGCTACCAAAGGAGTTCGTCTAAATGGTCTAGGATATTACCCTCTCAAGGTAATAATGAGAGTTCGATTCTCTTACTCCTTATATGTCGCGGATAACAAGAGCTGGTGGCACTGATGAGTCTCATAAACTCATATTAGGTAAGTTCGATTCTTACATCCGTACCCAAGGAAAAGCAAAAACTCCTCTAACAACAAATGTGCGGTTAGTTGACCTCAAAACTTTTATATGGGTCAGTACGTCTAGTGGCGATGACACCCGACTGTAAATCGGGCACTTATGAAACACCGTAGGTTCGACTCCTACCTGACCCACCAAAAAAGGCATTTACAGCAATTATTTAATAAAAAATTGGCTTGTGATTTTTTAAAGATGCCTTGTTTATATGCGGAAGTGATGGAATGGCAGACATACTTGCCTTAGAAGCAAGCGCCTCGGCGTAGGGGTTCAAGTCCCCTTTTCCGCACCATATGCAGTAATAGTTCAGTTGGTTAGAACACACGACTGATAATCGTGAAATCGAAGGTTCGATTCCTTCTTACTGCACCAATATGCGGGTTTAACTCAGCTGGTAGAGTATCTGACTTACATTCAGAAAGTCACAGGTTCGAGCCCTGTAATCCGCACCATTTCTTAGGTTTATGCCGCTGTGGTGGAACGGCAGACACGAAGGTCTTAAAAACCTTCGCTGGAAACAGCGTGGGAGTTCAAGTCTCCTCGGCGGCACCAGAATTAAAAAGAAAAGGAGTAATACCAATGCAGAAGTCAATTGAGCATTATAAGAATCGAATCAGTATCCTTGAAGCGCGTGATCCTGTGGGAAACCGCAATATTATCAATAAGCTAACCCGCAAGGTTAGAAATATGGAGAAGTCCAATGCAGATTGAGCTTGGTTGTACAGGTAATTTTGTTAATATTGATTTTAACACTCCTGTAATCGAGATTTCATTAGATGGCTTATATGCAGAAAGAGATGCATTATTTCGTTTAATGAAGTATACAAATTCTTATATGTCAGTATATCATACATATACTAACCGCTATAATGAAATTTGTGAAGAAATTCGCAATAGAGAATCAGATATTTATTAAATAATTAAAGAGAGTAACAGCAAATTTGAAATCAAATTACTGAATCATAAAAATTCTGCAAGAAAGATTAATACTCTCTTGTTTGTGCGGAGATGGCTGAGAGGTTTAAAGCGCCTGCCTACTAAGCAGATGACCCTCACGGGTCCTAGGGTTCGAATCCCTATCTCCGCGTATTATTTAAAGAGTCTTTTTACAGCAATCTTTTATTTATTAAATTTAAATTTAAATGTAAGTAAAAGTGAGAGGGATTCATAAGAAGTTTCATCAATTTTGTACTATTCCTACTCTCTTATAAATTGAGAGACTCTTGTTTATATGCCGTGTTGGCAGAGTCGGTCAATGCAGTGGACTGAAAATCCATCTATCTCCGTTCGATTCGGAGACACGGCACCATGCGTTCTGAGTCAGGCGGTTAGACAGCAGACTGCAAATCTGTGTAGATTGGTTCAACTCCAATAGAACGCTCCAATAAATGCGGCTGTACTCAAGTCTGGCTGAAGAGATTAGTCCTGAAAACTAAGAGGTCGGGCAACCGGCGCGGGGGTTCGAATCCCTCCAGCCGCGCCATATCTAAGGATAAGAGGAGAATGTATGATAAATATTTTATCTTATCAAAGTTGTGTGCGGTCTTAATAGTTTAATTTTCTTATTATAATTTTGTAATTACAATAGGATTATAATAAGAGGAGGATGCTATTGTGATTGCAATGTTTAGACAAAATGGTAATTATGTTTATAATTATCTTGAATTAGTTTGTTCTAAGAAAACTGATGTAACAGATATTTTGACTGAATATTCTGATGCGGCGGCAGGTTCTACTTGTTACTGTATTGAATCTAAAACAAAATATATGTTAAATCCAGAAAGAACTGCATGGATGCCAATTACTAATACAGATACTGAAGATTAGGTTGCCGCTTTATCTCAGACTGTTGATGATTTGTCATCTGATTTATCTGATCTTTCTACTAAAGTTCTATATGTCCCTGAAACAAAAAATCTTAATTGATTTTCTTAAAATTTTATTGTATAATATATATACAATAAATCAAAAAGACGTTTACAGCAAATGATGATAATTCATCTGTCTTGGGTTCGACTCCCAAATCTCCCACCATTAATCGGAAGAATAGCTCAGTTGGTAGAGCAATGAAAATAAACGTCTTGATATCGAGGAGTAATTCAGTTGGCTAGAATGCTAGATTTGGGATCTAGATGCCGCGAGTTCAAGTCTCGCCTCTTCGACCATATGGGTTCGTTAGTTCAATGGTAGAACGGAGGATTGTGGTTCCTTTCATAAGAGTTCGATTCTCTTACTTACCCCCAGAAGTAAAGACCATATAACAGCAAAATATTATTTATTAAAATCATTAAATTGTGGATTTAAGAAGATGTAATAATATAATGGTCTTGTTTAAATAAGGCGAATACAGCAAATATATAAAATAATATACTGATATTTTTAATACTAATGTGAATTTTAAAAAACTAGTTGATTATTATATATTCGCCTTGAATATGTGTCCTTAGCATAATTGGTTAATGCAATTTCTTCATACGGAATAGAGTTTGAGTTCAAATCTCAAAGGACATACCAAAAGGAGAGAATACTATGAGTAGAAGCTATAAGAAACATCCTATCTGTAAGCATCCGCGGCATGGTAGTAATAAAGATGCGCGAGTCCGAGCTAATCGGCGATATAGACGTGTGCTTAATAGAAACATAGAAGCTGAGGAAACCGCTCCTCGTGCAAAAAATGATTATCAAAAGTTTAATGACTCTTGGGATATTACTGATTACATTTCTTATGAGTCTATTGATGAAGCAAAAGCTAGATATGCTAGCTATTGTGAAAAAGCAAAGACTTTAGGGTGGTCATGGTATGAAAAGATGGCGGCTCTGTCTGAAGAAGAGTTTCTTAAGAAGTATTGGTATCCTTATTTTTATAGGCGTTAAGAGAATTATCTATTGATTTTTTCTTAAAAAAATGTTATAATATATATACAATAAAGGAAAACAAATAGAAAAGTTAAAAGGAGTTTGCTTATGACTACTGCTAATTTGACTATCACTATTATTTACCTTGATGATTATAACATTAAGCATTGGTGTGTAGTTCACACTCTGATTGAGTTGAATTTCTACCAGCGCAATTATATTGTTCTTGATTTTGAGGTTGAATAAACCTCATTTTGGGCGGCTAGCACATCGGTAGTGCAATGGACTGTTAATCCAAGGAGCGGAGTTCAACTCTCCGGCCGCCCTCCAACACTGTCCAGACAGTATATTCTGGCTAATCCTAGAGCGATAATATCAGTGGAGTCTAGGTCACGAGGGATATGGATACACTGGAATCCCTCATTTATATGCTTCTGTGGCGGAATTGGCAGACGCGGTTGATTCAAACTCAACTTTTCTAAGGGTTCAAGTCCCTTCAGAAGTACCATATGGGTCGATGGTGTAATTGGTAACACGGTGGTCTCCAAAACCATTGTTCTCCGTTCAAGTCGGAGTCGGCGCCGCCAATAGGAAAATTGATTTTTCATAAAAAATAAGGTATAATAAAATTATGAAAGGTAAAAAGATTCCTCATCGTAAAGTTAAGCCTTCAGTTCCACATCATTTTTGGTTAGAAGATTATTGCATTTGGTATTGCAAAAATAAACATGGATGTTCAAATTGCAAGGCGGCTAAGCGATATAACGCAAAGCAATCTAAGAGAAATAAAGATAATGGGGATTTGCTTAATGGTTAAAGCAGTGGTCTCTAAAACCACCAGAGCCCATCCCTCTGACGGATGGTGTGAGAGTTCGAGTCTCTCATCCCCAACCATTATCTAAAAGCTAGGACTGCAATTAAAAATATTTTTACAGTTTGGGTTAAAAAAATCTAGCTTTGTTTTAAAGGGCTATCGCCAAATGGTTAAGGCACTTGTCTCTGACACAAGTATTTTTTGGTTCGAATCCAAATAGCCCTATATATTGAGTCATCGCCAAGTGGTAAGGCAGGGGACTTTGACTCCCCCACCGAAAGTTCGATTCTTTCTGGCTCAACCAGTTAAAGATGAATACAGCAATATAATATTTATAATTCTTACAAGAAAAAGATATGTATAAAATATTCATCTTGTTTTTTATATGGTAGCATAGTAGAGTGGTTAATACACTGGCCTGTCACGCCAGTAGCCGGAGTTCAATTCTCCGTGCTACCGCCATTAGAAGGAGTCTATATGATAAATATAGCTTATATGCAAGAGAGTAATTTGGTTACTAATCAGATTATTAAAGCTCTTAGAAAAAATTCAAAAGAATATGCAGAAGAGATTGTACAAGATATTCTTCGAGCATATCATTTTTCCGAGGATGATTTAACTGATGTAGATGTTAAGCGAATTAATGATTGTTTGAAGGAGATATAATGTTTTATCAGGTTTTTCTTGTTACAAAATCTAAACTGGATGATAAGTATAATACTATTTCTCATAAGGTAATTCTTTTTGCAAATTCAAAAGAAGAAGCTAAGAAGAATGCTTATAATTATTTTTCTGACTCTAATATAGTGGAAGCATTTACTTTAGTCACTCCTTTAAGTGAAAATGCAATTTATGTTTTTCATGCTTAAGGTTTGCGGTTATAGCCCAAAGGAGAAGGCAAGTGCCTTCTAAGCACTAGATCAGAGTTCGATTCTCTGTAACCGCCCCACATATAAAAGAAAGGGTTTTAATATGATTTTTGCTCTTTTTGCTGGTTCTTGCAATGAACCTTGTGTCTATGATATCGCAGAATTTGAATCTGTGGAAGATGCAACTGAAGCCGCTTATGATTGTGCTATTGAAGATTATCAGTCATATGAAGGTTATCATGGTCTTCCTGATAGAGAGATGATTATGGATAATCCTGAAGAGTATGGTCTTTCAGAAGATTATTGTGAATCTGAGCTTGAAGATGCTTATATGGATGCAGTCGAATCTTGGATTCAATATTGGGCGCAAGAAATTCATGATCTTGATGAATTGCAAGATTTTTGTGAAGAATATGGGCTTGATTATGACCTTTATTCTTATCTATTTGAAGAATAAATAAAATATAATAGGCTTTTACAGCAAAATTCAAGGTAGGCGGCTTCGCCTTCGTAGCTAAATTGGTTATAGCATTAGACTGAAAATCTAAGAATTTTGGTTCGAGTCCAAACGATATATTTAAAAGCCTAGTTAAATATTAAAAGAGACGTACAGCAATTTTAAAATTAAAGCTCCATATTTATTAATTACAAGTTTGCTTTTACTTGGATGTCTCTTGTTTATATGCTGGAGTAGCATAGCTGGCTAATGCAATGGCTTTGTTTACTAAATTTATTGTTTATTGAAGATGGTGAAATATGGAGTTATCTTCAAAGCAAAAAGGAAACTTAACTGAATTGTAGTGTATTACTGCTTTTTATGAGTTAGGTTATGCAGTTAGTATTCCTTATGGTGAAAATTCTCGATATGATTTTATTGCAGATGTAGACGGCAAATTACTAAAAATATAGGTTAAAACAAGTTCAGTAAAAGATAATGGTAGTGTAATAGAATTTTCTTGTAGAAGTACAAGAGTAAATAGTCAAGGACCTATTTCAAGAACTTATACAAAAGAAGAAATAGATTATTTTTGCACTTATTATCAAAATCAATGTTATCTAATTCCAATAGAAGAGTGTTCTAAAAGTAAAAAATTACGTTTTGAACCTCCTAAAAGTGGTTAGAAAGTAGGCATTAATTTTGCTTCAGACTATGAACTTGAAAAACAACTTGATAAAATAAAAAGGCAATAAACATATGGTAAACAAATCCATAGACCGTAGGTTCGAATCCTATCTCCAGCACCAGTAAAATATTTTATGGCGATATATAATTCGCCAGATATGCAGCAGTCGTATAACGGCTAGTACATCGTCCTTCCAAGTCGATGGCGTGGGTTCGACTCCCATCTGTTGCTCCAATAGTAAAGATAACAACAGCAATTAATCCGCTTGATTTTGGATTTATGGTTATCTTGTTCTTTTAAATAATAGAGCAAGAATTTATTTCTAATATTGATTTAAATTCTTGCTCATTTTTTTATGTTTAAAAATTACTTATTGATTATTTCTTAAAAAAATGTTATAATATATATACAATAAGGGAAAGGAAAAAGAAAAAAATGATTATTGATACACTAAATGAAATGCGGATTGCAGCTCTAAAGAGCGGTGATAAGCAGGTTGAAAATCATGCAAGCTACTTTCTATCGGTAGCTAAGAAGGTAATTAAAGATGGCGGTGATGAAGCAAAAGTAATCGCAACTTTTCAGAAAGAAGTTAAGGCATTGCGGGAGACCTTAGGTTATGCGCGCAATGAAGCTGAGAAAACCGCACTTGCATCTGAGATTACTTTTGTTTCTCAGTTCCTTCCTAAGATGATGTCTGAAGATGAGATTCAGAATTTTATTTCTGAAATGTTCACAGATATTAAGTCTATGAATAAGAAAGAGGTAATTCCGCCTGTTATGAAGGCTCTGAAAGGTAAGGCGGATGGTAAGATGATTAATGCTGTTATCGCAAAGATGATGCAGTAATTTTTAAGAAATAAAAGGAGAAATATTTAATTATGGCTATGATTTATATTGCACCTCATAATGGTTCTAAGATTGGCTATTACTATGATGCTGATCGTGTAGGTACTTTTAATGGTTATCCTTATAAGGGTATTGTTACTGCTGTTATGAAGAATACTCGTAATGATGTTTGGAAGAAGATTCAAGCAATTGGGTATAAAGTTAGTCTCTGTTTTACGAATAATGTTCCCGTAATTGAAGATTCTTATCATGGTAATGCCTATTGTTCAGCTGATGATAAGTTTGACCTGACTGAGGGTATGCGAGTTGCACGTCAGCGACTGCTTTATAGTTACCATAAGGATGTTGCTGCGGCAATGGCTAATTATTATTCTACTGTAAATGAGTTTGCTGATATGCTATTTGATGCTGAACTTGAGCATGATGTTGCCGCTGCTAAGAATGATAATCGTTCTGAAAATTATGGTAAGAATGCATAATTAAAAGGTTATGACAATAACCGCTTGTTAAGAGAAAAAGGAGATAAAGGATATATGATGAATACTTTTATGAATACTCTGTCTAACGCTTCTAACTTTACTCGCACTGAGAATGGTGCACTGGCTCATAAGACTACCAATTCCGCAGTCTATGATATGTTTGCACTGGGCGGTGCTTATCGTAAGCGCGATACCGCGGATAAGATTCTGCTGTTTAAGAATGCTTATGAAGAGGATGCTACTCTGGCAATGAAGTGTCTATTTTATCTGCGTGATTGCCGCGGTGGTCAGGGCGAGCGTGAATTTTTCCGTGTTTGTTTTAATTGGCTGTGCCAGAATGACCCTGCTCGTGCAGAAGTTAATCTGGATAATGTTTCTGAGTACGGACGTTGGGATGATCTGATTTATTCCACTATTGATACTCCTGTTTATCAGAGTGCTCTGAATCTGATTAAGAAGCAGCTGCGTCTGGATATTCAGTGTAAGACTCCTTCCCTGTTGGGTAAGTGGATGCCTTCTGAGAATGCTTCTTCTGCAAAGACTAAACGCGCTGCAGCTCGAATCCGCGAGGATCTGAATCTGTCTCATAAGGAGTATCGTAAGACTCTGTCTGAACTGCGTCGTCGTATTAACATCGTTGAGCGCCTGATGTCTGAGAACCGCTGGGATGAAATTGAATTCGATAAGATTCCTTCTCGTGCAGGCTTCATCTATAAGAATGCGTTTGCCCGCCGTGACATTATCGCAAAGAAGTATGAGAAGTTTGCTAAGGATACTACCAAGAGTGTAAATGCTTCTGTTCTGTATCCTTATGAGGTCGTAGCTAAGGCGGTTAAGGGTTGTGACTATTGGGGCGTTTGTCCTATGAGTGATGTTGACCGTGCAGTAATTAACAAGTATTGGGCTAATTTACCTGATTACCTGAATGGCAAAGATTGTTCTATGATGTGCGTTGTTGATACTTCTGGTTCTATGACTGGTAGTGAAGCTAGCGCGCCTATGAACGTGGCAATTTCTTTGGGTATGTATTGCGCAGAGCGAATCGGTGGTCCTTTCCACAATCATTATATTAGTTTCGCTAGTAAGCCTCAGCTGATTAAGATTAATGGCATTGATTTTGTTGATAAGTGCCAGCGCATTTATCGTACTAATCTGTGTGATAACACTAATCTGGAAGCTGTTTTTGACCTGCTGTTGAATACTGCTCTGACTCCCGGCGTTAAGGAATCTGATATTCCTAAGACCATCGTAGTCATTAGTGATATGCAGATTGATCAGGGTACTGGTTCTTGGCGTGATTACTCTAAGCGGTGGACTCAGGATTCTGCTTCTACTGAGATGGAGCAGATTCGTCAGAAGTGGGCTGCTTATGGTAAGAAGCTGCCTAAGCTGGTTTACTGGAATGTCAATGCCCGCGGTGATGCAAATATTCTGGATGCTGGTCCTAATGTTTCTTTCGTGAGTGGTTTTTCTCCTGTTATTTTTAAGAGTGTTTTGACTGGGAAGACTGGTTGGGATCTCTGTGTTGAAACTCTGATGGCTGACCGCTATCAGCAGGTTGTCTAATTAAATAAAAAAATCCCTTTTTAGAAAATAAAATTCTAAAAAGGGATTTTTTTTATTTGAAAATTTTATATTTAGGAATTTTTTCTTTAAAAAATAAATATCTTAAAAAGTCATCTAAAAAGACAACTAATATAGAAATAAAAATCCATAATATTGAGAATGGTAAACATACTTGTCCTAAAATATTAAAAGGTAAAGAACTATAATCCCAAATATTTAATTTTAAATAAATATTAAGAATTAGGCCAAAAACAAATTCTAAACAGGAAACTATTAAAGAACCTAATAATCCTTGTTGAAATAAAGAAAGATTTAAATATTCATTTAAAGCTCCAATTAAAAGGAAACAAAAGCCACCGAGTAAAAACATTGTCCAATGACTTCTTCCTCGAAATAAAATTTCTAAAAAGAAATAACTAAATCCCCCAATTAGCCAAAGAATAAAAATCTTTAAATATTTTTTAATACTATTCATCATTTTTCATTATTTCCTTTATATAATAATATAAAGGGCTTTCTTAAAATAAAGAAAGCCCTTTATTAAGTTAGAAAATAATAACTTGTTTATTATTATCCCAACATTTAATTAAATCATTTTGTATTTCATCCAATGTATCAAAAGTTACAGAAAAATGATTTGAAGTCACATCAGCAAATTGCAATTCAAGTTTAGTTACTCTTTGAGCAAGTTCAGTCACATTGCCTATGCCTTCAATATCCTCTTTATTAACTTTTTTCTTATCTAATTCTTGAATTGCTTCATTAGTAGTTGAAGACAAAGAAGCAAAAATAGATAAAACTTTTACTGCAAATGAACGCAAATGTATTAATGTAATAAGATTATTATTCTATTTTGCCATTTTTCTTTTCTTCTCCTGATAAATAATTGATTATCTTAATATTTAATATTAACCAAAAATTTCAGTCAACATGGCATTTACGTCTTCATCTGTTGCTAAGGTAACGATTGTGGTTTCTACGCCATTAATTTTAATATTACCTTCAGTAGCGCTAGCTTCAACTTTAGTAGCACCTTCAGCAATGCCATTAACCTTAGTAGAGGTAGCGTCCCATTTTGCCTTATCGCCAGTAGCAATTTTATCTAGCTCAGCCGCATTAGCATGAGAGTGTTTTTTGCTTACAGCATCTTTAATATCGGCATTAGTCTGGTCATAAGTATCCAACAATGCCTTATTAGCGTGCTCATGAGCCTTATCTAAGTCGGACTGCACTTCAGTTGCTAGCTTTGCTTTGGTGATTGTGCCATCAGTAATAGATGCGGTGACCTTATGAGTCTTTTCATCAATAGCAACGACAACCATATCGCCCACAGCAGAACCAGAGGTAACGTACTCAATCAGACCGCCGACATCAATGTATAGGGTATCATTAGTTGCATTAGCTAGAACCAACTTGATATAAGTGCCCTGAAGTTCATCAGTAGGATTAGTTACAACAGAACCAGATTTAACTACCATATCCTTCGGGATATTAATAGCTGCACCAGTAGCAACGCCATCCTTCATAAGCTGATAAATAGCAGCATATTCACCTGACTCTGTAGACTTCTCTACGGTATAGTTAGGAACCTTGATATCTACAGCTTTATCTTTAATTTCTTGCACAGTACCATTAACTTTGATACTATCAATCTTATTTGGCTCTCCACCTGCGGTGACCAAATTATCGACACGAGTAGATAGCTCATTAAAAGCAGAAACTTTTGTAAAATCTGTATTAATCTTTTGAGCCAATAATTTAAGTTGTTCTAAAGAAGTCAAAGTAGATTTTGCCATATTTGTAATTCTCCTTTATATTAAAAAATAATTATATTATAAAATAGGTTTTTGATTAGTCAAAAACCTAATTAAGCATATTTGAAATTTCTTCATCGGTAGCTACTTTAAAGCCACCATAATTAGAATTTAAAGAAACTAATTTTTCTCCATCCCAATAATAATTAGGTGTAGTAGGATCCTCATCATTTATAAAAAGTAAACTACCATCTGTTAAAAGATTCTTATTACTGGGTTTTTCAAGCCAGGTTGAAAGTTCCTACTCATTAGAAAAAATAAAATTATTAATAGAACCTTCGCCGCCGCCCTATATTGGAAAATATTCTATTAATCCAGTTTCTTTATTTTTAATTCCTGCTGTTGTAATTATCATAAATAATTACTCCTTCATTGAAATAGTATTAATAATATTTTGTACCTAATTTGAAGCACTATTAAGTAATTTATTCATCTTTTCCATAGAATCTTCTGGAAGTGCATCTCCATAATTAAAAGATGCAATTAAAGTTTTATTAGTTAAACTCTAAACATAAATTTTTGCATAATTACAATATGTTAAATGATATGTAACAAAACTTTTATAATTAGAATAAATTGTTATAATATCTTCTGCTGAAAATAAAGTGCATTCAGTTTTGTCTGCATGATAAGGATATTCTTTAGCTCCAAGAACGACTGCATTAAAAATAGAATCTAAATTAGTCTAATCATTTGGAGTTAAAGAAAAATGAACTTTTTTTCCATTAGCAAGAGTAACATCTATTCCCTAATAAATTTTTTGTTCACAACATGAATTAATTTCCTAAATCTTTTTTTCAGTAATTGTAGGTAAATTTGTTTTATTCCATTTTAAAGCCATATTTTTTCTCCTATCTATTACTAAAAAGCTCCATTAATGGAAGTAATATATCCGCCTTCATCAGATGCACCTCGTTTAATACTTATTTTAAAATTAAACGCTGCACCATTAATATTCTCTTTATTTGTAAAGATAATATTTTTATTATTTAATACTTGTGTAGTTGCATCTTGCCATACTGGGTTAGAATCTTTACCATTATTAGTAACTAACACAGTAATAATAGCATCTTTAGGAATAGAACCTTCAATTTTTAAAACAGCTACTGAAATATCTCCCTCTACAGCAAGCGCTCTTTTTAATGTAATATCTGCTTCAGTTACTTTTTTAGTAAAAGTAAAAGTAAAAGATGTAGAATCTTTTCCATCATTAGCAATGATTTCAATAGTATGTCTTCCATTTAAGATTGTCTAAAAAGAAGCCAAATTATTAAGATTAGAAAAAGTTAAAGAAGAACCTGAAGAAATATTTGTTCTAGTATTAACGATAATATTATCTATTTTTTCCGTAACAGTTAAAGCATCTCCATTAGAGTCAGAAACAGAATAAATGACATCAAAGACATCTTTCTTTTCTCCTAAATCAGTTCCTGATACGCCTAAAGAAGAAGAAATTACAGGAGGAGTATTGTATATAATATATCCGTTATCATCTACCTATAATGATGAATCTACGATGAATGTAGGCCGCACCCCCATGGAGCCACCCGTATAGCTGTTGCTCTAGTTACCAGCCGTATTCACATAATACACGTAGAGCGAAATGTCCTGGTAGGGAGAGCGAGTCCACCAATAGGAAACAGAATTATTATAATAAGCAATTCTACTGCTATTATCAGAAAAATAACTTAATTTTGAACCATCATTACTTACAGTTGTAGCTCCAGTTTCTGTTATAGATAGTAAAAAAACTTTACTTGTTGTAGTGGTAGCACCAATTGAAGCCCCTGCTGCGATAGGCAAAGTTGGAGTAAGAATGTATGCCTATAGTTTTGATTCAATATAATTTAAATAAATATTTTCTAACCAAGTTTTAATTGAAGAATTTGCATAAACCTAATCATTTGAAGAATTAAATAGTTGATTATTATATATATCTTTTTGAGTCAACCATGCTCCATTTGCATTTTTATATGATTTATCTGGAGCTCCTAAATTAGTAAGAATAAAATTAGTATCAATATTATTAATCTTGATTTTAATAATACTACCAATAGGCTTATCTTTTAATGCTGTTGCCATATAATTTATAATTCCTCCTTATCTATATAAGATATTATTTTAGATACATATAATGTATCTTGATTATATTTTTTATTTATTATATTCATTTGCTATTTTTTAGCTATGTTTTTTAATCTATAAATAAGTATTATATAAATAATTAAAATGCAGTTCTATTTAATTAATAAAAATACTATTTTCTTTTATATAAAAAGTATTAATCAAAACCGCATTGCCCATTGGAGTTACTAAAAATCTACTAAAATATAATTAAAATATCTAGTATCTCTTTAATTGAAATTATCCCAATCTATTTAAGTCTAATCTTCATCTTAAATAAATTTATTATTTTAAATTTCAATTTGATTAAACTCTTTCACTCAATATTAAAAATTTATCTAGAAATTTTCTTTATTCCATACTCCTGCACTTAAAATAATATCTGTTAAATTTATAAAAGTAATACTAAAACTATTTTCAGTAATAGATGTATCATATTTTAATTTTAACATTGCTATTTCATTTTTTAATTCAGCTAATACAATTCTAATATCTCTATGAGCTGAATTATTAGTATTATGCTCTAAAATTTTATTATCAATATCTTCTTCACGAAGAGAAGCAAAACCCTATTCAATTGCATAATAACCATTATTAAGAATAATATAATTAGAATTATTATTTACAGGTAGATAAGAAAGAATTAAATAAATTTTAGATAAAGAATTTGACGCAGATGATAGAATTAAAGCATAAGTATTTAAATTAATTAAAATATCTTCTTTTAAAGAAGTTTCATCTTCATAAATACTTAATTTTGTCAAATCTTCCTCTTCAAGCGTTCTTCCAGTTAAAAATTTAACATTTACTGCATCCGCTCCAATGGGTATCTTATAAAATGAACCATCTAAATCTTTATATTGCCCAGATTTAATTATAGCCATATTATATAAACCCCCTCCTTTGCTGTACTAATAATATATTATTTTTATTTAAATAATATTTATTAAGTATGTCCTTTATTTTATCCTATTTTTCCACCTTTATTTCATTATATCATAATATTTTTCTTTTAGCAAGCCCGCGCAGAATATTAGCTATTGAAATTTTAATAAAAATTTGTTATAATATATATACAAAATGAAAAAAGAAAGATGGGATAATAGAATGAGTTTATGGACTAGATTATTTTATGGTGTTCCTGATATGGAGACTTGGTATCAACAGAATCCTACTCATCAAGATACTATTCGATATTATACTGCTATTACTTATGATAACGATTTACCTGCTCGTTATGATACTTATAAAAAGTCTAAACAATATCTAAATGATTGTTTCCCTAAACAGACTCTTCCTGAAATGACCTATGAACAAATTATTGCTATTATTGAAGGCCTTAATACCGTTCGTCCTTTTTTCTCTGAAGTCTTTCTTTCTCCTAGCAATCCTACTAAAATGCCTTTAAATTTTAGACGCAATTTCTTTGATAAATATTATCAAAAGAGATATACGTTTGAAGCCTATAAAGAAGATGTTGAAATGGGTTATCATTCTAATCTTGATGATGCAATAAATCTTTTTTATTATTGGGAAGATAAAACTCGTACTATTCTTTTTTCTGAATATGCTGATTTTCATTGCTATAATTCTAGTTTTAGCTCTTTAACTTTGCCTATCTTTTTTAATCCTAAAACTTTTCGAGATTATGCTCTTCTTTGTAATTATTTTTCTAAATTCATTAAAGAAGCTCGTGAGAAAAAAGAAGAAGAAACTAGACAAGCAGTATTAAAAATCAAAAAGAAAAAAGAATGTGAACTCCGAGAGCGTCAAATTGAACTTCTTAATAGATTAAAGAATGACCTGCAATCAGTCCAAGATGAAGAAACTAAACAAATGAAACAGGTTTCTAAAGAAGATATTGAAATTGCCAATAGAATAAAAGAAGAAAATACTAATAATACTTTTTTACAGACTCTTGGACAAACTATAAAAGAAGCTGCTGAAGAGGGGTATGATATTGAAACTGCTAAATTTTATTAAAAATAAATTCTATGAATTTAAATATAGAAAATTATTATATAAACCTACATGCGCGGGATTCGAGAAGTATAGAAGCGTTATATCTCAAGATTTTATGCGCGATTATGTTATGCCGCCAGCATCATATTCTCAAATCATTTCGCTATTGTCTATTAATGAAATTCATGCTTATTGTTTAAATGTTAGATCTTGGTTATCTGATTATTTTGTTTCTTGCTATTGGTCAGATTTTAAAAGACACAGTAATTTTATTTCATGGTATAATAGTAAGTACAATAAGGCTCATGATTATATGAGTTATGAACCTGACTATAATGCAATTATTTTTAATCCTGCAACATTTTATGACTATTGTAAGGTTTGTGAATATGCTTCTCAAGTGCACATTCAAAGAGATAATGAAAAAGAAAACAAAAGAGACAGAGAAGTTAGAGATAATCAAATTACAAATCTTAAAGAATTAACTAATTATATTCAATCTCTTCAAGATAAGGATATTGATACTTTAACCTCAGTTTTAGAGAGCGATAAAGATATTGCTTCCCGCCTCACTTTAGAAACATCAACAGAAAAAATGCTTGAACCTACTCATACTTTAGCCTATTGGCGTAATCATCGCTGGAAAGAAGATTAAGAAAGGATATGTTTTAATGAGCGTTTATTGCTGTTCTGATTTACATGGATGCTATCACCTTTGGAAACAAATTCAAGCGTTTCTTAAACCTGAAGATAAGCTCTTCTTTTTAGGTGATGCTATTGACCGGCAACCGCATGGATTAACTATTTTGAAAGAAATGATGAATGATTCAAGAGTTACTTGTCTTTTGGGCAACCATGAAGATATTTTGTTTGGCGCAACTGGTGGTTATGAAGAAGATCCTAAAACCGTAGAATTATTTATTAATGACTGGCTTTTAAATGGCGGACAAGAGACAGCAGAAATTTGGACTAAGTTTAAAAAGAAAAGTCAAGATGAAATTCTTGATTATATCTTTGATATGAATACTCTTATTCCATATCGCAATGAACAAGGTCAACTTATTTATTTAAGTCATGCGGGTTTCACTCCTAATCAGAATTGGACGAGTAAGGACTGGGCTGAACTTAGTGATTCATGGAAAATTTTTTGGGACCGAGATCATATAGATGACCCGTGGCCCGCAGGCTTTGATGATGTCTATATTGTTCATGGACATACCCCTGTTCCTTATCTAACTGGTTCAGTACCTAAAACACAAAAAGAATTTCAAATTTACAATTATTGCGACAATCATAAAGTAGACATAGACTTAATGAGCTTTGAATCTGGGGTTGCCGCACTTTTAAATCTTGACACATGGATGGTGACTTATTTTTATGATTCAGCTATTGACTGCGACTGAGATAACTGATATTTTTAATGCAGCTTATCATGCTGCTATTGATTAGGAACCACGTTTGTTCCTGTTATCTATAATTGGTAATGCTAATTATGGATTTGCTCAATCTTATAAGGAAATCTTCTTTTCTGGTTATTATCTTCCTACTTTTGAAGATTTATGCAAAAGAGACAAAGACGTAAAACAAGAAAAGACTTTATATTTTACTTATAATGATTATCAATTTAATATTGTTCTTTCATCAATTAAAGAACTTCCTTATGATTTAATGAATGGATATTCATTCCAATTAGAGACTTTTTATTCTTCATATCAAAAGGTAAATGAAAGATATAAAGGTCTTTATAATAAATGTTTTAATAATCAATTCTTTCAAGATTCCATTAAAAATTCTCTTTATATTAAGAAACACTTTATTTCAGATATTTATGGACGAATGCCGCAAGGAAATCCAGAGACAACCGCAGAATATTTTGAACTAATGAAACTATTTACTATTACTAAAATGGTTTCACAAGGTTCTACTTATAAAGACGCTTTTCATCCAACAGATGATTATGTAAAGTATTTTTTAACAGATTGTCTTAGCACTGATCCTAATGTATTAGATATTCCCGTTATCGTTCAAAATACAAAAGACCAAGTTAAAAACTTTTATCGTCAAATACCTGATAGTAAACCTAATACAAATATTAGCTATTTAGCAGAGAAGGGCGTTGTAGCGTTATTGCGCGATTCTTTTCAAAGTACGGTGGAAGGAGTTGACATCTTAGAATTTTTGACTTCAACAGAGAAGATGGCATATAATGAGATCTGTGCGCGGTTGAAGGATAATGAATGCATCATATCTATATCTAAAATTATTACTGAAACTGGCATCAGCCGCACAGTTTATAAATCAGTAATGGAAAAAATGGAAAAGTATCATGTTGCTACTGTAACTAATATGGGAGTAAAAGGTACTAAAATTGTAATGAATAATAGCTAATTGAAAAAATTAGCTATTTATTTTTTATAAAAATTATGGTATAATATATACATAAGGAAAGGAGAAAAAGTAGATGAGCTATATTGATTCTTTAATGGTTGATGTTAGATTTATTGAAGACAAGTATCCTGATTATGATGTACTTGGGGCTTTTCTTTATGGTTCTCAAAATTATAATTTGGATACAGATGATAGTGATGTAGATTCTATTATTGTTCTTGTTCCAAGTATTAAGGCTCTTCTCTGTGAGAAAGAAGTTAGTACTACCTATGAAATGGAAGATCATCATATTGTAGTTAAAGATTTGAAAGCCTTTAATAAAAATCTTTTAACTCTTTCTCCTCCTGCAATTGAACCTCTATTTTCTCAATGGAAATGGATTAATGATAAATATAAGTATATTTATCAGAACTTTTATCAAGATAATGCACAAGAAATTGTAAATTCTTGTTGTACTGTTTTTTACGACAAGACTCGAGCAATGATTAAAGCTATGACTCGAAAAGAGTCTTTAACTGGAAAACAGTATATTCATTGCCGTCGGCTTATTCGACTACTCCAGCGGCTTGCTGAAGATGAAGATTATGATGAAGCCATGTGGATTCCTGATAATGAAGTTTGCGTATGGATTGATACTAAGTATAGCGATAAAACATTTTCTGGTACAGATTTGACTCTACTTGAGTGCGAAAGTACTAATCCTACATTGGTAAAATATTTTACTGAAGATAATATGGATGATCGTGAGTACTGGCGAAAATATCTAGCGCAAGCTGCAAGCCGCATGGTAAAAATTAAGGAGTTTATTTGATGAAAAAATTTAAGATTATTGGCAGTATTGTTGCTATTGTTCTAATTCTTGTTCTTGCAATTACAAATATTACTATTATTCCTACTGGTTATACTGGTGTTAAAACCAGCTTTGGTCAGGTTCAGGAGACAGAAATTAAGAGTGGACAGCTTAATTTTACTATTCCTTTTGTCCAGTCTATCGCTAAGGTAAATAATAAGCAACAGGATAAAAAGATCGAGTCTCAGATTTGGGGTGAAACCAATGATAAGACTCCTATCTATGCGGCTGACCTCACTGTTACTTATCAGATTCAGCCGGAAAAGTCGGTTTGGATCTATACTAATGTAACTGATATTAAAAATTTGGTTAGTGATGCACTTGTTGCTTCAGCGGTAAAGTCTGCTATGGGTGAGTTGTCTCCGCAGGATGTTACTAACCGCACTAAAATTGAACCTCTTGTTCAGACTAAATTGGCAGAATCTCTGAATCAAAAATATGGTGAAGATGTTGTTTTTGTCAATAAAGTTGTAATTAATAATATGGACTTTGAGGACGCATATAATACTGCTATTCAGGAGAAGTCTATTGCTCAGCAGAATGCTGCGAAGCAGAAGATTGAGAATGAAGCAGCCATCGCTAAAGCAGAAGCAGAAAAGCAGGTTGCTATTACTAATGCTGAAGCTGAAGCACAGAAAACTGCAATTGAAGCAGAAGCACAGGCCAATGCTAATAAGATGCTTGCAGAAAGCCTCTCTGATACTTTGATTCGTTATCAGGAAATGCAGAAGTGGAATGGAGCTCTGCCGCAGTATGTAGGCGGGAATCCCGCAATTCCTGTGTTAAACAATAATAAGTAATTAACTATAAGAGGTATTTTTCTCAAAAGAAAAATTACCTCTTTATTTTTTATTAAAAAAATGATATAATATATATACAGTAAAGGAAAAGTAAACAAAAGAAAGGGTTGTTGCTTGATGATGCTTTTTGGAATTATGCTTCCTAGTTTTACTTTGAATATTGAGCGGTGGCGTTGGAATGAAGAATTTCAGCTCTGGGTATCTAATCAAGGACATTTTAAAGATAAAAAAGGTAAAGTTGTTCCTATTAAGATTGACCCTAATCGAGGTTATTGCAAAGTAAATTTTCATTTTGCTCATCGAGTAGTTGCAATGACTTGGATTCCTTGCGACAATCCTAAAGATATGACTGTTGACCACCTTAATCACAATAAAAGAGATAACTCTGTAAAAAATCTTGAATGGGTTACTAAAGAAGAAAATGCTCGTAGAGCTATTGAAGATTTATGTAATGTTTCAGATGTATCAAAAGCAAAAATGGTAGCTTCTTTGCAGCATAAAAAAGAACTTCCTTATAATGTTTGTTATACTGCAAAAAGTGGTGAAGTTGAAACTTTTTCTTCCTATGAAGATGCTGCAGCTTTTGTCTTTTATAATTTTGGTCATGCAGAAAAGGCTGAAACTATTATTACTAAGATTAAAAAGAAAATGGTCAATGGCGGTAAAGTGTATGGCGGTTATTGGACTAAGGAGACTTGTGCATGAATGTAATTTTTGAAAGTATGTTTTTTATTGCAGCGTATCTTAAAATTCTAGGTTTTATCAATCCGTCTTGGAATTTAATTTTTATCCCTATCGTATGGGAAATTCTTTATGAAATTATTGGTGATATTTTTGTCGCATTGATTCAGGCTTACTATGGAGAGGATGGTACTGATGGTAACAAACAGTGAGTTTTATATCATTATTGAAAATGGTCATTATCTTCATTCTGAATGGGATGGTTATAATTTTGCTTTTATCTGGTATTTATATCCTGAATTAGCAGATACTTTTGATTCTTATGAAGATGCAAAATCTTTTATTAAAGAAAATGAAGCTGATTTAGGTTCTGAAGCTAAGATTCAGAAGTGTAAAGCAACTTATGTTTTGGAGGATTGCTAATGGCATCTGTATATTTTAGCGATAACTTAGGTACATTGCGACAGATAGGTGATGCCGCGCAATGGCAAGATTGCATGAAAATTATTATGGATTTTCTTGCAGAACATAATTATCATTCTTATTACCAACGGCTCTATTCAACAAAAAAGAATTGTATTACTATTGATGTTGGTTCTCATACTGAACATTTTGAAGTATGGGGTATGAAAATTGAGGAGGTTATTCATAATGGGTGAGTTCATTTATTCTTTTATCCAGATTATTTTTATCGCAGTAGAGCTTTCTTTGATGTATATGAGATATAAAACTAGAAATGATCCTGATATGGATGTTTCTATAAATATGTATAACGTATTGCTTGTTGACACTTGTCTAATTTATTTTATTATGCGTTCTCTGTTTGGCTAAGGAGGTTAAATGTTAAATCATATTATTTTCCTTATTGGTTGTATTTTTTATTTAATCGTGCAGAAATTAGCAACTAATTTCTGTTCAAGCTACCATCCTGATGCGCCTGTATTTTCTCTTATTATTGGCACTATTTTTGCCATTCTTTTTGACCTTCTTTATTGGGTAACTATGGCACGATTTCATCTTTACTCAATTTAAAAATTACTTCTTTATTTTTTATTAAAAAAATGATATAATATATATAAAGAAAGGGGAAATAAAATGACAAAAGAAATCTTTATTGCAATTGTTGAAAATCTTAAAAAGAGTGTAGCTCAAGATTTGCATATTGATAATGCACTTGATTCAATAGGTATCTTTATTAGTAGAGATAATTATATTGATTATTTCTGGGAAGCCGCAAATGATATTTTTTGTAATTACTTTGATGACGCTTCTGTTGAAATGATTTTTAATTATTGCGTTGGAGAAGCTATTCATATTAAGACTGCAGAGGGTAATGAAATTACTATTGAATCTGCGGATCAGCTTTATGAGTACTGCGGATCTCGTGAAGAGCAGGAACGTCACGAGTACGAAGAAGAGACTTATTACAGTTCTATGATTTAACTTATTGGAGGGATGTCTATATGTTGAATAAGAATGGTCAGCGTGAGCTTGCTTATTTGGTTACTGTTGATGAGATTAAACCTATTCCTAATTATGATCGAGTTGAATATGCTCGTACTAATGGCTGGTGGTGTGTGGTAAAGAAAGATCAGTTTAAGGTCGGTGATATTGCTATCTATTTTGAGGTGGATAGTCAGGTTCCTGCTACTGAAGAGTTTGCATTTCTTGAGTCTAAGAAGTATAAGATTAAGACTCAGAGAATGTGTAAAGTTTTGTCTCAGGGCCTGTTGATGCATCCTCTGGATTTTAATGGCTGGACTGTTGTTACTCCTATTGGTGGTGAGCCTACTATTAAGACTGATAAGGGTATTGAATTGCATTTGGGCGATGGAGTCACTGAGATTCTGGGCGTGACTTATGCGGATGCCGCAGATAATGTACGAAAGGCTAATATTACCGCAGACCCGAATCAGAAGTATAAGGCAATGGCACAGCGTCATGCTAAGCTGTTTAAGAAGCCTGTTTTCCGTAAGCTGATGAAGACTTCTTGGGGTCGAAAGATTCTGTTTGTTTTCTTTGGTAAGAAGCGTGATAAGATTCCTACTCATTTCCCGACTCATTTTGAGTATATTCATAAGACCGATGAAGAGCGTGTTGAGAATATGCCTTTTGTGCTAAAGGATAAGCGTAAACTGATCGCCAGTGAGAAGCTGGATGGCACTTCTAGTACTTATATTTTGGAGCGTAAGCCCTTCAATAAGTTTGAGTTTTATGTGCTTTCCCGCAATGTTCGTCAGCTGACTCCTGAGCAAGAGTGCTACCATGATGATAATATCTATTGGGAAATGGCATTTAAGTATGATATTGAGAATCATTTGAAGCAGTATCTAAAGGATAATCCTGAGCTGAAGTACGTTTGTGTACAGGGCGAGTCCGTTGGTAATGTGCAGGGTAATCCGCTGAAACTGAATGAGAATGATTTCTACGGTTTCAACTTTATTCGTTCTGATGTAGGTCGTATTTCTTCTCTTGAGGGTCGAGAGATTCTGAAGAATTGGGGTATGAAGTGGGTTCCTATCTTGTCTACCGAATGGGTTAATCCTGATACCATGGAAGAGATGAAAGCTCTGGCAGATGGTAAGTCTGTTGTAAATCCTGCGGTTCTGCGTGAGGGTATCGTTTATCGAGATCCAAATGATGGTAGTTTTAGTTTCAAGAACGTGTCTAACAAGTTCTTGGAGAAGAAAAAGGCATAAATAATAAATCAACGATGGATAGTTAAAAATCCATCGTTGATTTTTTTTATAAATTATGGTATAATTATAATATAAGAAATAAGAAAGGATATGTAAAATATGATGATTACAGCAGAGATTGCAAGAGCAAAAACAATGCTTGTCAATTCTATTGAAAAAGAAATTACCAATGCTGCAGAAAATGGTTATCTTGATATTACTACAAAAGATTTTTATACTGATAGTGAATATGAAACTTTATCTGCAATTCTTATTAAAGCTGGTTTTCATGTAGAAAAGGTTGCTGCTCCAAAAGGAGCAATTACTATGAAGTATGGAATGCCTGCTTATGGTATCTTTATTTCTTGGGAAAAAAAGCAGGTGAATCCTCGATGAATAATCAGTTTTATATGAGTGATTTTTATTGTACTAAATGTGGGAATCTAAGTATGTCACTCCCAAGAGCTAAGAAAAAGCAGAGAGAAGCTGGACATCTTAAGAATCTTTATTGTCCGCATTGTCGTGAAGAACATAATCATGTAGAAATTCGTCCATTTGGAGCTTATCGACTTGAAGATTTTCGTTTTGAATTTGAAAATGGAAACTTTGATACAGATGGTAATAGAAAAAATCCTTATGGACAATTTAAGATGATCGTAAGAAAGGAGAATACAAATGTCTAATATTTGGTTTTCTTCAGACCTACATTTCAATCATAATAAGGAATTTATCTATCAAGTACGCGGTTTTGAGACTCTGGAAGAAATGAACCAAACTATTATTGAGCGTTTTAACTCTTTGGTTAAGCCTGAAGATGACCTTTACCTGCTAGGTGATATTATGCTCGGCAGGTTGGAAGAGAGTAAGCCGCTGGTAGCCGCACTTAATGGTAAAAAGCATTTTATCATTGGCAACCATGATAATAGTAATAGAATTAAGTTTTATAAGACTCTTTCTGATGACGTAACTTATGCTAATATTCTTGATGCGGCGAAGCATAGATTCTACCTTTCGCATTATCCTACCGAAACTAGTAACCTAGAAGCAGATCCAAAAACCGCAGTCATTAATCTTTATGGTCATACTCATCAAACTTCTAACTTTTATAATGATAAGCCTTATATGTACCATGTGGGTGTAGATTCTCATAATTGCTATCCTGTTTCTCTTGAAGAAATTTTGATTGATTTTGATAAGAAAGTTGAGGAATGTTATTCATGTTTGTAAAACCTAAATATACTGTTATTAATTCTCGATATGATGAAAATACTCATATGGCTTTTGTCACTATTAGTACTGATTGTGGGCTGTTTGCGGGAACTGCTACCTGTCATAAGCGAGATTATGAATGGGAGTCTAAGATTTTTGGTTGTGAAATCGCTGAAATTCGAGCAGGTATTAAATATATGAAAGAAAAGCGTCGTCATGCAGTTGATAAGTACAAGATGATGAAGGAATATTATCATATTGTCTCAGGTATGACAGGCTTCGATGCTAAGGTTCCCGCAATGTCTAAAGCACGAAAAATGATTTATGCTTGTAATGATGAAATTATGGAGTATGATAAGCTGATTAAGGCGGCTTATGAAACTATCACTCTAAAATGTCAGCTTATGGAAAAGACCATGAAGAAACTTAAGCCACGGGCAAATTAAATTAAATTATTATCTTTGTTTTTTATAATATATTGTAATATAAAATATATTTATATTAAACAAAGATTATTTTATTAACAAAGGAGAGACCTAATACCAAATGTATTATTATGATACTTGTGCACTCCTGACTTTACAGCAGAAGGCTTTTGAAGATTTTTTTGTAATTAGTTCTATTACTCTTCAAGAACTTGAACATATTAAAACTTCTGCTACAAAAGATGAAGCAACTAAATATAAAGCGCGAAAGCTAATCCATCTTTTGGATGAAAATGAAGATAAATATAAAGTTGATCTGTTCCAGGCGGAGGATCTAAATACTATGCGGTATTTAGATATGCTCCCTGAAGGAACTAATGATAGTAAAATCATTGCTCAAGCGCAATCTTATGCTATGGAAAATTTTGAGCAGGGTGTAATCTTTGTAACTCAGGATTTGTGCTGTAAAGAGCTGGCAGCTGCAATCGGACTTTCTACTATTTATCTTTCTGCTTCTGACGAAGATAATTATACTGGATATAAAGAAGTAGATATGAATGATAAGGAACTTGCAGATTTTTATTCTGATTTTGATTCGATTCAAGAAGATAATATTTTTGAATTAAATCTTAATGAATATTTGCTTATCCGCCATAATGGAGAGCTTCTAAATGAAACCTATAAGTGGACTGAAAATGGACTCACTCATGTTCATTATCTAACTTTTGAAAGTCAAATGTTTGGTGATGTTAAGCCCCTTGATATCGAGCAGGTTTGTGCAATGGATTCTCTTTATCGAAATCAGATTACAATGTTACGAGGTAAAGCAGGTAGTGGTAAATCCTTCCTTGCCTTTAGTTATCTATTTTCTCAGTTGGATAAAGGTAGAATTGATAAGATTGTTGTATTCTGTAATACAGTTGCAACAGCAGGTTCAGCAAGATTAGGTTTCTATCCTGGCACTAAAGATGAAAAGCTAATCGACGCACAGATTGGTAATTTGTTTGCTAGCAAGTTAGGAGACAAAGAAGCTGTTCAAGCACTGATTGATGGACATAAGCTAATTTTCCTTCCTATGTCTGATATCCGCGGATATGATACGTCTGGTATGAAAGCTGGCGTATATATTACAGAAGCTCAAAATATGGATATTGAACTTATGAAACTTGCTCTTGAGCGAGTAGGTGATGATTGTCTTATGATTCTTGATGGCGATTCTGATGCTCAGGTTGACTTAGCTCAATATGCTGGTGTTAATAATGGTATGCGGCGAGTTAGTGAAGTTTTTCGTGGTGAAAACCTATATGGCGAAGTTACCCTTCGTAAGGTACATAGAAGTCGCATCGCTGAATTGGCACAACTTTTGTAATTGAAATGATAAAATAATCATAAAATAGTTTTTAAAGAGCTGTAAGTTAATTACAGCTCTTTTATTATATACAATTTTCAAAAGGAGAGAACTTAAAAAATGGATGAAAAACAGTTACTTGAAGAACTTTCTCATGGTAACATTCATTTAATGAAAATTGTTACTTAGGGAATGTTACTTTATTTAAAGAGCAATGCTACTGATTTGCAATATGTTTATGATTTAGTTACTAAAAATGCTAGTTGGTTACGTTTTATTTTTCCATTAAAATCATTTAAGAATATTTTAACCAATGTTCTAAATAACATTGAATCTGAATTAGAAAGAAGAGACCCTTGTGGTAAATAAATATTCTTATAAAACTTAGGGAAATTTAAAACTATCAACTAATTTTACAGTAAAAGAATTTAGATGTAAAAATGGTGCAGATGAAATTCTAATTGATAATGAGTTAATTCAAGTTCTTTAGACTATTCGCAACCATTATAAAAAACCTATTCTAATCAATAGTGCATATAGAACAGTAGCATACAATAAAAGAATCGGCGGTAGTTCATAGAGTCAACATTGTAAAGGAACTGCCGCAGATATTAGAATCGAAGGAGTAGAACCTTTATAGCTTGCTCTCTATATTAAATCTCTGCCTTTCTTTAAAAATCGTGGCGGCATTGGCTTATATGATAGAAGTGCTGGTATTTATGCAGGTTTTGTCCATGTCGATGTGCGAAATTACAAGAGCAGATGGATTAGTAAAGTAGGAACTGCATATATCTCAACACCTAATTTAATGCCAACCTTAAAGAGAGGTATGCGGGATGGAGGTACTACAAGCTATGCAGTTACTGTTTTATAGCGCCATTTAGGAATCAAAAATCCAGATGGTATATTTGGAGCTGCAACTGAAGCTGCGGTTATAACTTGGTAGAAAAATCATGGCTTAACCGCAGATGGCATTGTTGGAGAAAAAACTTGGTTAACTCTATAAGGAGGAAATGATTTATGGATATTCTTAATTTTATTGCTCATAACTTTTTGCCATTAGTAGCTATTATTGGAGCTATTGTTTTGGTAGTATTAAAAGTTATTGATTTTGTAAAAAAGCCAACAGACGAGCAAATTCAAGGTCTGCAGGAATGGCTAAAGGGTCAGGTTGCCGAAGCTGAAAAAGCACTTGGTGGCGGTACTGGTGAACTAAAACTCCGTGCAGTTTATAATGCGGCAATTACCAAATTCCCTTGGGTTGCTACTTATTTGACTTTTGATCAGTTTAATAATCTAGTAAAGATTGCACTAGACTGGATGCAAAAGCAAATGGATGAAAATATCGCAATTAAAGATTATATTAAGAATAAAGAATAATAATAAAGAGCAGGTTAATTATTTAACCTGCTCTTATTTTTTTATGTTATAATATATTATAAAGGAGGAATATAATTATGATTCATATTTATACAGATGGAAGCAGTCGCGGGAATCCAGGTCTTGGCGGATTTGGAGTTGTAGTCTATCAATGCGATGGAGCTAAAGAAACTGCAATTATTCACTGTTATCAAGAACAATTTAAGCACGCTACTAATAATCAAATGGAATTAAGAGCAATTCTTTATGCTTTTGAATATGCTACTAAATATCATCCAAATGAACCTTGTATTATTTATTCTGATTCTGCTTATTGTGTAAATATTTGTAATGATTGGATTTATACATGGGTAAGAAATAATTGGAAAAATAGCAAGAAAAAAGAAGTAGAAAATATTAATTATGTAAAAGCCTTATATAAATATCTTAGCACAGATTTTTTTATGTGTCAAGTTAATAAATGCAAAGGACATAAGGATTTAATTGGTAATGAACTTGCGGATGCTCTTGCAACACATAATTCAGCAAAATTTGAAGAGATTATTTTAGTAAACAATATAGATTTATCTTTAAAATTAAATATTGACGTACAATTAAAAATATGATATAATATATATAGTAATAAAAAGAAAGAAGGAAAATAATGAGCGATAAGTTATACACAGAAGATTCTATTGCTTCACTTAGCCCATTAGAGTTCACAAGACTTCGTCCGGGAGTTTATTGTGGTAGCACTGAATATAGTACTCAGCTTTTAATTGAGATTGTTTCTAATGCTATTGATGAATTTTCCGCAGGTCATGGCAATGTAATTAATGTTGATTATAAAGATTCTGGCGAATGTACTGTTGAAGACTTTGCACAGGGATTTCCAGTTAATGTGATGCGTGAAGATGGAGAAACCGTTCTTCAGGCATCTTTTGATGTTTTAAATACTTCTGGTAAATTTACTGACGATGGTGTTTATGAAGGTACTGCTCTTGGTCTGAATGGTATCGGTAGTAAATTAACAAACTATCTTTCTCATTGGTTGGAAGTTTCTACTTATCGAGATGGTAAGATGGAATCAGTATCTTTTAAAGAAGGCATTTTTAATTCTCGAAAGACAGGAGAACAAGGTTCTAATCATACTGGTACTATTGTTCATTGGCTTCCTAGTGAAGAGTTTTTCACTAATGCAGGAATTGAAATTAATCGAATTAAAGAATTGTTTAAAGTTCTTGTATGTTTGTGCCCAGGTCTAACAATAAATCTATCTCATAATGGAAAAGATATTATTTCTTTTGTATCAAAAGATGGTCTGAATGATTTGGTTACAGACATTGCTAAGGATAATGAAATTCTAAGTAATAGACTTAAGATTCAATATGAGCAAGGTCGTAATAAGTTAGATTTCATTCTTACTTATACTGATAAGTATGCTTTAAATATGGTTTCTTATGTCAATACTGGTGAGACTGATAGTGGTCCGCACATCACTCAGATCAAAACTCTTATTACTCGTGAGTTCAATAAATTTTTCCGAGATAAGAAGTGGCTAAAAGAAAAAGATGAGAATTTGAGTGGAGATGATATTCAGGAAGGTATGTTAATTGTATTTAATATTACTGCACCGAATATTTCTTATGATGCTCAAACCAAGAGTCGAATTGTTAAAATTGATATGGCTCCTTTCACTTCTGTTTTGACTGAGCATATTCAGTATTGGTTAAATAATAATGAAAAAGAAATCAAAGTAATCGCGGATAAGGCGATTAATGCGCGTAAAGCTAGAGATGCGGCAAAGAAAGCTAGAGAAGCAGTTCGTGAAAATCAAAAGAAAAAGAAGGAAAAGGTTCTTAAGTTTGATAGTAAATTGGCAGATTGCAATGGAAAAGATCGGTCTAGATGTGAAATTTATGTGACCGAGGGCGATTCGGCATCGGGCAACCTTAAAATGGCAAGAGATAATGCCTATCAAGCAATTATGCCAGTAAGAGGTAGACGTAAATTAGTTAAACTAATTGAATATTAAACTTGCCTCTACACTTCTAACCATTTTATTAATGGGGTTTATATTAAAATAATATAAGCTAACGGGGAAGGCTGACCATTACACTTAAAAGTCAAAATAAGTTTAGGTGAAGTTAATCCCGTGTGAATTTTTTTTTAGTTTACAAAATACTGAATGTGGTCAAAAATGCCTAAATGTGTTGAAAGTTTTTTCATATCTTTATGATATATTAAAGTAAGGAGATTTTTATTATGAAAAACTTAAAACAGTTACCACATGAATCAGGAATTTATCGAGTCTATACAACTTTTAATAATGCTTGTTATATAGGTTAGGCGAAAGATATTTATCGTAGATTTAATTCTCATCATATCTATGATTATAAGAATGAAAATAACAATTGCTATAATACAAAATTTTATTCAGCTTTAAGAAAATATGGATTAGATGCATTCGAAATAGAGATACTTGAATTATGCCCCACAGAAGAGTTGGATAAAAAAGAAATTTTTTATATTAATAAATATGATTCTTTCCATCATGGGTATAATTCAACTCTAGGCGGATAGAATTGGTCTGAAAATATTCATTCAGAAGCAATAGAACAAAAGAAAAAAGAAACAAGAGAATTAAATCAATCTTTAAAAGGTGAAAATCACCCAAGAGCAAAATTAACAAATGAAGAAGTTTTATCTATTAGATAGAGATACATTGATGGAGAACCTTCAACTTAGATTTATCAAGATTATAAAGATAGATATTCTTCTTTTAATACATTTAGACGTATTATTCTTGGATACACATATAAGAGTATTGGTAACATTCCAAATTCTGAGCAGGTTAGGCATACAAATGCAAAATTAACTGATATTCAAGTTAAAGAAATTAGGCAAAAATATCAAAAGGGAAAAATTAGTCAAGAAAAACTTGGCAAAGAATATGGGGTATCAGGAACAACTATTTCAAGAATAGTAAAAAAAGAAATTTATAAAAATGTAAACTAAAAAATCATGTATCGACTATTCCGGGTTAGACTGGAAGTACCGGTGCTATTAATACGCACTCTAGTTTTAAGAAATGAAGCTAGTTAAAAGGGGAAATGGAGTGCTCAATGAAGAATTTGACAAATTCTGAGAGTAAGAGATAGTCAGGTCTAATAGAAATATTAGATTAACCGAAAATTCTTAATGTTCGTAAAGCAAGTCTTGATAAAATTCAAAAGAATGCAGAAATTATGACAATGATTGAAGCATTTGGTCTTTCAGTAGATATGAAAACTATGAAACTTACTTACCGACCTGAAGATCTCCGTTATGGCAAGATCATTATTGAAAGCGACGCTGATGTTGATGGCGCGCATATCAAGAATTTGTTCTATACTTTTATCTGGACATTCTGTCCGCAGCTTATCAAAGATGGATATGTATATGCAGGCGTGCCACCACTGTATAAAGTAACTGAAGGTAAAGATAAATTTATTTATTTAAAAGATGATGCGGCTTTGGAAGAATATAGAGCTAAGAATGTTGGTAAGAAGTATGTTGTAAAACACCTTAAGGGACTCGGTGAGATGGATGTAGACGAGACTGATGTTCTTGTTAATCCAGAGCTTCGCAATATTCGACAGATTACTGTCGAGGATGCAATAGCTGCAGATGCTTTATTCGATGATTTAATGGGTACTGCAATCGCACCTCGTAAGGAATTTATTAAACAACATTCACAGGAGGCAACTTATGGCATTTAATGAACTAGTTCAAGAATTAAGTACCAACTTCATTGAATACGCGGCAGCCGTAAATTTGGACAGAGCTATACCTGATGCTCGAAGTGGATTAAAACCTGTCGCTCGCCGCATTCTTTGGGGCGCTTATGATGGCGGTTATGCTTCAAATAAAGAGTATGCAAAGTGTGCAAAAATCGTTGGTGATGTCATGGGTAATTGGCATCCGCACGGTGATAGTTCAATTTATGGTGCTCTTGTCCATCTTTCTCAACCTTGGGTAATGCGTTATCCATTGATTGATTTTCATGGTAATATGGGTAACATCGGTGGTGATGGACCTGCAGCTTATCGTTATACTAATGCAAGATTGGCAAAAATTTCTGAAGATGGAATGCTTAATGGTCTAAAGAAAAAGATTGTTGATTTTGTTCCTAATTATGATGAAAATGATGAAGAGCCTGTAACATTGCCATCTGTATTCCCTAATCTTTTATGCAATCCTAATACAGGCATCGGTGTTGCGATGGCTTGTAGCTGGCTTCCGCACAATTTGAACGAAGTCGGAACCGCAATTATTGAGTACATGGATGGAAAAGAACCAGTCCTTCCTGGCCCTGACTTTCCAACGGGCGGTATTATTATCAACAAAAATGATATTCCCGCAATTATGAAAACAGGTCATGGTAGTGTAAAAGTTCGTGGTAAATATAATATTGAGAAGCAGAAGATTATCTTTTATGAGATTCCTTATGGATTGACTCTTGAAGGTCTTATGACTGAAATCGGAGAAGTTTGCGATTCTAAGGAAGTAGAAGGAATTTCTGAGATTCGAGATGAAAGCAACAAGAAGGGAATCCGCATTGTTATTGAATGTCAAAAAGATGCTAACCCTGATGCAGTTGTAAAGAAACTTTTTGCAAAGACTGATTTGCAGACTTCAATTTCTTATAATCAGGTAGCTCTTGTAGATAAGGCTCCTGTCGAATTAGGTCTAGTAGATTGTATCAAGATTTATATTAAACATAATCTTGAATGTATCAAGAGAGAAGCAGAATTTGATATCAATAAAGCAAAAGCTAGACTTGAAATTGTTGATGGTCTTTTAAAGGCTCTTGAAGATATTGATAATATTATTGCTCTAATTAAAAAATCTAAGAGTTCTGCGGATGCTGTGACTAATTTAACTTCAACCTATGGCTTTACTATCAATCAAGCTAAGGCTATTGTTGATATGAAACTTGGTAAATTAGCTGGTCTGGAAAAAATTGAGCTACAAAATGAAAAAGCTGAATTAGATGAATCTGTTAAAAATTTGACTGTTTTGATCAACAGTGAGGATGAACAAAAAATCGTTCTTAAAAATAGATTAACAGCATTAATGGCTAAATACGGTGATGCTCGCCGCACAGAACTTACTCAAATTAATGTTGCTCCTGAAGAGAAAGAGATTGCGACAGTAACTCCTGAAGATGTTGTTGTTGTATTGACTCAGAATGGAGATATTAAGCGAGTTCCTACTAAGAGTTTTAAAGTTCAAAAGCGTAATGGAAAAGGTGTAAAAACTCTAGATGATGCAATTCTTGATACTATTTCTACTAATACAGTTGATACTTTAATGTTCTTTACTAATAAAGGTAAAATGTATCGACTACTTGTAGATAATGTTCCTGTTGGAACTAACACAATTAAAGGTTCAAGAATTAGTTCTCTAATCAGTATGGATGATGATGAAAAAGTCATTGCAATGACATCTCTTTATCGCCAGTCAACAGCAAAATATGTTGTATTTTTTACTAAGAAGGGCTTGTTAAAGAAAACTGAACTTTCTGAATATATGAAGGTAAAGAAGAGTACTGGTATTCAGGCAATTAAGCTGAATGATGGCGATTCCATTGCAAATGTAACCTTCCTTGAAGATGAAGAAGTTGTAGTTATTACTCGGAAGGGTATGAGTATTCATTTTGATACAGTTTCTATTAATCCTATTGGCAGAGTTACTGCAGGTGTAAAAACTATCAAACTAGATGAAGATGATGAAGTCTTAGTCGGATTGCCAATTCACAATGAGAATGATTATATTGCATTCTTTACTTCAAAAGGCTATGCAAAGAAAACTGCATTAAGTGAATTTCCATATCAGGGTCGTGCGGGAAAAGGCGTAGTTTGCTATAAAGCAGTTGCTTCTACGGGAGAATTAGTTGGAGCCGCAATGGTTTCTAAAGAAGATAATATTCTATTGATTGGTAAGCCTAATTCAATTTGTATTTCTTCTACTGATATTCCTGAATTAGTGAGAACTAGTTTAGGCAATATTATGACTAAGAGTGAAGTTAATTATATTGTAAAACTTTAATTAACAGGTCAATATAGGATAATCCTATATTGACTTTTTTTATTTATTATGATATAATTATTTATAGAAAATAAATAATAGGAGAAATAGTATGATAGAATTAAAAGCAGATGATTTTGAAAATACTATTGAACAAATTTTTAAAGTAACGAAAGAGCTTAATGATGCTACTGCTGCATATGATGCTGGTCATCCTATTATGACTGATGCAGAATGGGATGAAAAATATTTTTGGCTTAAACGAGCTGAAGATGCTTGCCATTATTGGTGTGAAGATTCTCCTACTCAAATTATTCATTTTGAAAAGGTAAGTAAGCTAGAAAAAGTTAAACATAATCATCTTATGCTATCTTTGGATAAAACTAAAGACGTTAATGCGGTTAAGTCTTTTGTTGGAGATAAGCCTTGGATTGCTATGGCAAAGATGGATGGTCTTACTTGTTCTTTAAAGTATGAGCATGGTAAACTCGTAGGAGCTGAAACCCGCGGCAATGGAGAGGTTGGAGAAAATATTCTTCATAATGCCATGGTTATTGATTCTATTCCTAAGCGTTTAGGTATGGATATTGATTTGGTCGTCGATGGAGAAATCATTTGTACTTATCAAGATTTTGAAAGTTTTAAAAAAGCTGACCCACGAGATGCAGATGGTTATATGAATCCTCGAAACTTCGCCGCAGGTAGTATTAGACTTTTGGATTCAAAAGAATGTGTAACTCGTAATTTAACTTTTGTTGCTTGGGATATTATTACATCTTCAATTAGCAATTTTAAGACTCTTTCTCAAAAGCTAAATTGGTTAGCAACGAGAGGATTTTTCCCTGTTCCTTATTATGTTAATGATGAAAATTTTTCAATAGAAGAAGCTATTAATGGATTAAAGAAAGATACTCAACTTCTTTCTTATCCTATTGATGGTATTGTTTTTAAATATAACGATTGCGAATATTATCAATCTCTTGGCGCAACTAATCATCATTTTCGTGGCGGTTTAGCTTATAAGTTTTATGATGAAACTTATGAAACAACTTTAAGAGATATTGAATGGACTATGGGAAGAACAGGTGTTCTTACTCCTGTTGCAATTTTTGATCCATTGGATATTGAAGGTTCTGAAGTATCAAGAGCCAGTCTACATAATATTAATACCATGAAGGCTTTAGGTATTAGAGAGAAAAATTGTACTATTTCTATTTTTAAAGCTAATATGATAATTCCTCAAGTCAGTGGCGTTGTAGAAGAGTTTTATGGAGAGAAAATTGAGATTCCTTCTATTTGTCCTATTTGTGGTGGAAATACTAAAGTAATCATTTCTGATACAGGTACAGAACAGCTTTATTGCGATAACCCTAATTGTCAAGGTAAATTGATTAATATTATTGACCATTATTGTAGCAAAAAAGGTCTTGATATTAAAGGCTTGTCAAAAGCTACATTAGAAAAATTAATTGATTGGGGATGGATTAATAAAACCTCAGATATCTATACTCTTAGCACCTTTTCCGCAGATTGGAAAAAGAAAGCAGGTTTTGGTGAAAAATCTGTAATTAAAATTCTTGATGCTATTGAAGCAAGTAAGAACTGTGAATTGTGGCAATTTATTTCTGCTATTGGCATTCCTGAAATTGGTCCTAATGTAGCTAAGATTTTAGCTAAAGAATTTAATGATTGGGCTTCTTTTAGAGACGCAGTAGAAGATGACACTTATCATTTCTTTACTCTTGATGGTTTTGGAGAAGAAATGCACAATTATATTAAAACTTTTGATTTTACAGAAGCAGATAAGTGTGCTCATTATCTTTCATTTAAAACAAATGAACAAGAAAACAATTTTGTAATGGAAGGTATTACTTTTGTTATTACTGGCAAATTAAAGCATTATAAAAATAGAGATGCTTTAATTAGTGAAATTGAGTCTCATGGCGGTAAGGTTGTAGGCTCTATTTCTAAGAAAGTTAATTATCTTATCAATAATGACATCAATAGCAATAGTGCTAAGAATAATGCGGCTAAGGCAGCTAATATTCCGATTATATCTGAGGAAGATTTTATGAATCAATTTGATTTATAAAAATTTTTATGGTAAAATAATAATATGAAAAAGAGATTAAAGAAAATTGCTGAATAGATTGTTCAGCTTGAAGATTTAAAAACATCTAAAGATGATAAAGAGTTTCAAATGATGGAACTTATTAAAAACCTTTCTGTGGATGAGATGTTAGAAATTGATGATTATATCATAAGAAATAAGATGTTGAATAAATAAAAATTTTATGATATAATTATAATACAATAAAGATATTAAAAAGATTTAAGGAGATTTATATATTATGAAGGAAAATTCTATTCTTGTTTATGATTTTGTGAAGCAGCATGATGGTGAGCAGTTTACTGCACAGGATATTGCTGATGGTGTTGGTTTGGGTGTTCGTTCTGTTAATGGTATTGTAACTTCTTCTTTCCAGCGTCACAAGAATACTGAGGGTCAGCCTGAGCCTCTGATGGAGCGTATCCCCGCAGAGATTGAGCTAGCTGATGGTACTCATAAGCCTGTAAAGTTTATTCGTTTGACTGATGCAGGTCGTGCTTTCGATCCTCGCGTTGCACAGTAAGTAAAAGCATTTTATAAGGGCTAATCTTAATTGATTAGCCCTTTTTTCGGAGATAGATATGGAAATATTTATTATTTGTCTTGTTGTATTTAGTTTAATTTTTCTTTCAGGAATTATTATTTATTTAGTCTATTAGCATAACTAGCAATGTGATAAAATTAATTCTTTATAGGAAGAATTAAAAAAGAAACAAGAATTAGATGCTTCAGAAAAATAGAAGTTACAAGATTCAATTCTTGATTTAGCCACAGAATTGGATGATCTTGGAAATGAATATGCGGTTTTAGCTAATTAGAAAAAAGAGGCTGAGACTGAAGCAAAAAAAGCTTTAGATTATAAGCGCACAGCAGAAGACGCCGCCCACTTTTACATGGAGACTCTTGATAATGAATATGCTAAAAAAGAATCTGACTTTGATAAATATATTTTGAATTTACAAGTTCAAAAGAAGCAAGCTGAATTAGATTTGAATAAGATTAGAGCATCTCTTGCCGCAGGAGTTGAAGCATAGTTAAGAGAAGAAGAAAAGAAAAAGAAACTTGATTTTTATAAGATTACTTTAAGCGAGAATGAATTAAATGATATTAACTTATTATTTAATTTAAGAAGTAGTTTTAGAAATGTTACTATTTTAAATAAACTTATTTGGTCTGAATATTTACAAAAGAAAGTTTCTGAAATGAGTGCCAGAATTGTAGGAAAAACAGATAAAACTGGTATCTATAAAATTACTAATTTAAAAACACAACAATGCTACATTGGTTAGAGCGTCTCTATTGGTGAACGTTTTAAACAGCATTGTAAATGTGGCTGTGGCATTGGAGCTTCAGCATCTAATAAACTTTATACTTCAATGCAACAAGATGGTATTTGGAATTTTACATTTGAGGTTCTTGAAGAATGTCCAAGAGACTAGTTAAATGAAAAAGAAAAGCTATGGATTGAATTATATTAGAGTAATATTTATGGTATGAATAGTACCAAAGGAGGAAGTTAATTTGGGCACTGTTACGATTTTGAATGAAACTACTTTAAAGCCTTATACTCTTATGGGTAAAACCGCAGGTATTTGTTATGGGACTCCTATTGATAGTGAGGAGAAAAATTATAAACGTGGTAAAACTATTGCGGCAGATGGTCATGGTCGCGTAATGGAGTATCCTCAAGTTTATATGATTCTTGATGGATATTCTGCACGAGTAATGCGTGAGTTTTATACTCATATTGGTGGAGCTCCTACTCGTCTTCAGTCTTCAACTCGTTATATTTAGTATGGCGATTTTGATTATATTACTCCACTAGGCTTAACCGCAGAACAGAAAGTAAAATATGATTATGCAATGTATCAGATTTCTGAAGCATATAAAGATATGCTAGCTATGGGTATTAAGAAAGAAGATGTTGCAAATATTCTTCCTCTTGGTATGACTACTAAAGTTGTTGTTCGCACCAATATGCGCAATTTGATTGATATGTCACATCAGCGTCTTTGCTCTCGTGCCTATTGGGAGTTTAGGCAGTTAATGAATGATATTAAAAATGCACTTGCCGCATATTCAGATGAATGGAATGAAATTACTGAAGAATATTTTGTTCCTAAATGTGAAGTTTGTGGTTTTTGTATTGAGCATCAGTCTTGTGGCAGGAAGCCTAAGAAAGAAAACTCTTAATTGACGTTTTATTAAAAATATGATATAATAAAATATCAAAAGAAAAAGAGGTTTTATTAAACGTGACAAAAAGAGAAAAATTTATTCAATGTGTTCAAAAAGAAATTTTTGATAATGATGACATTTATATGGAACAGTATGATGCAGAAGACTGGGAAGATATTGTAAGTTATTGGAATGAATTTAATAAAACCGACAAGAGTAAGAATACTGGAGAAATGACTGAACTTGGTCAGAAAATTCTTCAGTTTATGCAGACTTGTGAAAATGCAATGACTGCAAAAGAGATTGGTGAAGGACTTTTTATGAGTTCGAGGTCAGTATCTGGCGCAATGCGTAAACTTATTACTTGTGGTTATGTTGTAAGACAAAATGCAAACCCTGTAATGTATGCTCTAACTGATTTAGGTAAGAGTTATAATAGTTGATATTTTATTAAAAATAGTGTATAATAATTAAGTAACATAAATTAAAGGAGAAAAATAATATATGCGTAAATGTGTGAATGCAGAGCATCTGGAAGGTTATGTTTATTAGCATAGCCTGACAGTAAAGCAGGTTAAGAATGAGCAGTCTAAGAATTTTGGTCAGGATTTTATTTCTGGCGATTTGGAGATTGCAGTTGATGAGGAAGCTCTGAATGTTATTACAGTTCATTTTACTTATGTAACTGCAACTACTTCTCAGGGCAAAAAGAATGCAACTTATGCAGTTCTGGAAAAGCTGATCGCAGAACCTGATAAAACTTGGGTTGCAGGTGGCAAGGACGTAGCCTTTAAGGTTAAGGTTGATACTGCATTGGCTCTAAATGATTTTATCGCCAATGATGGTAGTCGAGTTTCTGCAAAGCGTAATGAAGGCGGTTTTGTTAGCTTTGTAACTGAACTGTGTCCTGAAAATGAGCGTAATACTTTCCAGATGGATATGCTGATTACTAAGGTTCGTCTTGTTGAAGCAAATCCTGAAAAGCATATTGAAGAAGATTATTGTACTGTTAGTGGTATTGTATTTAACTTCCGCAATGAAATTCTTCCTGTGGAATTTGTAATTCGTAATAAAGGCGGTATGGAGTATTTCATGGATATGGATGCTTCTGACGCTAATCCTACTTTCACTAAGCTGTGGGGTCGTATCAATTGTAAGACTATTAAGCGTGAGTATCGTGAAGATTCTGCTTGGGGCGAAGCTCAGGTACGTACCGCAGAAACCAAATCTCGTGAGTGGCTGGTAACTGGTACCGCTAAGGTTCCTTATGAGTATGGTGATGAGAAGGTTCTTACCGCAGAAGAGGTCATGAAGGGTAGTCAGGATCGTGAGATTCATTGGGCAGAAATCAAGAAGCGTAGTGATGAGTATAAGGCTTCTCAAGCACTCGCTAAGGGTGGTGCAATGAATTTTGCTGACAATAAGCCAGCAGCTGTAGCCCCGGCAAAGACCGCATCTTTTACTTTTTAATTTTGGAGGTTTATATTAATGGCTGGAATTGATTTGCTTAATTTGGCTCCACATCAGGTCAGCCGTGACCTTCGTGGATATTCGGTCTTTCTTTATGGAGACCCTAAGAGCGGTAAGACAACTACCGCAACTAAGTTCCCGCATCATCTGCTTCTTGCCTTTGAGAAAGGTTATTCAGCAATTCCGGGCGTAATGGCTCAGCCAATTAACTCATGGAGTGATTTCCGCAAGGTTCTTCGTCAATTGAAGGATCCTGCAGTTAAGGAGCGATTTGAAACTATTATTATTGATACTGCAGATATTGCATATGACTATTGTGAAAAATATGTTTGTGCAAATGCTCCTCGTACTAAGGAGCAGGGTGGCGGTTTTGGTGTTGATTCTATCGCAGATATTCCTTTTGGTAAGGGCTATGGAATGGTTGCAAAAGAGTTTGATGAATGTCTTCGTGCAATTGTTCAGCTTAATTACGGTCTGGTTTTGATTAGTCATGCTGTTGATAAGACCTTTACTGATGAGACTGGTAAAGAGTTTAATCAGATTGTTCCTACTCTTGATAAACGTGCTCGTAATATTGTATCTCGTCTGTGTGATATTATTGGTTATTCAAGAGCAATTCAGAATGATGATGGCTCTGTTTCTACTAAGCTCTTTATTCGTGGTACTCCTCGATATATGGCAGGTTCTCGTTTTAAGTATACTCCTGAAGTAATTGATTTTAATTATCCAAGTCTTGTTGCGGCTATTGGAGATGCTATTGATAAGCAAATGGCTGAAGATGGTACAGAGTATTTTACTGATGCTCGAATCAATACTTATGAAGAGCCTGATACCCCTGATTTTGATGAATTGATTGATTCTTTTAATAATATTGTTAATGATATGATTAATAATATGCCAGAAGATAAGTTTACTTCTTATTATCAGCCGCGTATCGTACAGATTACTGAAAAGTATCTTGGTAAAGGACAGAAAGTTAATCAGTGCTCTCGTGACCAGACAGAAGCACTTGATTTGATTGTTACTGAGCTAAAAGATCTTGCAAAGTCTGAATCTGAATCTTAATTTTAAAAGTCAAGAGGAGAAATACCTCTTGACTTTTTTTATATTTTATGTTATAATATATAAGAATTATAAGAAAGAGAAGTTGTTGATATGGCACATTTAGTAACTTGTCTTTATTGCGGGAAAAAAGTTGATAGAGATAAAATCCCTATGATAAAAGTTAGTGCCCGCAGATATGCTCACCCAGAATGTGTTGAGCATAAAGAAGAAGTACAAACTCAAGAGCAAAAAGACCTTGAAGCTCTTGAACGATATGTAATGAAAATATTTGATGAACCATTTGTAAATGCAAGAGTAAGAAAACAAATTAATGAATATAAGGAAAAATATAATTATACTTATAGTGGAATGCTTAAAACATTAGTTTGGTGGTATGAAGTAAAAAATAATTCAATAGAAAAAGCTAATGGCGGTGTAGGTATTATTCCTTTTGCTTATAAGCAGGCTTGTGATTATTATTATGCTTTATATCTTGCACAAATGAGCAACATTGACAAAAAGGTAACTACTTTTAAAACAAAAGAAATAGAAATTGGGTCTCCGCGGGTCTACGTAAAACCGCCACGACTCTTTGATTTAGGAGATGACGAAGATGAGTAAATATGTAGACACGCCTTCTATTATTCAGGTAATTGGTGGTATTTATACAAATCCATCATTACTTGATATGGAAGATAAATATACTTTTTATGAGGAAGATTTTCCAGAAGAATTTCATAAGATTCTTTTTGGTTCAATTTTTAATCTTCATCAATTAGGTGCAAAAGACATTACTCCCGCAGTAATTGAAGATTATTTGGAACAACGTCCAAAAAAATATGCTGTATATAAAACTAATAAAGGTTCTGAGTATCTTCAGAATCTTGTAAATAATGTTCAGATAACTGCTTTTGATTATTATTATCAAAAGATGAAGAAAATGACACTTTTAAGAATGTATCAATCCGTTGGTATGGATTTAAAGTGGCTTTATGATATTGATAATATTCTTGACTTAAAGAAAAAACAAAAGCAGGAAGAATGGTTAGATAATACTCCTATTGATGAAATTGCAGATTTAATTGATAAAAAGATTACAGATATTCGTCTTAAGTATGTAGACAATTCTGATGATGATTTTTGTCAGGCGGGCGAGGGCATTAAAGATCTTATCCAAAGATTGAAAGATACTCCAGAAATTGGTTATCCTCTTTATGGACCTCTTGTTAATACAATTCATCGAGGAGCTCGTCTTAAAAAGTTTTATTTGCGGTCTGCCGCAACTGGCGTTGGTAAAACTCGTGCAATGATTGCAGATGTTTGTAACATTGCTTGTGATGAAATTTATGATATTAATAAAAGAGATTGGATTCTTAATGGAACTAAAGAACCAGCTTTATTTATTGGAACAGAACAAGATGAAGAAGAAATTCAAACTATGATGTTGGCTTTTCTTTCTGCAGTAAATGAAGAGCATATTTTAACTGGTGAGTATGGAGAAGGCGAAGAGGAAAGAGTTCTTAAAGCCGCAGATTTAATTGAAAAAAGCCCTTTATATATTAAAAAATTACCTGACTTCTCACTTCAGGATATTGAAAATTGCATTAAGTATGCAATTCGTGAATGGGGAGTCAGATATATCTTTTTTGATTATATTCATAGTTCTTTGAAAATACTGTCTGAAATTAGTTCAAAAGCAGGTGTTAAAAATCTGCGTGAAGATAATATCCTATTTATGATTAGTGTGCGGTTAAAAGATTTATGTAATGAATATGGTGTGTTCATTATGACTGCAACTCAGTTGAATAGCGATTATCAAACTAGTTCTACTCCTGACCAGAATCTTCTGCGAGGAGCAAAATCTATTGCTGATAAGATTGACGTTGGTATGATTATGCTACAAACTACACCTGATGATGAAAAAGCATTGGAAACTGTATTAGGCTCTGATATTCCAATGCCTGAAATTAAAATTTCAGTATATAAAAATCGTCGTGGTAGATGGAAGAATGTTCTTCTTTGGTGTAGGGCGGATAGAGGTACCTGCCGCATTGAACCTATTTTTATGACTGATTTTCAGTATAAGCTAATTGAAATTGAAGATTTGAAGATTAATGTTAATCCTAAAATTCAAGCGAGTGCATTTTAATTATGATTGATAAAGATACATTAAAAAATGAATTAACAATAGATCAAGTATTTGGATTAGTTGCGGAATTAGGTGGAGATCCGCACATGGGTAATGGTTCTTTTGTTTCACGAACTATCTGTCATGGTGGAGATTCGCATAAATTATATTATTATAATAATACTCATCTTTTTAAATGTTATACTCAATGTCCAGAAGATTCATTTGATATTTATCAGCTTGTAATGAAAGTTAAATCTCGTGAATCAAATGAAGAATGGCTTTTGCCTAGAGCTATCAATTATGTAGCGAGATATTTTGGCTATGAGTTGTATAATGATGATTTTTCTGATTTACAAGAAAAACTTCCTGATTGGGAAATTTTTAATAATTACAGTCGAATCAATTCCATCAATGATAAACAAATTGTTGAATTGAAAACGTATCCAGAAAAAATTCTTCAATATTTGCCTACTCCACGAATTACTCCTTGGGAGCAGGAGCATATTGATACTGAAGTGATGAAATATCATGGTATTAAATATGATCCAGTGGCGCAAGGTATCGTGATTCCTCATTATGATATTGATGGAAATCTTATTGGAATCCGCGAGAGAACTATGGTAAAAGAAGAAGAAGCTGATGGCAAATATCGTCCTGCAATTATTAATGGGATAATGTATAATCATCCTCTTGGTTTTAATCTTTACAATTTAAATAATAGTAAAGAAGCAATTAAGATTATTCATAAAGCAATAGTATTTGAAAGTGAAAAATCTACTTTGTTATATGCTTCTTATTTTGGCAAAGATAATGATATTAGTGTAGCTTGTTGTGGAAGTAATTTTATTTCTTATCAAGCTAATTTATTGCTATCTTTAGGTGTTACTGAAATTGTTATTGCTTTTGATAGACAGTACCAAGAGATTGGAGATAAAGATTTTAAGAGATGGACTCATAAACTTGAAACTATTAATGAAAAATATAAAGGATTATGTCAAATGTCTTTTATTTTTGATACTCAGCATCGACTTGAGTACAAAGCTAGCCCAATAGATCAAGGTCCAGAACTTTTCTTAGAACTTTTTCAAGAAAGGATTTTTTTATAAATGAAATATACTTTAATTAATGAATATATGAGTCCTAATTTGAGTTCGCTTGAACAGATTCTAGTTAATAGAGGACTAAAAATAAATGATTTAGAAAATTATATCAATGCGGATGACAGTTGTATTAATCCACCAGAGAGTTTAGGTGAAGAAAATCTTAAAGCTGGGTTAGCCGCAATTCTTCAAACTGTAAATAAAAATGGAACTGTATTAGTTGTAGTTGATTGCGATTGTGATGGTTATACTTCTGGTGCTCTTATTGTAAATTATCTTTATGATATTTTTCCATTTTGGGTTTCTAATAATTTAAGTGTTTATTTACATGATGGTAAATAGCATGGCTTAAATGATTGTATTGACTATATTAAATAGAATAGATTTGATTTAGTCATTTGTCCTGATTCATCTTCTAATGATTTTAAAGAACATTAGATTATTAAAGAATATGGCGGACAAATACTTATTTTAGATCATCACCTTGTAGATAAAATTAGTACAGATGCTATTATAATTAATAATCAATTAAGCAATTATCCAAATAAAGAATTATCTGGTGTTGGTGTTACTTGGCAATTTTGTCGATATTTTGATAAAATGATTCATTAGCATTATGCAGATAATTATATTGACTTAGTAGCACTTGGAAATGATGCAGATATGATGAGCCTATTATCTATTGAAACAAAGTATCTTATTAATAAAGGTTTTAGAAAAGAAAATATTAAAAACCCTTTTATTGAATATATGCTTGATAAAAATAGTTTTCCTCTTTCTAAAACTGATTATATTCCTTATGAAAAAGAGTTAGCTTGTACTTCATATGGAGCCGCATTCTTCATTGTTCCTTTTGTTAATGCAATGACTCGAAGTGGCGCTCCTGAAGATAAACAGCTTTTGTTTAATTCAATGCTTAATTTTAAAGCATTTAATAAAGTTCCTTCAAACAAGAGAGGAGCTAAAGGGCAAGAAGATTTACTTGTACTTAATGCGATGAGAGCGGTTAATAATACTAAAAATCATCAAGATAGGGCGGTTGAAGCAGGTATGGAGCGCCTTAAGAAAAAGATTGAGGAAGAAGATATGCTTAATAAACATAATTTCTTGCTTTTCTTGCTTGAAGATGCTAATGAGCTTCCTTCTGAAATTCGTGGATTAATTGCTAATAAATTTATTAATGTTTATCAACGTCCTTGTTGTATTTTAACTAAGAATACTTATACAGCAGAAGATGGCAAAAAAATTCCTTCATATGAAGGTTCAATGCGTGGATATACTAAATTTGGCTTAATGAACTTTAAAGAAGTACTAGACCAGTGCGCAGGAACATTATATTGTCAAGGACATGAAAATGCTGCAGGTCTTGGTATTCGTGCAGATAGTGTAGATGAGTTTATGGCAACAATTGATGCTATTATTGATGAATATCCGCATGAGCCTATGTATCAAGTTGATTATCTTTTTGATGAAAAAACTGTTGAAAATAATGTAATCTTTGATATTGCTGAAATGAATAGTTATTGGGGTCAAGATGTTGAACGTCCTTATGTGGTAATGAAGTTTAAAGTAACCAATTCTAATTTTGCAGTCATGGCAAAACAAACTCTTAAAATTACTTTAAATAATGGTTTATCTCTTATTAAGTTTGCTGGTACAGAAGAAGACATTGAAACATTTACTACTACTGGATGGAAGGAAATTGAAGCTGTATGTAAATGTTGCGAAAATAATTGGAATGGTAGAAAATATCCTCAGTTGATTATTAGTGATTATCAAGTAGTTGATAGCAGTAAATATTTCTTTTAATGAGATGCTTGTAGCGCACTCTATCGTATATTAAAATCAAAAGTCAGTTTAGAGTTTTTCAATTCAAAAATTGACCTTTGATTTTTTTATTATTTTATAGTATAATAATATAGAGGTAATAAAAAATGGATAAAAATGAATATGAAATTAAAAGAAATGCTATTAAAGCGGTAATTCAAAATATTGAAAAAGAAAATGAATTTTGCATAGGTGGGAATTGTGATCATTGTCTTTATGGATATAGAGATGATAAACTTTCAAAAGAAAAATGTAATGAATTAAAAATTGAAACTTATGCAAGGAATAAAACAAAAAAGACTAGACTGCGGCGATGGCAAAAAAAGTTAGCAGATTTAGATAAAGAGTTTCGAGGTGAAGAATAATGGTACTTACAGCAAAACAAGAAGAAGGATTGCGAATTGCTCTAAATAGATATCGTGCAGGAGAGAAGTTCACTGTCATTAGTGGATATGCAGGTACAGGGAAATCAACGCTAGTCCGTTTTATTATTGAGGCCTTGAACATTGATGAAGAGGATGTAGTTTATACGGCATTTACAGGCAAAGCCGCCGAAGTTTTGCATAAAAAGGGAAATAGAAATGCAATGACTTTACATAAGCTCTTGTATGATAGTTTCCCAAAAGGTGATGGTACTTTCTTTAAAAAGCCAAAAGCACTGATTGGTTATAAATTTATTGTTGTAGATGAAGTATCTATGGCAAGTAAAGATTTAATTGATTTACTTTTTAGCTATAAGAATATTTATGTTATTTGTCTAGGAGATCCTTTTCAGCTCCCTACTATTGATCCCAATAGCGATAATCACTTGCTTGACCACCCTCATGTTTTTTTGGATGAAATTATGCGGCAAGCTGCAGAATCAGAAATTATTAGAGCTAGTATGGATATTCGTGCAATGAAACCTTTGGTGGAAATGCATGGTAATGAAGTACAAGTTTTTAATAAAGCAGATTTGAATACAGGTATGCTTATGTGGGCGGATCAGGTGCTTGTCGGAACCAACGCTACTCGCATTGCTATTAATAATCAGATGCGGTCGCTACTTGGTAGAGGAAATATGCCTGAAGATGGTGATAAAGTCATTTGTCTTAGAAATTATTGGAATAATTTTTCTAATACAGGCGGAGCATTGACTAATGGTACTATTGGTTATTTGCATGATACTGTTAATGCTCCAAAATATTTACCTTATTGGTGCGGTGGAGATGTCATTCCCGCAATTAATACTCGGTTTATTTCTGATAGCAATGAAGATTTTGGTAGGCTGTCAATGGATAAAACCATGATTCTTACTGGCGAAAAGGGGATTGATTCTAAATTAGCTTTTAGACTAAGTAAAAATGAAAAAACTAAAGGACTCGTTCCAATGGAGTTTACCTTTGGTTACGCAATGACTTATTGGAAAGCACAGGGTAGCGAATGGGATAAAGTCTTAATGCTAGAAGAAAAATTTCCTTTTGATAAAATGACACATCAAAGAGCTTTATATACCGCTTGTACTAGAGCTGCAAAAAAATTAGTAATAATTTTAAAATAATACTGGTCATAAAAAGAAAAAACACTACTCATAAATTCTATAAAATAATAGAAAAAATAAAAAGGAGATAATTTTTATGAGTAAATTAATTGATTTAACTGGCTAGGATTTTGGATATTGGCATGTAATAGAACGAGCAGAAAATCGAGCAGGTGGAAGAGCTTATTGGAAGTGCAAATGTACAGCTTGTGGAGCCTTAAAAGAAGTATCTGGAGCCCATTTAAGAGGTGGACGTTCAACTAATTGTGGTTGCATGCGAATGGAAAAAATGAGATAGACAAACATAAAACATGAAGAAGGTAAAACTTATGGCTATTTATATGTAAATCGTATGGCAACAAAAGAAGAAATCCCTCGAAATGATAGAGAAGGTATTTATTGGAATTGTACATGTACTAAATGTGGTAGAAAGAATGTAATTGTTTTTGGTGATTATCTGAGGAATGGTGATACTAAAAGTTGTGGTTGCTTAAATAGTTTTAATGAAAGCAAAATTTGTCAAATGTTAGAAAATGCTAATATTCAATATAAATAGCAAGTTTCTTTTTCTGACTTAACTTCTACAAATAGAGAGTGTGATAAATTATTATTTGATATTGCTATTTATAATAATAATACATTGCTTTATTTAATTGAATATGATGGAGTTCAACATTTTGAAATAGGACATTTTAAAGATACTTATTATAAAACTCATCAAAATGATTTATTAAAAAATTAGTATTGTTTTAACCATAATATTCCTCTTATTCGTATTCCTTATAATAAAGAATATACTCTTGAGGATTTAAAACTAGAAACTACTAAATTTTTACTTACGCCAGAGAATGAAAAACAATATTATGATTAAGGTTTTAGTTATTGAAGAGAAGTTTCCTTTTAATATTGTAGAACATGCTCGATGGCTCTATACAGCTGTAACCCGTGCAAGTGAAAGGTGGTTATTATTAAAAAATGAAAGAGATAAATGTTATGCACGTACCAAATGAACATTGTATTATAATATCAAAAAGAAATTATAATTTTTTAGACCTTTCACCTTTAATAGAACAATCTTTTTTGAAATTAACCATTCCAACAAGTAAACTTTTATTTTGTTACTTAATTACTTATCCTACTGATAATTGCCGTTTAGGTTTTAATAATACTTTTGAAGACGCTTTACAAGTTAGTAGAAGTTCAAGACAAAGAGCCTTTCAAGAACTGCAAAATGTAGGTTATTTGCAGCAAATAAATGATATAGATTTTTTATTTACTCCAAATCCAGAATTTTTAAAAATTAAATCTAATATTATATTAGCAGAGCCTAATCAATCAAAAGGTATTTTAAAAATTAAACGTCTTTTACAAGAAAATAATATTTCTTTTGAAGAAGAAATTATATTTCAAGATGCCCGTTTTAAAGATACAGGATTTTTTGCTCGATTTGATTTAGAAGTATCTTTAAATGATAAGCAATATCTAATAGAATACGATGGAGAACAACATTTTAAAAAGTGCCCAGTATGGGATAAAGATAGTGAATCTTTAGATAAAAGACATAGCCATGATTTATTTAAAAATTCATTCTGTTTTAATCATAATATTCCTTTAATTAGAATTCCTTTTGATAAAAAAGATATTTCTATTAAAGATTTAAAATTAGATACTTCTTCATATGTACTTACAACAGATAACGAAAAAGAATATTATCAAAAGAGAATGGAAAGATATTAATGACATCAGAATACATTAAAGGAATGGTAAAAGGCATTGAACTTTATCATTCTATTCTTGAAAAAAATTTTCCTAAGTTTTTAGAGATGGCAGAAAAAGGAGCTATAACAAAATTAGAGCAAAGTCCTATTGATATTATACCAATTACAAAAACACAATATAAATCTTAAAAAATATGTTATAATATATTATATAAAGTAAGGGGGCATAAGATTGCTGAAAGTTTTAAACCAAAGGTTTGAAATTCATTCGCACACAGAATATTCGAATATACGACTCTTGGATTGCATTAATCGAGCAGAGTATCTTATTAATAGAGCGATTGAATTAGGTTTAGCAGGTATTGCTATTACTGACCATGATGCACTTTGTGCTCATATGGAAGTTAATATTTATGCTCAGAAAATTGCTGAGAAATACCCTAATTTTAAGGTAGCTCTTGGTAATGAAATTTATCTTTGTCCTTCTCGTGAAATGGGACAAAAGTATTATCATTTTATTTTAATTGCAAAAAATAAGACTGGTCATAGAGCTTTGCGGGAACTGTCCAGTCGCGCATGGATGAATAGCTATTATGACCGTGGTATGGAACGTGTTGTAACTCTTTATGATGATTTAAAAGAAATCGTTCATAAATATCCTAATAGTTTGATTGCTACTACTGCTTGTTTGGGCGGTGAAGTATCTAGTCAGACTATGAATTTGATTAAAGCAGAAGAGCATAATGATGAAAGCTCAAAAGCTGAAGCACATAATGACATTGTAAATTTCATTCTTATGTGTAAAGAGCTTTTTGGTGAAGATTTTTATATTGAGTGTGCTCCTGGTTGTTCCACAGACCAAATTAAAGTCAATCAGAGACTTGTTTCTATTGCTCATTGTTTTGGTCTTAAGATGGTTATTGGTACTGATGCTCATTATTTGAAGAAAGAAGATAGATATGTTCATAAAGCATATCTTAATTCTAAAGGCGGCGAGCGTGAAGTCGATGATTTCTATGAATATGCTTATCTTCAAAGTAATGAAGAAATCTTTCAGAATTTAAGCCAATCTAATTTTGATTCTTTATTTATTAGTCAAATGTTCCAAAATTCTATGGAGATTTGGAGTAAAATTGAAAATTATAGTTTACTTCATAAACAGACTATTCCTAAAGTTGAGGTTTGTGATTATCCTAAACGTTCTTTTGGTGTGAATAATCCTGATAGAGATGAAATTGAGAATTATCCAATTCTTAAATCTATGTTTATGTCTGATGATAAAATTGAGCGTTACTGGGTAAATGAATGTTGGAACTCGTTAACCAAGAATATTGGCGCACCTTTTGACCATCTTGATTATGTTGCAAGATTGGAAGAAGAAGCTGATATTAAAAGAACTATTGGACAAAAGCTCGAAACTAATATGTTTGCTTATCCTGTGACTCTTCAGCACTATGTTGATTTGTTTTGGAATTGTGGTAGTATTGTTGGTGCGGGTCGTGGTTCAAGTTGTTCTGGTCTAAATCATTATCTTCTTGGTATCACTCAGTTGGATCCGATTAAGTATGAGCTTCCTTTCTGGCGTTATCTGAATAAAGAGCGCACAGAACTGGGAGATATTGACTTGGATCTCTGTCCTAGTAAGCGTCCTCTAATTCTTAAGAAGATTAAGGAAGAGCGCGGTCAAAAATTCAATGCAAATATTGATGAGTTGTCTCGTAAGAATTTAGGCTGTACTCTGATTGCAACTTTCGGTACTGAAGGTACTCGAAGCACAATTCTTACTGCTTGCCGCGGTTATCGTAGTGAAGAGTTTCCTGAAGGCATTGATAGTGATACCGCTCAGTATATTTCTTCTTTGATTCCTAGTGAGCGTGGCTTCCTGTGGCCTCTGAAGGATGTTATTAATGGTAATCCTGATAAAGATAGAAAGCCAAATCAGCTTTTCTTAAAAGAAGTTAATCAGTATCCAGGTCTAATGGATATTATGATTGCTATTGAAGGTCTGGTTAATAAACGTAGTTCTCATGCATCTGGTGTTATTCTTTTTGATGAAGACCCATATGAATTTGGATGTTTTATGAAAACTCCGAAGGGTGAAGTTATCACTCAATATGACCTTCATATGTGTGAAGCAGCGGGTTAACGTAAGTCTAGCCCTATAATATCTAATCGTTTACCAGCGAGGTTATATAGGCAGAGAAATCGTAAGTAAAAAATACCTATATAGCTGCCGGGGAAGTCTTAACAAGTTAGGTTGAAGATGATCCCGGGCAAAGTCGTTAAATTTGTCTAAAATAAATCTTATTTTATTAAGAGGGTGATAAAATAAGATTTACAAAATCTTAAAAGAAAGGAGAAAAAGGAATGTTTTTATATAGAATAACAAATAAAATAAATAATAAAAAATACATTGGTATTACAAATGATTATAAAAAAAGATGGAGTAATCATAAATGTAATAAAAAAATGGTAATTGGTAAAGCTATTCAAAAATATGGTGCAGAGAATTTTATTTTTGAAGTTTTATTTTCTAACCTATCCCTTGAAAAAGCATCTGAATTAGAACAAAAATATATAGAAAAAGAAAATACTTTAGTTCCAAATGGATATAATATTGCTAAAGGCGGTATGAATTTTATTTAGCCTGAATTAAAAAAACAATATGGTGGAAATAATGGAAAAGCAGTTTTAACCAATGAAGAAGCACAATATATAAAAGATAATAGAAATATTCCAGAATATGTATTATATGAAGAGTTTTCAGACAGAATTTCTTATAGTGCTTTCAAAGATGTATATTTAGATAAAACATACAAAAATATAAAAACTTCAACGCCAATTTATCCATTTAATTCAGAATTTTCTAATCAATTTACTTCTCAAAATAGATTAACTTATAATGAAGTTGTACAATTAAGAGAAATGTATGCAGAAGGAATTGATTGGGAGCAAGCATTTAAACTCTATGAAGATAGGTTTAAAGACAAATGGAGTTTTTGGAATATTTATTATGGTAATAAATATAAATTGGTTATGCCAGAAGTTTTTTCAGAAGAAAATAGAAAAAAGCATAGCCAAATAAAAAATAATAAAAAAGCAGGCTCTAATAATGGAAGAGCTAAACTAACAGAAAAAGATGTTCTGAATATAAGAAAACTTCATAGTGAAGGAGTTAATAATTCAGAAATTTATCAGTTGTACCCTCAAATATCAACAACATCTGTTAGAAATATTATCAATAGAAAAACATGGACAAATATTTAACGATGAGCCTATCGACTATCTACGTTAAGTAGAGTAGGGCTGCTATTGGTACGCAGTTCGAAATGGTATTCTTACTATTTTTATAGTGAGTAAGATATAGTCAGTGCTATTAGAAATAATAGGTATTCACGATGACTAAGTACGATTTTCTTGTTACTGAAGTTCAAGATAAATTGGTCGAGGCTATCCATCTTTTACAAGAGCATGGAGAAATTGAACCTGAACTTTCTTTGAAAGAAGTTTATAATAAGTATTTTCATCCTGCGGTTTTGCCTATTAATGACCAGAAATATTGGAATGTTCTGCATGATAACTCTGTTTTAAATATCTTCCAGTTTGATTCTGATGTCGGAAGTCAGGCGGCGAAAAAAATTAAGCCGAACAGCATCTTTGAGATGGCAGATGCCAATGGATTGATGAGACTAATGACTTCAGAAAAAAGCGAAGAGACGCCTATGGAAAAATATATTCGTTTTAAGAATAATATCAACCTGTGGTATCGAGAAATGAATGAGTATGGTCTGACAAAAGAAGAGCAAAAGACAGTTGAACCTTATTTCAAACAATCCTATGGTGTTCCGCCAAGCCAAGAGCAATTAATGAAGATGTTGATGGATGAGAAAATTTGCGGTTTCACGCTTGCTGAAGCTAATGCCGCACGTAAGATTGTTGGTAAAAAGCAAATGTCTAAAATTCCTGAGCTTCGAGATAAAGTTCTTAAGCAAGCAAAAAGTCCTTGTTTGGGCAACTATATTTGGAAGTGCGGCGTTGCACCGCAGTTAGGATATTCTTTCTCCGTGATTCATGCATTGGCTTATAGTTTCATTGGTTTTCAGACTATTTATATTGCAACTCGTTGGAATCCAATTTATTGGAATACCGCTTGTTTGATTATTAATAGTGCATCTCTTGAGTCTGAAGAGGATGATGAAGATGCAACTGATAAGAAAGATAAGACTACTGATTATGGTAAATTAGCTAAAGCTATTGGAGATATCCGTTCTCGTGGTATTAAAATTTCTTTGGTTGATATCAATAAATCTAGTTATAGTTTTGAGCCTGACCCTGAAAATAATGAGATTTTGTTTGGCATGAAGGGTGTTAATAAGGTTGGTGGACCGATTATTGATGCTATTATTGCTGGACGTCCTTATTCTGGAATTGTAGATTTTATGAGACGTTGCCCGCTTAATAAAACTGTTATGGTTTCTTTGATTAAAGCAGGAGCTTTTGACAAGGTAGATGAGCATTGGGCAAAAGAAGTCTGTGCAGAACCACGTTTTGCAATTATGGCTTTTTATATCTTGTCTGTATATGAAGGTAAAACTAAATTAAATCTACAAAACTTTAGTACTCTAATGCAAAAGGGATTGGTCCCTGATGAATTAGATTTACAGAAAAAAGTCTTTGCTTTTAATAAGTATTTGAAAGAAAAGAAAGTAGATAAATATTATCTCTTTGATGATAATTGTATAGCTTTTTATAATAATTATTTTAGTGAAGAAAATCTATCTGTAATCAATGGTTGTACTTGTATTCTTCAATCTACATGGGATAAGATTTATAAAAAGGTTATGGATGATGCTAGAAATTGGCTGAAAGATAACCAAAATGAAGTTCTTAATCAATTAAATACTATGCTTTTCATGGAAAATTGGAATAAGTATGCTTCAGGTAATATTTCTGATTGGGAAATGGAAAGTTTGTGTTTCTATTATCATAAGCATGTATTGGCTTCTGTTGATACTGTAAAATATGGTTTAAGCAATTTCTTTGAACTTCCTACAAATCCTGTTATTGAAACAACCTTCAAAAGAAATGGTAAAGATATTCCTATTTATAAGACTTATAAAATTGTAGGTACTGTAATTGGAAAAAATGATACTCGGTCTTCTATTTCTTTGCTGACTCTTGATGGTGTTGTAAATGTTAAATTTACAAAAGAATATTTTGCAATGTACAATAGACAACTATCTGAAGTTCAGCCTGATGGCAGTAAAAAAGTTGTTGAAAAGAGTTGGTTTACACGAGGCACTAAAATTATGGTAACAGGATTCCGTCGTGATGATATGTTCCAAACTAAGACTTATAAACACACTAAAACTCATCAGTTATATCAAATTATGGCTATCCATGATGGAGATATTGAACTTGAGCATGAACGTTATTCAGTAAATTAATTTAAACAAAACGTCATTTTATTGATAAATGACGTTTTTTATGTTATAATATAATAGTAAAAATATAAAGGAGCTTAATATATGGCAATTAAAATTCTTGCACTTATTGGCAAGAGCGGTGCGGGTAAAGATACTATCGTCAACTGGATGGCATCTAATCTTCCTGAATATCATTTTAATAAGATTATTCTAACTACTACTCGTCCTATGCGTAGTTATGAAAAGAATCATATTAATTATCATTTTATTTCTGACCAAGTTTTCTTTTCTAAAATGGGTAATGATCAGATTGTAGGAGCATCTCAATTCAATAGCTGGAATTATGGTATTGATGTCGCAACCTTGAAAAAGAATCAAATTAATATCGGTGCTTTTAATTTGACTATGCTGGAAATTATGAAGCGGGATCCTCGTTTTGAGATTCTACCTGTCTATATCTATGCTTCTCCTAAGACTCGGCTAATTCGTAGTGTTATGAGGGAGCAGAATCCTAGTTATGCAGAGATTTGCCGCAGGTTCCTTGCTGATGAGCATGATTTCTTTGAATATGAAGATCCAAAAGATAATATGAAAAATGATTTCAACATTCCTTATTATATTAATGATGGGGATGGAGACTTTTTTAATGTTCATAATATTCCAGCTGTAAAGAATTTTATTGCTGGTCTAAATTAATTAACTTTATAAAGTAAATAATCATATAAATTAAGAATCCTTAAAAATATTTAACTACTTAGGAGGTTTTATATGAAAATTATTAAGCGTGATGGTCGAATTGTACCATTTGAGAAAGGTAAAATTATTGATGCTGTTTGTGCTGCTTTTTAGGAAGTAGATGGAAGTATCTCTGATTATGCTATTCTAAAAGCTAATAATATTGCAGATTATGTTCTTGAAAAAGCTAAAGAACATAAACGTCAGGTTTATTCTCATTGGGAAGAAATTCCTGAAGGAGATAGATTTCCTCTCAACCGCGATGATATGTATTTCACTGTTGAGGATGTACAGGATTTAGTTGAAAAAGGCTTAATGGCAACTAAGCGGAAAGATGTTGCAAAAGCCTATATTCTGTATCGAAATGAGCGTAATCAAAAGCGTGGTAATTTAACCGATAAAACTGTTCTTGAATTACTTGCGGGAACCAATGAGTACTGGAAGCGAGAGAATTCAAATAAAGATGCTGATACTGTAACCGTCCAGCGTGACTATATGGCAGGTATTGTCAGTACAGATATTAGCCGCAGATTTTTGCTTGATGAAGATGTTCGAGAAGCACATGATGAAGGTATTATTCATATGCATGATCTTGATTATCTTGCTCAGAATGCACTAACTAACTGTTGCCTTATTAACTTGGAAGATATGCTAATGAATGGCACTGTTATTAATGGCATTCGTATTGATCCTCAACATCGGCTTTTAACTGCTACTACTGTTTCTACTCAAATTATTACTGCCGTAGCAAGTTCTCAATATGGTGGTTGTACTATTTCTTTAACTCATCTTGCACCTTTTGTTCGTATGAGTTACGATTTCTATGTAAATGATGTCACCAATGAATTAAAAGAACTTGGTATTGAAGACAAAGAAATGGTAGAGAAATTTGCTATGAAGCGTCTAAAGAAAGAAGTCCGTGATGCTGTTCAGACATTTAATTATCAAATCAATTCTATGTCTACAACTAATGGTCAAGCGCCTTTTGTTTCTGTTTGTATGTATTTAAACGAAACAGATGAATATAAAAAAGAACTTGCTATGTTAATTGAAGAATTTCTTGAACAACGTAAGCAAGGCATGAAGAATGAAGTTGGAGTATATATTACTCAAGCCTTCCCTAAACTTCTTTATGTGCTTGAAGAAGATAATATTTATCCTCAATCTAAATATTATTATTTAACATGGAAAGCTGCAGAATGTACTGCCAAAAGAATGGTTCCTGATTATATTTCTGAAAAGAAAATGAAGGAACTTAAGATTAATCCTTCTACCAATAAAGGTGAGGCTTATCCTTGTATGGGATGTAGATCTTTCCTAACTCCAGACCGCACTACAAAGAACTGGGCAAGAGCACTCAACTATGATGGGACAAAAGGCAAATACTATGGTAGATTTAATGCGGGTGTTACTACTATTAATCTTCCTGATATTGCTTTTTCTTCTGAAGGTAATTTTGATACTTTCTGGAAACTTTTTGAAGAAAGAACTGAATTGTGCCATAAGGGACTAAAAACCCGCATTAAACGACTTGAAGGTATTACTTCAGATGTAGCTCCTATTCTGTGGCAAAATGGCGCATTTGCACGTCTTGACCGCCATGAATCTATTACTGAATTACTTCATCATGGTTATGCCACAATTAGCCTTGGATATGCAGGCTTGTATGAATGTGTAAAGTATATGACTGGACATTCTCATACTGATGGCGGTGAAGGTGAAAAGTTCGGGTTACAAGTTATGCAGGCTCTTAATGATAAATGCGCACAATGGAAAGCCGCAGAAGATATTGATTATAGTTTATATGGTTCTCCTATTGAATCTACTACCTATAAATTTGCTAAATGTCTAAAAAAGCGCTTTGGTGATGATATCTTTGTAAAACTAGATGGTAAAGATAGGAATTATATTACTAATAGTTATCATGTGCCTGTATTTGAAAAAATTGATGCTTTTTCTAAATTGGCTATTGAATCTAAATTCCAGAAATTAAGTCCTGGCGGAGCTATTAGTTATATTGAAACTCCTAATCTTCAAAATAATATTGAAGCTGTATATGAAGTTATTAAATTTATTTATAACAATATTATGTATGCAGAATTAAATACTAAATCTGATTATTGCCAAAATTGTGGTTATGATGGAGAAATGCAATTAACTTCAAATATGGAATGGTATTGTCCTCAGTGCGGATGTAAAGACCATACTAAGCTAAATATTGCAAGACGCACATGCGGATACATTGGAACGAATCAATGGAACTTTGGTCGCACTCAAGAAATTGCAGACCGCACTATCCATCTCGATGAATGAGGTAATATAGAAATGAATGAGCTATGTCATTATGCCGCTATCAAGAAAAATGATATTGTAGATGGTGAAGGAGTTTGTGTAAGTTTTTGGACGCAAGGATGCCCTCATCATTGTCCGGGATGTCATAATCCTGAAACTTGGGATTTCACTAAAGGTAAAACTGCAACAATAGATGAAATAGTTAATGAAATAATTGCGGCTATTGGAGCTAATGGGGTTCATAGAAATTTTTCTATTTTAGGCGGAGAACCTATGGCTCCTCAAAATAGTGCTCTAACTATGGAAATTATTCGTAAGGTTCGTTTAAAATATCCTCATATTAAAATCTTTCTTTGGTCTGGATATACAATAGAAGAACTTAAATCTATTAAAAGTATTTCTATAGGTTCTATTCTTCGTGATATAGATGTTCTTATTGATGGGCGGTTTGAACAAGATAAACGAGATTTAACTCTTCATCTTCGTGGTTCATCAAATCAAAGAATTCTTTATAAAGGGATAGATTTTTAAAATAAAATATGTTATACTTTTATACAAGGAGAGTGAAAAAATGGATGCAAAATTAACTATGTATGAAGCTAATAAGAACCTATATGCTCAACTCCCACCTTTAACTAAAGAGCAAATTCAGAGAGGAATTAATGAGGTTTTAGCTCCTTATATTAATGCAGGCGGAGATTACTTTATGTTACTTTGTCGCGAATATAATTACTATACTTTATATCATCTTTCCCATAGATTGCTTCACGTTAATATTGGTCTAAAAACTGCAGAAGACATTGTGGATTTGATTAAGACTGATTTGGGCTGTATTTATGATATTACTAAAAATGAAGATGATGTAGTTGAAATTTGGGTTAAGAATTATGATGACCATGAAATGCACGCATACTTCTTCTTCCCTTATGATAGAGGAGTGATTGAGATTTAATGCGTAAGATTGTATGTATTATGGCTCCTTTTGATGCTAAACAAAAGCTAGATGTTGTTGAAGATCATGAAGTTGTAGATACTTTTACTTTAGATACTTTTACTTTTATTTCTACCTTACCAGAAAAAGCAAAAGAATATTCAATTAATGAAGTAGCTTTTGCTGGACCTCAAGTTTATCTTCAGGGTTTAATCAAACGATTACAAGAGCATGAATTAAAAACTTATTCAACTAATACTATTAATTATACTATTTTGTGAGGATTATATGAAATTTCTTATTAGTACAACTGAAGTGCATCGTGTAGATACTGAAAATGAAGCAGTAATGCTAATTGAAGATGCCAAGAAAGATGGCAATTTTATTCTGACTAAGTATTCTACTGAGCATAAAGAAAAAAAGGCAAAAGGTGAAATTGTTGAAGAGTACTACAAGGTTACTTTAACTAAAAGTTTTACCGATATTAAAGAACCTTCTGTTCAGACTACTATTACTTATGATGCGGAGGATATTTAATGGAACTTGGAATTAAAGCATTGAGTGGTTATGCGGTTTTGCCTACTAGAGGAACCGCGGATTCTGCTGGTATGGATTTATATGCTGCTATTCAGGATACTCTTACTATTGCTCCACATGAAACAAAAATGATTCCTACTGGATTGGCAATGGAAATTCCTGATGGATATTTTGGAGCAATTTATCCACGGTCTGGGCTTTCTACTAAACGTGGTTTACGTCTTGCTAATTGTGTTGCAGTAATTGATTCTGATTATCGTGGTGAAGTTGGAGTTCCACTTCATAATGATTCTAATGAATATCAAGATATCTATCCTAGAGACCGTATTGCTCAGCTAGTAATTCAGCCTTATTTGAATGTAATTCCTACTTATGTAACTTCTTTTGATAAAGAAAATACTGAACGCGGAACTGGCGGTTTTGGTCATACTGGAACTTAATAAATAATATATAAGAGAGTGATTTTATAATCACTCTCTTATTTTTTTTGACAAAATACTTTTTTTATGATATACTAGAATAAGAGGTGAAATAATGAGAACTTTAGCATTGGATTTATCTACTAAGAGCAGTGGTTGGAGTATCTTTAATGATAAGGGATTAGAAGCACATGGCTGTATCACTGCTTCTTCCACGGATGTCATTTCCCGCATTTATAAGATTACTGAAGAAGTTAAAAATATCTTTTTAAAATATACAGATATTTCTGCTGTTGTCTTAGAAGAAGTTAGAACTGAAAATGGTTAGACTGGACCTGGTAACATTCATACACATAAAGTATTAATGTGGCTTCAAGCAAGTATTATATTTATGTTACATGACAATAGTAAAAATACTAAAATTGAATATTTATATCCCAGCTCTTGGCGATAGACTTGCGGTATTAAGACTGGTAGAGGAACTTATCGTGAATCTCTCAAACAAGCAGATATTGATTTTGTAAAAGATACTTATGGTATTACTGTTAATGATGATGAAGCAGATGCCATAGGTATTGGATATGCCTATTGGTCTAAACAAAATAATGAAATTAATTGGGAATAACAAAAAAAATGGGATTCTTATAATTAAATAAGAATCCCATTATTATTAAGATTTAGTTGACTGAGTATGTGAATCAGTTCCAGTCTCTTTTGTCATAGAACAATAATAAATAGCTTCAGATAAATCCTTAATCATATCAATAACTTCCCCAAGTTCATGAGTATTAAGGCGCTTCAAATTAGTTGCTTCATTTGCTTCTATTTCTTTATAAACTAAATCCTCTAAATCACATTTAATATGTTTTAATCTTTCCATGATTTATTTCTCCTTATGCTACTCGTTCAATTATTAAGTTTGCATTTTGAACTTGAATTGCGGTTGTGCCTATATTTTTAACAGCGATCTAAGAGCAACAGCCTCTAGGAACATCAATGTAAATCATATCAGAAACATTATTAAATGCAGATACTGCGGTTGGTGTAGCGGTCATTGTTGTACTAGCGATTGGCTCACCATTCAAGGAAAAAGCCAATGATACTGGGCCTGCTGTTCCATCTGCTGGAACCGCGACATTACCAGAAAAATATGCTTTAAAACGAGCTCGACATTGAGAAGTTAGTCCTCTCAATGTTACTAACCCGCTACCTTGTCTGTGTAAAATGGAACAGTTATTTCCAGTTACAGCAGTTTCAGTATAAAGAACATCCTAATTAGATAAAACCGTTTGAACGGCATTTGCTGTAATTTCCATTATTTTACTCCTTTATTAATAATTTGCTCCGCAGCAAGGAGATGGATTACCAATAAAAGGTGCATATCCTGCTGTATAAGTTGTTGCCTGCGGATATCTTACAACACCGCACAAAGCAGCTTGTAGCTGTAAGGTATTAATCTGGTTCTGCATATCAGCAATTCTATTACCAGCAATAGCATCAAGAATTTTCTGAGTATTCTGGCAATCATTATGCATAATATTCTGAGTATTTAACAAGCTATCATACTTCACTCCGTCAATAGCCTGTGCCATATTGCAGAATCCTTTTCCTAGTTCATAGCCATTTGCCTGAACCATAGATTCTACATCACGGATACTATTATTATTTGCATAACCCATGTCTTTTACAGCACCAGTGGTATCATAAACACCCTGACGGATTGCTCCAATAATTTCATTATTCTGGCGCTCTAATGCGGCAAAGTTGAACTGATTCTGTACTTCAGCTGCGGTTGCTGGCGCTCCAGCTGGATTCATAGGCGGCATATTTCCTCGATTAAAACCATTGCCGCCCCAACCCATAAAACAGAACAAGAACAAGATAATAATCCACCAGGCGCCTCCATTGCCATTGAAGCCATTTTCTCCGGTAACTGCCGCGATATCACTTAAACTATAACCATCATTATTAAACATAAAGTACCTCCATATATTATATGTTTATTTTTTAGAGTTTATAATCCCATCATTTGTTTAAAATTATTAAACTCTTTATCAAAGTCATAGCCTTGCTCAGTCATAATATTGCGGGCAACTTTTTCTATTTCTTGCCCATTATTATCCTTAGCAAGAGCTAAAAGATTAGCAAACAAGGGATTCTAGCCCATACTTTCTTGAACCATATTATAAACGAATTGAGAAGGATTTGGGTTCTTTTTGATAAAATTCAAAAGCTACATTGGATTATTAATATTTGCTTGCATTGTTACTATCCTTTCTTGCGGGTTCTGCTTTTTTCACTTCAGTCTAGACCTAAGATTTTGAAGCTAAAACCGCATCTAACTTATTTTCTAATAAATTAATCTTCTCTATAATAGTGTTCATATCGGTATTTAGAGAGTTTTCTTCTTTCTGCTGTTGTGAAAAGCAAGGTTTAAATGTTGTAATACTTGTGGTTCCATTCTAATTCCACGATTTAATATATACTTCACTTAAGTCTGCTTTTGGAAAAATTCCATATCCACCGATAGGAACTTCAGTTACTCTAGCCATATCTTCACTATCTACTAATTTACCATTTAATCCACTTGCCGATGGATTATTCATTACCTGTTGAGGTTGCTAATTGAAATAGTATTGAGATGGCGGCATCTAAATATTTCCATTATAAGAAGGATAAAAACTTGGATTATAATAATTCATAAAATTTTAATTAAAACTCCTTTCTTTTGTCCCTTGCATAAGTATATAAATTTTAATTAAAATTTCTAAAAAGTCCTTGTCCAAGTTTTAATTAAAATTTAAAAATTTAACAGGAAATATCTGATTATTTTTAAAATGAAAACTTCTTCACAAAAACAAAAAATTGGGGTTTATGATAGATTTTAGTTCCATCATAAACCCCCAATTTATTTATTCGCAGATGCAATCAATGATTGTAAATTCATCTTCATTTTGCTCTACGATACAAGTGTTAATATTAACACCTTTCTGAGTTTCATAAATCCCAGTAGATCCAATTACAAAAGTTTTACCATTAATAACAAAAGAATGATTTTCTTTGGATTGAATGCCTAATTTAGTAATAGCATTAAAATTGTTAGCATCTGCACTTAGCAATGAACAAATATTAGTACCTTTAGCTATTGGACCTACTATTTGTTTATAGTAATTATTCATAATTAATCCTCAATAATAAAACAAATACCACCATTAGTTAATCGTTCTTTCTTCAATTCATAATCGGCATCAGTCTCTCTCGCCGCGCACATATAAATAGTAGTTTTATCAAAAGAACCTAAATACTTCCATTTATTTGCATCATAGTCAAAGCCATAAAAAGTATGCATGGTATCGTTATCTTGTGAAATAGTTAATACTTTTCCCTAATTATTACCAGTTAATCCAGTTGGATATGCAGTATTTAAATAAGTGATACATGTAGCAACCGTAGCGTTTTTTAAACTAGTGATAGTAGTGTCATCTAAAATAGGACCAATAAGCACTCCATCATAATTTTTAATAGCTCCATAGTCAACCCAACCTGCAATGCTATCATAAGTTACTGTGCCACGTTTAGTAGGATTAGTAAATAAAACCAATAAATGATAATTAATAGGATTTACTTCCATCCGCATAATTGAGTTAAGCGGTTGACCAATAGTTTTAATAGTGCCATTATTATAAGTAACTTTAATTACTTGTGTGCCAGGATCAGCTTCATTGTCTTTAGAATCAAATTCAATTCTTACAGGCCAGATCAAACTTTTAGTAAAGGCTGGCGTATCATTATTATAATTAATAGTTAAAATGCCTTCATCAGTTAAAGTAATGTTTGTAATCCACTAAATCTTTTTATCAAAAACCTCTTTAGTGCCATCATTATAATTAATAGTTAATGTACCATTAGTTTCTAATTCAGTGGTAGTAATCCATTTAATTTTATTTTCTAATGCCTCAGAGTCACCAGTAGTATAAGTAAAAGTAATAGTACCATTATCTGCAAGAGAAATTCCATTAATCCATTTTAATGTAGTTTCATAGTTGGAACCATCATTGTAATCAATATGAAATACACCAGTGGTACTATTTAATGTTGTAGAAGTAATCCATTTAATTTTCTTCGTATAAGTAACAGTATTATCATGGGTATAAGTAATAGTGAAAGTACCATCATCAGCAAGATCAATAGTATCAATCATATTAAAATCACCAAGATATAAAGTTTTTGGTTCACCATTCTCTTTTGTATCATAACAATAGTAATCATAAACTAAAACTTTACGATGATTGTTAATATCATCAGTTTTTCCTTCATAATCTTGGATTGCATCACTAGCTTCAACAACTCTAAAATTCTTTAGAGCATCGCCTTTAATACCTTTAGGAATCCGCACAGACCAATGTGAATAAAATGGATGCGCTTGATCATCATCTCGCTCAACTAAATTTACATTCTTAAAATCTGCAGTTTCCTTGTCTCTATTATAATATGCAGATGCGCTCTAAGCATCCATTTCAATAACATGATAGGGAATTTTAATACCAACCCATGCGGTTGTATCAATCCCATGCTAATCACGAATAGTAATATAGCTCCAAGCAATATCATCATTAAATTCAGAATCAGTTTTACCTGGAATTAAACTTTTATTAGAAATATTCCAAGTTCCTTCTCCTTGTCTTACCTCATCAGAATCTTTAAAGGTAATTTCTTTAATATTTTCAATAGTAGTAAGTTCAAACATAGGAGCTTTGCCTGAAGGCCCGACAATAGTACCAACATAAATTGCGCCACCCATGTTATTATTATAATCATATCCACGGCGATACAATGCACCGTTATTGCTATTATTTTTATCTTCAGCATTGATAATAACATGTTCGCCATATTGAACTGCTGTTAACGCAGGACCTTTAGCGAAATCTGCAATCATAGCATTAACACTATTATAAGATTTTGCAATTACGAAAGGGGTTCCTGCCTTTCCGCCATAAAAACTTTCTGACATTTTAATCCTCCTTCTTAATATTCAAAATCTAAAATAAAATTATCATAACCATCTACATTTAAAGCATTTTCTTTTAATGCAAAACCTAGATAAGTTATTTTAATATTAATATCATTTAATTCATAAATACCAGTTTTACCAATTTTTATTTGTTCTCCATTAATGCTCATCATTAAACCTGTTGGTCCCTATATTCCAATACGAATAAGCTCAGTCAATCCATAAGTTGAAGTAAGAGTATCAATAATATTAGTCATTAAATAAATATTATTTTCATTAACTGTAATATCCATAATTCGACCATATTGAGAATTTTCAATTATATTATAATCTTCTGCTGTTCTTGTAAGTACAAAAACAATTAAATTATAAGTTGAATTTGGAGTAAACACAATATCAAAAGTTGTTGAACCAGTACCTGCGGGAACCGTATAGTCTTCAATAGTCTAAGAATTATCAGAGTTCTATAACTATAAAGAAAAATTCTATACAGAGTTCTTTTGTTTAACAGTAAATCTTAAATAATAAGAATGTTTATTATCTAATACAGAATTGCTAGTTAAAGAAATTGCTGTATCTAAAAAAGTAACATTAGTATTATTATTTGTTACTGTTGTAATATTGTACTTTAATAGAGTACGATAATTAACAATGCTTAACTAAGCACGTCTAAATTGTCCAATCTGAAACAATTTATTCACCTCCTATATAACAAAAATGTAATCCTCTAGTAGTCTTTTGTGTTCCTCTACAACATCTTCCTATTAAACTACTAGAACTTCCTATTTTATTTGCAGCTTCAATACAAGAGGAGAAAATTTCTTCTGTTTCAATACATTTAACCTTTCTTGTATTACCTACACCTCTGGCTAAAGGAGGAACTGTTATAGTATAGTCTTTATTTTCATCATAATCTTCCCAGTGAAAACCGCCTGCTGACTATCGTTCTCTTTTACAAACTTTTCTAATACAAGATTCATCAATTTTTAATTCTTGACTAGCTATTCTTACAGATGGATATATTTTTTTAGTTTCTAAACAAATAATTTTTTTATTTAATTTATTATTTTTCCCAGCTATTGAACCTTTATTATTCCCGCCTAAAGAAAGATTATATCCAAAATTATTATCAGTACTATTATATTGTTTAATATAATATTCTTCCCAATAGTTAGCTTCTTCTAAAGAAAGACTATCTTTTAATATAATATGTTCAAAATTATCCCAACCATATTTTTGAATAGCATTATAAAAATAAGTACAACCTTTATAACAAGTTCCTTTTCTACTCCATCTTTCTTTTATATTAGAACTTTGTCCTATGTAAACTTTACCATTTATTTTATTAGTATGTTTATACACACAATAGCTCATCCTTTTATCTCCTTTTTATTAGAATCTCTCTAATGCTTTTGTTGCTTGGATATTCATTGTACCAGAAGTATCAAGAGGTAAAGTAATAGTTTTAATTACATAATCACCATAAATTTTACTTGAATCATCTCTTACTGTAATTCTAGTATTAGGTTCAAGATAATATACTGGGATAGCAGACATAGAAATACTTTCATTATAATTAGTATACTAATACAATAAATCTCTAACCTGTGAATATGCGGGATATGACTATCCGCCGCCACTAAGCTAAGCATAAATTGTACTAGAAACCTAAATGAAGTCTTGACCTGCAGCTTGACATTCCTAAACTCTTTCTGCTGTATCTTCTTGACCTTTTTCAATTAAGACTAAATTAGGAATTTTTGATGCAAAAATGCAATTAATATCATTATTAGAGATAACTTTACTTCTTTTACCAATATTATTGATACTTAATTCACTAATTGCAGCAGTCGAATCAATAAAATCTAAGAAATAACTAATACTAGTTGGGTCATTTAATACTGACTCTTTAAATTCTTGTTTCTCTAAATCATATAATTTAGGCCATTCATTTTGAAGTTCGCTATAATAATCATTAGAATCTAATCCTAAATTACTAGCATTGGTTCCTGCAAGATATAATTCAGTACGCCAATCTTTAGTTACTATTGTTTTAATTTTACCTTTTGTCTATTCTATATAACCATTAATCCAAGTATAAACTTTCTAAGTAGTTTTATCTAAATAATATAATCCATAAGTTCCTTTTGGAGGAAAATCATTTAGATTATCATATTCAATTAACTTCTTAGCTTTTATTATATCGTCATCCTCATATAAATATACAGTATAAGTATTACCAACTTGAGGCTTTTTATCTATTGCCAAATGATATCGAATAGGAATTTTAGTTTTGTCAGAAGTTGTTTTAATTCCCCAAACAATATAATCATTTTTAATCATATTATATTGAGGATTCATAGCAAAAGATGTATTTAATTTACTTCCATCAAATGTATAGACAGATTTACCATTAGAAAAATCTGTTAAATAATCTGAATTAGACAAATTCTAAATATCTACCGTTGCTTTTGAAGTATTTAAATAATTTTTTATTTCCTAAAAAACAAAGTTCCCATCTATATCATAAAAATATTCATAATTGCCTAAATAATTTTTAATTTTATCTAAAATAGTACATACTGAATCGCCAGCATTACCAATTAAATCATCAGTATAAACAAAATCAGTATAAATATAGCCTACATCCTACTAAGTTTCATAAGTTTTAAATGCGGTTCCCCATTGCTCTTTTGCAGTCTCTAAATTAGTAGTTACATCATACTAAACTTCATTTCCAGAAGTTATAGTTCCCATATATAATGGAGTAGAACCTTTCCACTTCATCACTTTTTTAATGCGAGTATCTATGTCACTAATAATAATTTTACCAAGCTATTCCTTACCCCAATGATTTACTAATTCTTGAATTAAATTATAAATTTTAATTCTTTCAATAATGGTATTGCCTTTATCATCTTCATAAGAAGTTTCATGGAAAGTAATTGATGCAGGTAATGTACCTCCACAATCTCCATTTAATAAACACATCTTATCTTTAAGCTAAAGTGAAATATTAATACCAGTATTGTTATGTGTAATAGATGGGGTAATAATAACATAAACCCCTAAAGGAAACCAAATAATAGGATATTGCTAATAATCAGATGTCATATTAGTAAATCCTATTTCCAGTTTAATTTTTTTATTGATAGAAAGAAGATTATTTACACTTCTTACATCATTATTGACGTCATCTGCTACCATATTTAAATTGGCGGTTCGGCGTACTGCAGAAGATCCATTAAGATTAATGCTACCTGATGTAACTTTGCCTTGAATCTCTGTAATAGGGTTCTCTAAGAAATCAAGAACAATTATTTTAACGAACTGTTCTTTTAACGGCATTTCATCCATTTTTTTTAAGAAAGCAGAATTTTTTAGATATTCATATATCATAAATATTCTCCTTTCAAAATTTCACAACGATAATCAATTAATGCTTCAACAGGTATATTTAAAATATTGTCTGTGGGGAAAATTAACCACTAACCATGATAATAGATCATACGTTGAGAACCAATAGTATAAACGCCCCTATCAATAGGATTCAATACTTCTTCAGTATTTTCTACAGTTATCTAAGTATTATAATATTGATCTAATCTCATTTTATTAAAGTTCTCACCAGAGAATGGTAATAAATGAATTCCACAAATGTGCATTTTAGAGATTGCAGTATCTGTATTATATAAAGTTAAAATACCTGTATCTCCAATTTCATGTTTATATTCCTAAGAGTCAAAAGCATCCTGAATATATAAAACTGTATGCGGATCAGCTTCAATTGAAATTCCATTAACTGCAACTAATCTCTAATAGAAGCTCTTTTGATTCTATAAATATTTAATATAAATTTTCTGAATAATATCTTGAGTAGAATTATAAATACCTTGTAACTATCCTACTCTATTAATATATTCAATTCTCATAGCTTTTTGATTATCTTCTTTTGCGGTTTCAGTATAATTATATACATAATCTAAAGTAATTTTACAATCACATAGGACTGAAAAAGAAGTGATTTCAGTATTACTTAATTCATAATAACCTTTTTGATTAATAATAATAGGATTGCCATTTAAAGAAATTAAATATCCAGACATACTATTAGCTGGATTAGAGCCATTTTTTACTACTTCAGGACCCGCTACACCTTCAGTTAATAGAACAGGATTAGATTCAAAACTAATTTTAATATGACTTAAATAATTAAGTTTTTCATTAAAATCTATATTAGCTTTTTTATTTAACTAATTTTGAATCATTTGAATAATATCAGTTCCTGTCTTTACAGATGCCTAAAGCTATCCAAGTCCGAAAAGAACTGAAAAAATAGTATGGCTTTCTTGACCTTGAGAAAATACTTTATAAGTAAATAAATTATCAAGAGTAACAGCATCTATTTCATAAGCATTAGCAGAGAATGTATATAACATTCGTCCTAATTCTTCTTTGGGAGAAAGAGAAATATTCATTAATTTAATTAAGATGTTTCCCTCAGTTGGAGACCTAAATAATTTTACAGTATTATCATTTAAGAATGATAACACTTTATTTCTAAATGCTGTTTCTAAAATATAATCATATTGTTCATTAATGTCATTATTGCTATTGTAGTTATCATAATCTTGTTTACTTTCCCCATACAGCTCATCTTTTGTGATAAAAGTACCAAATTCATCTTGATAACTAGAAATCAAGCCAGATAGAGTAAATTGTTTATAATTTGTTTTGCCATTGCGACGAATAATAGGATACTAACCACCTAAAGTATCTGTTTTTGATTCTGATACTGTTGGCTTAAATGAACTAATTGCTGCATCAAATTTTAATTTTAGCTGTCTATCAGAGCCATTTAAAAAACTATATTCAAAAGTAGCCAAAATAGCATTTTTCATTTTTACTAATGGACTTCTAGTATTGTTAGAAATTTTCTAAAATCCATATTTATACCAAACTCCACTTTCAACAGAAAAATCATTCCATGTTACGTTAAGAGTAGAAGTGTCTTTAACATTAATAATATGAATATCTTCCCATTCAGCAAAATTACTTAAATTACTTGTGCGGCGAACCAATAAGTTACCATAGAACTTAATAATTTCATCATTCTTGATATTAACTGAAATATATCCTTCTTCTTCATTAAGTTCTGCAGTAATTGTAGCATCAAGTCTTTCAATACTATAAGCATTAATAATAAATTTATAAGTATTAGTTGCTGTATAGTTATTTTTAGTAATATAAGTAAGAGTTAAAATATAAGACTAATCTTCTTTAAGTTCATATTTTAGAGGATAATTAATCTCATTAGGATTAAAACTATCTGTATATATGGTTCCACTATTTACCACATAAATGCTTGGCGCGTCTGCGGCCGCTATTAGGATTGAATAAGCCTTTAGAGTTTCTGTTTCCACATTTGTATTTGCAGAATAGCTCATAGAACCTACAATAGCCTAAAGCTCAGTAGTAAAAATAGTCTAAGAACTAGAAGTTCCTAAGCCATGTAAATTAATTACTGGTTGTTCAATACCTTTAATTAAACAAACAGTTGACCATTCAGAAAAATATTTCTGATTATTAAGAAGCCAGGCGGCAATCTTAGTTTCTGGCGGCTATTCAGCTCCAACCGCAGTGAATCTTAATTGTACTTTATAAAATTGATTTAATTCAAATGCAGACATTCCATCTACTGATTGTTGGACATCTCCAGGATTAATTATAATGTAATATTTTTCATCTGTCTAAATTGCAGTATCAATATTAAGCTAACTAATTTTAATATCAGAAGGATATAAACTCTTTCTCAATACACTTTCATTGGTATTAATATTAGATACTGTAATCTAAACATTCATAATATCTTCTGGTGAATTAAAAGAAGATAAAGAAAAATATACCTTACAAGGAGATGTCCTAATGAAAGCTGGCATATAAGTTGCTATAATTGGTGGATATAAATTATTTCCTACTGCCATATCCTTCTCTCCTTTTATCTCTTAAATTTATTCTTTAGGTTTCTATTGTTCTTTATTCTATTGGATTGGCTATTTGGGCAAAGCACGCAATTCCTTCATAAAACTCTCAATGTAAGAATTGCCATTTTCTGCACGATAATGCTCAAATCTACGTTCACAACACTCTAAGTTATAATCATCAATCCAACCTTGCTGGTAGCAAAAATAATGATGTTCTTTTGTTAAAAAAGATTTAATATCATCCTTATCAGATTCAATTAATAACTCAATTTTTTCATTTAATTTATTAATTAATTCCATCATCTTTTGCTAATTTTCTTTCATTTCTTGATTTTCTCTTCTATTTTTATCAATCTATTCTTGAATAGATTCTTCTTTTTTTTCTGCTTTTTTTCGTTTTGAAATAGCTATATCCATTTCATTTTGAGCCCAATCCATATAGCCAATAAAGCCTTTAATAGCAAATGCAATTAGGACAATCCAAATTAGAATGGTAGCAAATGACTCTCCTTTTAATTTTTCTAATAATTCTAGCATTAAACCCCTCCTTCTGATATATTACTAAAAATATATCAAAAAAAAAGTGGATAAATGGTCCAAAACAGACCATTTATCCACTTAATCTTATTCGCTAGATTGCTTTTTACTAGCATCGATATCAGATGTATTATTATTTTTTAAATAGACCTAATATTCTAATGCTGTATTCGCAAAGCGTGCATAAATGCCTTCTATAATTATTTTTTGCATCATTGGAGTAATTTGCTCTTGATTAAAAATCTAGATTAATGAGCTATATATACTCTCTTGTATAAAAAATATTCTGTCTTCTGTCATATAAAACTCCTTGTTAGCCCTAATCTTTATGATCATTTTCAATTTTGTCACTTAGAGAAACTAATAATCCATTATGAAATGTTAATTCCTAATCTATTGTCCACCACCAGCCGATGCCAGCAACGTTCCACCATTTTAATTCTACACAAACTCGAACGGTTTCAGTTACTCCTTTATAAGAAGTATTTTTTCCTGTATAAAGATTATCTGTTTCTAAAACTAATTTATCAGCAACTATGCCTAAAGCATGCTCGCCTCCAGAAATTTTTGTCCATCCATCAATAAAACCAGTTTCTTGAGAGCCTCCAAAACGAATCAAACCGCCATTAACTTCTGTATAAGAGGAATTTGATGATGATTTAATAGAACCAGAAATTGAAGCTCCTGTTGCTTCAAGTTTACCATTTTCATCAACTTTAAATGCACCATTACCAAGAGAAAGTCCATCTGGTCCTAAATAAAAGCCTTTAGACGTACTATTAAAAGAATTATGATCTTGTCCATAAATACTACTATATTCTCTATTCGTACCAATATAAATTTTTTGTCGACCAGTTCCAAAACTTCCTGATTCAGCTTTAATAGAACCAGAGATTGAAGCTCCTGTTGCTTCAAGTTTACCATTTTCATCAACTTTAAATGCACCGCTACCAAAAACAATTGTTGGTTTAGATAAATTTATTTGCATACCAGTTTTTTCTGTCTAAGAATAATTTCCTGACTAAATTATCGCTTCATTATTTGAAGGATTTATTATAATCTAACCAGTTTTATTTAATCCAAAAATTGCAGTTCCAGTTTTAGCATCAAGGAAGATACTTCTTTGTCCATTATAAAATCCAAATAATCCCTATTCTGTATTTAATTGGTTGCTTTCTTTGACTTCTCCCATGACAATACCAGTAAACTAATTATTATTATTTTTTGTTCCTGCTCCTATCTAAGGGGAAAAAATAAAACCGCCATTTTCACTTATCTGAGCGCTATTTCCATTCCATTCATTTAAATTAAATAAACCATATCTGTTTAAATAAAAATAAATAGGAATATGAATTGATGCAATCTGAATATTATCTTTGCTAATTCCACATAGCACAGCATTGTTTACACTAGCATCTTTATAAGAAGAAGCAACTCCAACTTGGCATTGATTTTTAGTTAAATTAGAATTTGAAATCAAAGATAATAAATGAGTTAAATTCCATTTATTATTCATATAATATGAACCGCCAGTATACCAAGAAAAACTATAATTATCTGTTATCTCTTCTTGCTTTGAATTTACAATATTGACTTGAAAAGGAAAAGTATTATCATATTTTGGATTAATACCACTTGAAGAATATTCAATTTCATAAAATCCAGAATTATTTTTTAACTGACATTCAATATCTTCATTTGATAAATAAGTAATAGAAATCAACGGAGTCGTTGCATAATATATCTATCCATCATAAGTTATCTTTGCCTAAAGTATATTCGCAGGAAAGACATTACTAGTAGTAGAATCTATTATAGTGTTATTAAACTAAATACGACCTTTAGAGTCAACAGTATAAGAACTTTCTTCTTGAACGTTTAAATCATATTTATTTGATAAAAAAGACCATTCAATCAAATAATCTGTTGAACTTTCAAAAGCATCAATAATTAAAACACCATTTTTATACAACTAAATTTTAAAACAAGGTTCATTAAAAATGCCAACATATGACATATATAACTATTTTTCTTTGGCATAAAGAATATATGGATAAGTATAATTATCATCTTTAGTATTTGGAACAATACGACAAAAAAAGTCTGTACCATTAGTTCCATTTACACCTTCTTTTATAAAAGATAAAGAAGTACTATTTTTGAATAATACATTCTAATATACAATGGAAACTAAAATCTAATTATTTAATGCATTATATATAAAATTTTTATTAATGTCAAAAAATAATTTTGAAGTATTTTTTATAATATAATAGTTTTCATCTTCATCATCATAATTAGATATTTTTATTAAAGTATTTTCTTTTGGAACTTTCCATTCAATAGCGCAATTTGAAATAAGGCTTTCTTCTAACTATTTTCCATTTTTATCAAATAATATTAATTCTAAAGGTTTAATCTCTTGTGGCCTTTTATTTGATACACTTGTTGGAGATAAACCATTTTCATTATATTTAAAAACCTAATCTCCATTCTAAATTTCACAATGAAAGATATTTTCAATAGTCATACTATTATATATAGTATAAAAAGCTGTTCCGTATAAAACCTTATTTATTTTAATAGAACAGCTAAAAGTAGCATAATTTATAATATCTTTTATTTCTACATCTAAATTTTTTTTATTATTATCTAAAAAAGTAATATGCCCATCGGCATTTTGCTTTGCCCAATAATAATCAATCTAGTCATTAGAAAAATTTGAATCTATATTTTTAAAATCACAAGATAATATAGTGTTTCCATTATCAAAGTAAAACTAGTATCCATTACTAGAAGTAATTATTAAAGAAAAATTTTCTTTATTATAATTTTTAATACTAATAGTTTTTTCTAATATAATATCATTATAAAGAATAGCTACTTTAATATTATTATCATATAGGCTTGCCTAATCAAGAGATAAAGTATAAATGTCGGTGGCAGGCAGCCATTCGCGTACTTCGGGCTCTGTTTGAAGAACATTGTACTAATTTAAACATTTCCAACCACGTCCGCCATAGACACAGTAATCTACACTTTCAGTATTGATACTATTATCTTGAATAAACCAATAGTAAGACATACTCTTAGAATCTGCGGTCAAAGCTATATTCTTAACTTTAGCTATTGCTTGAATATTTTTATCATTAGTTACTTCTTTATTAAAATATAACCCCTCTGGAACTGAGAAAGATATTGAATATCCATTACTATTTTGTTCATTAGCTTTTGCCGCATATAATCCTATATTGGATATAGTAATATTAAAATCTTGCGGTAAAATATCTTCAGATTTTTTTTGAGTCGGAAATTCCTTCACAAATAAATAAATTTTAGTAAATCGTTTAAAATTAGTTCCATTAACAGCATAAAAATTATACTACTGAGAAGTTTGTAAATACTTATAAGGATTACCAGACATAGAGTTCACATCTAAACAATAATTTTTAGTAACAATAGCATCAGAACTATCAGTAAATTCAGCTTCAACTATAATACCATAATTACCTAAGTATCTTTCTGAAGCGATAATATTTGTCTTAATATCTGCGGTTAACATTAGATGAGTGGCATCATTAAGATACGTCTTCGCGTCAAATTCATTAAGTCCAATTCTATTAATTCCTTTATCTATATCATAAATAATTCGTATGTCTGTTAAATAACTGCTTAAAGCAAAAACTCCATTCTCACTTGCGCAAAAACTATTACCAATAATTTCATACTAATCTTTTTCATCTGTGACATCAATATAATCAGAGCCCATTTTAGTCACAGAGCCTAAAATAGTTTTATTATTATCAAAGTTACTATTAGGAACTAAGATATATACTAAATTGCCTTTAGAATAATTTACACTAGTATCTGCTGTATAAGCAAGAAAGATATTATCCTAATACTAAACTTTATAGCAACCTGTTGTCTTATCTTCACAACTTATTATTGTTGCCTAAATGGTCTAATCATAACCAGCATTTTTTACAGCACTTTCAGCTATTAGCTACATAGCTTGGCAAAGTGTTTCTTCATAAGACGCCATTTGCATTTCTCCTTTTCTCTCATTTTATATTATATAAATCTTGAATAAGATTCTTTAATTAAATTATACCAAATAAAAATATGGGGAGACTTATGTCTCCCCATAGATTAGGTCGAAAGTTTACCAATATTTACATTATCAATATTTTTTTCCATAATTTTCTAAGAAGCGGTATTCATTAGATTATTCATAGCTAGCTCAATTTCATTATGATCAGTTACATTAGGGAATGTAGCATCAATATGAACATCTTGCTAAACAGATTGAGTGATTGGCTGAGTAATTATTGGTGTTGTAGTGTCTAAATCGGATGTATAACTATTTGCGGCTTCTAGTGCTTGTCCGCGCAGAGAATCTGAAATAGATCGCACAGTATCCACAGCCGCTAAAATATTTTTAGTATCTTCAGCATTAAGAACTAATTCTTTTTCATGTAAAATAGCTAATTTGCCATCTTTTTTATCAGTAGTCGAATCAGTCCAATCTCCTGTATATCCACCAGTATCGAAACGTCCAAAAGCGTAGCCGCCTAATGCGCCTAATCCGCCACCGAGTAAGCCACCTAAAAGAGCTCCAACAGGACCACCAATAGCTCCACCAAGTGCGGCGCCTGCAGCAGCTCCTCCTACTGCTCCGACCGTAGTAGTAACTTTAGTTGTTTCACCTTTAACATCGTCTTTAGTTGCATTATTAGCCTAAGACGTCTAAATTTGCTAAGACTATTTTACTGATTCTTTTATATCTGCAAGAATCTAATCCCACTATTCTTTATATAATTTTGCTTTTTCATTTAGATCAATCAATTCCTCTGCTTGCTGCTAGTACTTTGAAATAATTTCTCCACTTGAAGTATTTATACTATCCATATAAGATTTCCAAGTTGCAGAACCTTCATTTACTTTAGTAAAATCAATTCCACCAATAGCAGCTTTTGTAGCTTCAATTTCTTTATTATAATCAATCTAAGCCTATATAATTTCATCAAGAGCTTTAACAGACATATTCTTAAAGCTATTTTCATCAGTATTTATTTTATCAATCATATCTTGCATTGCAGAATTCCACAATACAATATTAGCATTAATACAATTACTAAAGTCTAATTTATTGCTATCTGTCATGTCTTTCCAATTAACTTTTAATGTATTTGTTTGTTCATCAAAAGCAAGACCAAAATCTTTTAATTTATTCTTAGATTCTTCTGATAGACTAGAAATATCAGTAGTTATTTTACCCGTTGTAGCATCAAAAGATAAACCTGCTTTTTCACAATAGTCCATAAACTCTTGATAATTAGAAGAAGTAGTATTTCGCGCAATTTCCTAATTAGCAAAATAATTCTAAAAAGTAGAATCTGCAAGATTAGAACGAATTTGTTCATTGTCTTGAGTTAAACCAGTAATATATTCTTGATATCTTTGAGTTAATTCAGTTAACTATCTTTGACGTTCTTTTTCATCAAGATTCTAATTAGTAGCAATTTCTTTCATCTTATTCATATATTCTTCATATATTGAATACATATCAGAAAGATTCTATGAATACTAATCTTTGTCAAAGTTATAAAGATTATTCTAAGCATCAGCTAATTTCTATCCAGCTTCATTAATAGCATCTTCATCAGCTACATAAGAATAAGAATAATTACCTTGCGAATCACGAGTTAATCGCATCTTAGAACTATTATTTTGTGCATCTTTAAGAGCTTGTCGCGCAGTTTCAATATCAAGTAATTTTTCAGCACGTTCAACATCATATTTAGTTAATTTATCTCTTGATTTTAAATCAGCTAACTACTCATCCATTAATTTCTTAATACGTTCTTGTGCAGTAACATTGCCTTCAGCATTATTAATAGCATCCATGAATTTATTCTGTAAATTAGTAATCTAATAAATAGAATTAATTCCATCAAGATAATGGTCTGAATATTTATTCATTAAATTCATCTCAGTTTGTAACCAAGATAAACCTGCACCATTAGTTAGCTAATTAGTCATATTGGCAAAAATTTTATTAACAGCATTAGAATATTTATCTATAATATTCTATATAGCATTTTCAAGAGTAGAATTAAAAGAATTTAATGCAGATTGCCATTGAGATTCAGCTTCTTCCCAAGCCTCAGAGCCTTCTTCTAATTCACTCATTCTCTATTTCCAATAATCAACCTATTGCTTTTCAAAACTCAACTGACCTTGATTTACCTAATTCTATAAATCATACCAAGATTCAAGCTCTTCATATGCTTCATCTCCATAAAGAAGAGTCATCATATTCTTTTTATGTTCAATTTCATTTGTTACAGTCTCATATCGTTTAACTTGCTTGTTCATTTGATCTCCGATATAAGACCAAGCATTTACAAATTCAGAAGACCAATTTTCAAGAATTTCCTGAACCTATTCTGTCTAATTCATTAAATCATCTGTATACTTTTTCAAATCAGATAATGCCTAAGATAGTCCATCCTTCCAAAATGTAGCATAAGTGTTTTTATAACTACCATCACTAATAGACTAATTTAAACTATCGACTCTTGATTTTAAAGTACCAAAAGTATCAATAGTAGTTTTAACACCATCTAGAGAAGAACCTCCGCCAAATTCTTGCAATAAATCAGTTAAATCTTGAATACTCTATTTTAATTTTCCTAAAGATTTATTTCCTGTTAGAATCTCTAAAGATTTTCTAAACTCCATCCATTGAGACATAGAATCAAATTCTGTATTAGCTAATTCAGCTTTTTCATTAGCCATTCTCACACGAACTTTTTGAATAGCTGAAGTTAAATTATCTAAAGCTGTAATAATAGTTGAAACAACAGATACACCTAAAGAAATTCCTGCGGTAATTGATCCTAATGTTGCACTTAACTCAGAACCTAATCCATTTAAAACTCCGCTTAAATCTTCTACCGCGCCAATATTTACTGAAGCGCCGCTATTAAGTAAATCAGTAATAGTACCTTTAAAATCTTTTAAATAAGAAGATAGATCTTTGACTGTATTAAACCAAGTCTTAGGATCTTTCAAATTGAAATTTTGTCCAATTTGATCTAGTCTCTAAGAAAGAGTATCTAGTAGATTTAAGTTCTAATTATAAAGATTAATTTGTTCTGAGCCTGTACCTAATAAGTCTAATTCGTCCTAAGATAATATTTTTCCTGCAGCTTGTTTTTCTTGTGCCGCAGTAATTTGACTCTAAAGATTATTTCTCTATTCTGTCCATTTTCCTGCGATGCCTTTAAAATTAGTTTTAGATTGAGAGAAAATCTATTTTAAATTAATAGCAGAATCCTAAATTTTTACAAAGGAATCATATGTTTCAGAAAGTTTACCTGCTGTTTCTAAAATATCTAATCCAAACTCGCTCCAAGCAGAAGCATAAGTATCAATTTCACTATTGCTAATTAAATTTTCAATTCCATTAAGAGCAGAAGATAAGTCGTTTAAAGTATCTGTCAACAAATGAATATCTTCAATATAATCAGATAATTTTGGAGATTTAAAATCAATCATAGCCTAATTAATTTCAAGAATCTCTTCATGGACTTTCTGCATCTAATCAAGAATATTTTTCTGATCTTCATTAAGAGCAGTGTTATAAGCATCCATATGAGTTTTTAATAACTCACGATCTTTTGTTAATTGCTCAATTTCTTGCTTTAATGTTTTCCCAGACTCTGTTTGTTGACCACTATAATTTAATGCATTATATTCATCTGTTTTTGTATTAATTTTTGTTTGTAATGCATCTAAAAGTTCATTATAGTTAGTAATCTAACCATCTTCATCAAAAATTGCAGTTAAAGGATTACCACTTACATCTGTAGAATTATAGGCTTCAACAACTGCTTTTGTGTCTGCAACAACTTTTTTATTAATCTATAATTTCTCTTTTTGTTTATCTAATTGTTTATTTAAATTATCTAATTGTTTATCATAATTTTTAATTAAATCATTTCCATATAATTCTTTTGCTAAATCCTATAATTTAGAATATTCATTTTCTAGCTATTGTATTTCAATATTAATATTATGATAAGCATCAAGTTCATCTTCTAGCTTATCAATAATATCAGCAATATGTGCGGCAGTAGTGCCGCCCTTCTTAGAACTGCCACCCTTACCTTGGAAATCTCCTAAAGCTACATCAGCCGCATCAATCTAAGCGATTAAACCAACTAAAGTAGCTTTACCTGCTTTTAAAGAAGTTAAGTAAGTTTCTAATTTATCTCTAGTTGCTCTTGCACTTACAATATCATTAACTTTAGTTAAAGCTGCATCATCAATACCATCTGAAGTGATTTCTTCGCTAGTTAAATTTCCACCAGAAGTTTTAGATTTTTTATGATAATTAGATGGATTAATAGCACTTAAATTAGGAGTATATGCTTCATTATTAGCAATAGCCTATTGACCACGAGAAATTTCTTCAAGGTTTTTAGTAACATCCTTAGCATAAGAATTCCATAAAGCTGCCTAATCCTCAAGAGATAATCCTAAGTCTTCAGCAACCTAATCAAGCATCTTTTTATTATTATCAAGAACCTAATTATCAGATTGAGTCGCTAACTCAACTGCATTATTATACATTTGAGTATTTAACTCATCAATAGCTTCATTAGCAGCTTGCTTTAAATCAGTTTCATCAGTGCCACTTTGCTCACAAGCATCAATATAAGTATCTAATGCGGCAATAGCATTTTCAGTTTTATTAATTTCTGCAGTATACTCATCAATCTATTTTTCAATTTTATCTTTAGTAACCTAAGAGTTGATTGACATTTCCTGCATAGCCGCAGTCTTAAATGCTTCAAATCCAGCTTTAGTAAATTGAATAGAGCCATCAGATACACGTTTAGAGTTAGCTAATAGAGAATCTGCTAATTGCGGGAATGTCTGCATTAAATCGACGACACTCTCACCAGACATTTTTAGATTTTTGTCAATCTTATTAAATGCTTTTTGTAATACATCATAAGAATCTAAAATCTCATTGGTAGATTCCTACATATCTGTATTAATTGCAATATTTAATTCATACTTCTCATTGAGAAGCTCATCCATATTAGCACGGAAATCTTTATCATCAAATTTAACGCCAACGGTAACCTATTGCTAATCATTTTTATTATGACCAGAAGTAAATGAAGTTGCTTTGCCCCATGCAGATGCGGATTGACCTTCAGTAATCTTCTAAGCTGCTTCTTGGATAGTCTATTGACGTAGCTATTCACGCCCTTCTTTTAGCAGCTTAATATACTCTTGCTCATTAGTTCTTCTTAAAGTGGCTAATGTAGAATATTTAGTACTAACCTTACCTAACTGAGTTTCAAGAGACTCAAGACTCTTTAACTCTTTATCTGTTAAAGAATCAGCACCTTTAGTTTGAATCTTACTAATTAGCTCAGAAAGAGCAGTAACATTTTCATCAGTAGCATTAGTTCCAACTTTAAGTTTTTCAATAGATTCTTGAACTTTATTATTAAAAGCATCAAAAGACTAAGTACCATCACCTAATGCAGTTGTTAAAACATCTTCAACTGATAAGCCAGTATCTTTAACAATATCATTAAACTCATTAAAAGTATTTTCGGGAAGCACCTATTTCCAGGTCTAATCAGAGCCTTTTTCTTTAGCCTTCTCGGTTAAATCATCCCAAAGAGATTCATTATCTCCAACAATCTATTGTACTAGAGAATTTGCGGTAGCTTCATATGTTCCCGCAGCCTCCATAGATTGTTTCATATCCTCATTTAAAGATGCTGGAATTTCTTCGCCTTTTGCAATATAAGCATCTACGATCTACTATAAAGTTTCAAAGTTATCTGCATAGAAAGATACATAATCTTTTTGAGCCTTTTCAAATGCTTCTTTTTCAGTATCTAAAGAAGCAATTAACTATTGACCATTAATATCATTCTCAGGATATTTAGAAGCGGCTGCACGAACACTTGCTTCATAATTAGTCCAAGCATTAGGATCATTAAAATCTAGAGTCGTAGAAGGAACATCACCCATGTCTGTAGTTTCATAGGTATGATCTTTAGAGTAGACACCTTTAGCAGAATCTTCTTTATACTAATCAATAGTATCATTCATTGCGGCTTGGCGTTTACGTTCTTCTAATGCAATCTAAGTTTCTAGTAATGCATTCTAAGCAGTTAGATTTGCAATCTCTTCTTTTTGAGAACTGGTTAAGTCAGCCTGCTTAATCTTAGCTAATTCTTCTAATCTTTCTTTATTGGTTTTTAACTCATCATTATAAGTTTTTAAATTAGCAGTTGCATCTTCAAATTTTTGACTACTTTCAGCAATTTTCTTTCTTGAAGTTTCAGCAGCTTTATTTACTTTATCAAAATGATTAACCAATAAAGCGAGGCCAATACCGACTGCGGTAACGCCTGCAATCACACCGCCTGCTGCAAGACCTGTCAAACCAAATACAGCTAATCCTTTATAAAGAGAGGTAATTGCCATACCTACGCTAGTAATAGTAGATAATAGTCCAGTAACACCTTGAGTTAATTTTTCAGTCCCACTAAGGCTATCATCATTAAGAGCTTTCCAAGTATTCTATACATTTGAAATAGTTGCGGTTAAAGAGGTCAATCCACCAGCAATCTAAATAATACTTTCAATTTTTTGAGGAGTAGATATTGATTTTATAAAACTCTTAAATTTATTATGAGTTTCTTCTATATCATGCTAAATTCTTTCTCCAGTACCTTCTCCACTAGCTGTTAATGCTGCAGCAGTCTAGTCTGCTTCTGTCTCCATACTCCCAAGCATACGAGAATAAGTCGCAGTAATCTTTTGAAAAATTACTTTAAAATCATCTTCACTAAAAAGAGGAACGATATCATTCGCTGAAATATCAGCCATTTCTTTTCCAGTTTTATTTTTAAGATAATTTTTTAATTCTTCTGATTCTGTATTAAATGCTTTCTAATCTACTTTATTAAAAGCATCAGAATTAGAAGTCATTTCTTGATTTAATAAAATTTGAACTTTTAAAAATTCATTAGCAATATCTGTCTTTTTCTTTATTTCTTCCGCAGTTAAAGGAACTGTTGTTAATTCAGTAGAATATGATTTATTAGCAGCATCTAATGCTTCTTTTAACTATTTATATTTTTCTGTTTCTTCAACTAATTTAAGATTTAATTCTTCAATTTTTGAAATATCTAATTGAGGAGAATTATCAATAGAGGTGTTTGCTGCGGTTAACCCTAGATTCTAAGTTGTTGAATGACTTTTTAAATATTTAATAGCGGCTTCACTTGCTTGGTCATAAGCAGCTTTTTCATTTAATAACTCAGTATTAGTTTTTATAATACTATTAGAATAATCCTATTGAGCCTAAGACATTATTCCTGTGAATTTATCACGAGTATAAGCCATTTCAGCAATAGTTTGAGTTTCTTTATCATAAGAACTATTATTTCTAATAGCATCTGAAAATTCTAATCTTGCTTTAGTTTCTTCAATCTATTGTCTTTCAGTCTTTAAATTGTTAATACTAATAGCAATACTACTTGCAATCTACTTACTAAATACATTAGTAGCAATAGCACCAAGATTTAATAAAGCACCCTTACCGCCGCCAATGCTTTGAATCCAATTATCAGTTAGTTTAACTAATACCTTCAGCCCATCAGTAACAGCATTGATGGTATCTGCATCAAGAGTAGAATGATATAGACTATCCCATGCAGTATTTAATTCATTAATATGTGCAGTTGTAGACTCAAGGTAGACATTCTACTGCTTCTGTAAAGTGCCCGCAGCTTTCTGAGATACATTTAATGCAGATTGATACTCTTCCCAGTTATCAAATAGAGCAATTAAGTTATTGTACTGACGAGTACCAGCCATGGTTTGTGCTAGATAAATCTGTTGCTCACGACTTAAATTTTTCCAGTTATTACCAATTTCTTCCATGACTACGCCCAAGTCACGCATTTTTCCTTCAGAATCTAGAACATTGAATCCTAATTCTGCCATTTTACTAGAATAATTACCTAGAGTAGTTTCTGCATCGTCAGCACCAGCCTTAATATCAGCAATACGAGAATAAATAGTCTTTAATGCAGTACCAACAGATGATGCATCTTGACGAGTAGTAGATACGATTGTTGCTAGACTTGCGGTTAATTGGTCAATATTAACACCCATACTAGCAGCACCAGATGCAACCTTGGCCATACCAGAAGATAGTTCTTCCAAATCAGATGCAGTCGCGGCACCAACAGCAGCAAGTTTGTCAACATATTCTTCAGTATCTGTTGCTGCTACTTTAAAGCCATTCCAAACTGCGGTTAACTGCTCTGCCACATCATCAGTACTTTGTCCAGTAACGTTAGAAGCCTTCATTGTAACTTCTGTACGAGCAGCAACTTCATCATCAGATAGACCTTGCTGATAATAAGTTAATGCGGCTTTAGTATAGTCCAAAGTAGACTTGCCCAAATTCTCTGCCGCTTTATTAGCTTTAACCGCAAATTTATCCATCTCATCCGCAGACTAGCCAGTAACAATGCGGATATCATTTAAAGAACTATCAAGTCTTTCAATATAGGAAACCGCGCCAGAAATCTTAGCTGTAAGTGTGTTTACAGCTCCACTAGCCGCATTCCATTTAATAGTATTGCTTAATGTTGTAGCAATATTATCTAAGAAAGTATGAGTTTGTTTTAATTCTTTATTTGTAGTTAGCAAAGAGGTCTATAAGTTTCTAAAAGCATTTTGACCTGTTGTGCCAACTTTATTAAAATTATCATAAATCTATTTAACTGTTAAATTAGACTTAGCTAATTCAGCGTTAAACTTGGTAATATTAACGCTATTAATCTTAGGGTTATAAGCCTTATTAATAGCATTACTTACTTCTGTGGCAACAGAGCGAATCTTCTACATTTCGTCTGTTGAAAAAATACCATTCTATTTAAATTTAGTATTAGTTAGCTTAGAAATTTCTTGCAACTATTTCTTGACTTCATCAAGTTGTTTAGTATCAGTATTAAAGCCAACATCATACTAAATTCTTTTTCTAGTATTATTTGCCATAAACTCCTTTTCCTCCTTGCATTAGTTTAAACATAAAAAAATGCTTCTACTATTTTTATATAATAGTAGAAGCATAAATTTTAATCTATTTTACCCAGTTACTCTCTATTTCCAGTAGCAGCAGCTAATCTCAATACATTCTAATACTTTTCTTTATCAAACCCATCTACCATTTGCGCGGCAGCTTCTGCATTACGAGGAAGATCAGATACGATTTTCTGTACAAGAGCTGAAACACTATGATGATGCGCGGTTAGTCGCTCTACCATGATATTAACCTGAGTCTGAAGCATTTCATATTCTGCTGCAGACATATGCTCAATAACAGCATCAATTAAGCCATTACTTTGCATAGCATCATAGAGTTTATATTCATCTTCCCGCTGCTTCTCAGTAAAAGAAATATTAGTGTACATATAAATTAGATGCAAATGAAAATACATATCCAATTTATTTTCATTATAAATGCCATCTTCTTCTGACTTCTGAAGAGTTAGCATAATAAAATCATACTTATCTGCGGCAGGCAAATACTGAAGAACTTCAATTTCATTGCCTTTAAAATCAAAATGATTTACTGTGGTATCAACCTTAAGGTTCATTTTAGCGTAACTAATTTTATTTGTTGCCATAATTATATTATTAACTCCTTTTATCTCAACTATCTTCTTTTTTATATTATACTTTAATTTTTTGTATTTGTCAAGTTACTTGAAAATAATATCTGTTACATTTTCTAAATTTTCTTGTAAAGCCTAATCAGTAATTTCAGCTAAAGTTTGTGCCATTTCTCTTGCGTTACGAGTAGTACCTGCATATCTAGGATATTCTTTTTTAATCTATTTTACTAACTATTCTGCTGTAATATTTTCCATAGAAATAATAATTTTAGCAGTATTATAATACTGTGAAAGAGAAGGCGGACGCGATCCTGCGGTTTTAATAGCATACTAAATTCCATTACCCGCATCAATATCTGCTCCAAGAACAGCCGCCATACTGTCAACTTTAGTTATGTAATAATTGTAAAAATTCTTAATCTAAGTCTCTAATTGAGACTTACGTTTAATATATTTTTCCTCATTAACTAAAGCTCCTACAAATGCTTCTCCAATATCACCTTTATTATAAACTCGACCAATACCCCATTTAGTTCCTTTAGCATTAACATAAGCATCTTTTGCATTAGAACGCTCTTTCCATAAGATTGCGTGGAAATTAACATTTTTCTATTGTCCAGTATAATAACGCTTTAATGTTTCTTCATATATTGGCGACAGATAGGTAATATTTGTATTTAACTAATTTAATTGTTCCTCAACTTGCAACTATTCTGCTCTTGCTGCATATCTACTTGGTAAACGACCTTCATTAGTTAATTTAGAATATGCTTTTGTTTCATCTAATTCATAAATAAGTTGCTTTTTAGATAAATTTTTACCACTAGTTCTAACCCATAAAGTAGTAACGCTACGCCCAAAAAAGTTATCTAGCTATTCAGCAAAAGTAGCCATTAACTTATATTGCTCTCGAACATTTTTAATATTTTGTTTAACTATGCTTCTATCTATACTAGACAGGTCTCTTAAAGCAATATTATCTAATCCATAGCTATCAATCTTAGTTACAAATAACTAAGCAACTTTTTTTAATGCTTTAAAATCATTAGGTTTAACAAAATATTCATCTGGATTTTCTGCCATTATATCAAGGATAGTATCAACAGTCTCTTGATATAAAGCATCTTCATCTATTTCTATCCCTTTATAAATCATAATATTTCTCCATATAAACAAAAAATAGGGGATACTAATATTAGTATCCCCTATAATTAATCATTTAAGATTATTTACCTTTGGCATTAGATTCGCCAGCTTTTTCAGTAGAATCGCCCGCGGATTCTTTAATATCGAAGCCTGCTGGATGTGGCATTACACTCTCAGCACTTGCATCAACTTCATCAGTATTAGAATCATTAACAATCTGCATTACACATAGAACCTTATGATTCTTATCAAACATAGTATAACCAGGGAATGCATCTAAAGTAAAATCAAAAGTAGATGGATCACCAGTTGCAGCAAAGTTCAAAGTAAAGTTAGACTGAATCTTAGCATTAGGAATAGTTAGAATAACAGGCATATCATAACTATCAGTCTCACGACGGAAATAAGTATTAGCTTCAACATAGAAGTTGCATCCAAAAGAGTCTGCTCGAATCTGAAGCTCAGAAACTTTAGTAGCATCTTTAACTACATAAAAATCAACATAAACTGACTTACCAGCTTCAGTAGCTGCACTTGCAGCATCAGTTTTAGTTAATTTCTTACCTTCTACGGTATAACCTGTTGCAATCTCACCAGTAATAGACTCATCTTCCAAATAGCAAATAAATACAGGAGCAGTGTCATCAATAGTTTCATCTTTCTCTAATACGTCAGAAACATCAATTTCTAGTTTATTATTTGTAGTAGGCTCCTCACCTTCACTAGCAGCAATAGAAATATAAGTAGTACAATATTTACGAACATGGACTTGTTTAGCTTCAGAATTTGCGGTAAATGCACTAGATAGCAATGCTAAACCAATAGGAGAAAGCAAAGCATCAGTAATAGTAAAAGTCAAAGTCTTATCGCCATCCCAAGCAATCAAACGAGAGTTACCACGTCCGCCCTGAGCATAAACAGTAGTAGTAGCCTGCTCTAAGTTAGAAGCAGTTGCTGAATCAATCAAGAGAACAGGCTGACCTTTCGCAAATGTACGACTACCAATTTTAGTGCTAGTTTTAGCCTTAAATACGACATCAGTAATATCGCGTACACCAAATTTCATAGGTATATATCCTCCTTGAAAAAATTATACATGAATATCTTTTTTCCAGTTTTCAGGCTGTTCTTGACTATCAGGCTTACCGCCAGCTAGGATTATCGAAACATGAGAATCCCATTCATCTTTTAAGATAAATCTATCATATTCATCAAAAAGCTAATAAACAGTATAATTAAATAGTTGATTCATATCTTTACTTTCGCCAACAGCTAAAATAGAGATAAACCTTGAAAAAACTGCTATTTTCTCATTTGCGGGTTTCAGCTCTTTCAAGCGCTTATTGCGTTCTTTTAGCTTATCCGCAATCTATTGAGACATTTTACCTTTACCAAAATTATACTCTTTTTCTTTTGATTTTAGACAGAACATATCAGTCAAAATTCTCTAAAAATCTGAAAAATTATCATTGTTTAAGAAATGGGGTTTTTGCTCTTCATCAATTAGCATAATTGCCTATTTAGAGAGCTAAATTTGATATTTCGGAAAAATCATTGTAAGTATTAAAAAAGCACTTTCACCATTTTCCCGCCCCATCTATTTGTCCAACATTATTGACATAATAATATCAAAATTAGATTGTGAAGATAAATTATTTCTGTCCTTTGTTGTTAATTGTTCTTTATCAAAACAAAGTAACGAACAACCTATAAAGAAATTTTCTTCATTAATATATGCAATTTCTCTTATTGTTGGTTGATGAATGTTGACCTCTGCTTTCATAAAAGGTATGTCATTTCCTGATAAAAACAAAAGATCATCATATGTAATCAAGGCTTTTTATCCTCGCTTCCATGAATCGCTTTATAAGTTAAACTATATCCAGCAAAATTCTCATCAAGAATTAATTCTTTCATAGTAACTTTCTAAAGCTAACCAATACCAGATAAGCGGCTACCATTAAGAATTCCATCAATATGGCCTGCAATCATTAAAGGTCTTAATCTAAAATTACCAATATCCCAATAGTCAAGATTAGATATAATATCAAAACTAATAGTATAATCAAGATAATAAGGATTATTAGCATTAGGCATGAAATTATCAACAGAAATAATAATATAACTTTTTACTTCTTCATGCTCAGGAATTTTAATTTTAGGTTCTAGCTTAATATATCCGTCCTATCGTAATTTAGCGAGAGACATTGCATTTATTTTTTGGTTATATAAAGGTTCAGTTTTATTATCTAAACAATCTTTAGTATTAATAACAAGTAAACGTTTTAAATCATCACTAAAAGGTTTACTTGATAAAAATAATTTTCTAAGGATTTCTTCAATATCCTTAGGGCAAGAGAGGAAAGAAGACTAAAAATCTTTAGCTTTCATAATTAAATTAGTTTCTTTTACGGGCATTATTTATCTCCTCTCTTTAGAATGCGGCGATCTAGACATCTAGAGTTACATCATCTACGGTATAATTGCGGTATATAACCTAAAAACCGCTGCATTTTTTATTTGTAATATCTAGTGAAATAGAAGTATCTGTATTTTTAAGAGCTTTTTCTTCACTGTCATTTTCTTTTATAAACCACTCACCGCCAGTTAGATTTACGATAGTATAAGTGACAGTATCATATAATGTAGCTTTTGTGGGGCCATCAATATATGGTTTATCTTTCTCAATTTCTATTTCAGAATCTTTATTTTTTACAGCGTCTTCAATTTCATTATTAAAAGTTTCATTTAAACAAACCTATATCATTCCAGTTCCATAATAAGGGTTCTAACTGGCAACTTCCCATTTTTGTATTTTACCAAATTCATCAGTAATATCTATTTTTGTGAATCTGTGAAAATACTCTGCGGTTTCCTTATTTTTAGTTACAAACATAACTAAGGAATAATTTCCATCATTCCAGTTAATTCCACCTTTTTGATTCCATGGAATATCTGTTTCTACTGGGCCTCTAATGTAAACCCAATATTTATGACCATTAATTTCAATAGTCTATTCGCATAAACGTGCGTTTCCATTAAAATATGCGGCTTCATTTAAATTCTAACTATAAATAATCCAATGAGTATTGTTTTCAATCCAAGTAAAAGTATCTCCTACTTTAATACCAGTCTCTTCTTGTCCTTCAGAAGTTTTTTCATGGCGGCTGACTTCAGGATTAAGACATATATCTTTATACGGAATAGAAAGAATCTAATCATAATAATCCATAGTTTCTTTATTTTTATTCATAAGCGCTCTGAACCTACGTCCATCCGCAAGTTCTGCAGTCATACTTTGATATGAATAAATAAGTGGTTTTGCTAAAGAGTTTCTTTTATCTTGAACTAAGCGGTTTTGAGCAGAGCCGCCGCGATAGTTCAATCTTTTATTTAATGTTTCTATTGACATAGCGACTCCTTTATTCCATTTAGTAAAGACAAACATTCAAAGATAATGCGTCTATATAATGCAAAATCTTCATCACAAGAAAGAGATTTAAGTCCTTTCAATTTACATAATAACTAAAAGAAACTATTCTATTCAGAATTTAATAAATCTCCCATTCCCGCAAGTTCTTCAATAATATTATCTAAAGGTTTTATCCAATCTAAACCTTCTTCTCTATTTGGTAATAGTTTATATATCTAATTAATTAATCTAGTTAAATTATTGCTAAGAGTTTCTTCAGAAATTTCTATTCCATTTTTCAGGTAGAGCATCTTTCAACTCATCTTCAGTAAACATAATTGAGCCAAAAGTAGATTTATATACATTAGTTTCAGAATCTTTTTGGCGTCTTTTATAAAGTCTCTAAAGATGAAAACCTTCTCTTTCATAATCTTTTTTTAACTAGAGTAATTTCTACATATGGTTAGCTTGAGAGGTAAATTTAAAATCACTACCAGAATACTTCATTCTAGTATTTTCAACACTAGCTAGCTATTGCCCTAGCCACTCAACTACCATATATGTTGCAAGAATATTAATTTCTTCTGCGGTTAAGGTGTTTGTAAAAGACCCACCTTCATATAGAATTGCGGGAACTTCTTCCTAACCGCTCTCCACGCCAGTATATTTAACTTCATCAGTAATGGATACTAACTCATATTCAGTTAAATCTACTCTTGGAAATTCAAATTTCTAAATAGAAGATAATAATAATTCTTCCAATAACTGATATGTATCTAATTCAGTTAATTCCATATACATATCATCTGTAATTTTAGATAAAAAGCTATCATAAATATAAGAAAAAGGTGTACTAGTTACATTCGACATAATACACCTCCACTTAATTACTTTACTACATTATATTTTTGAATAGGAGTTGTCTTACGAGTTGGGACTGTATTTTCTGATTTCTGCACAGGTGCAGCACGACGAGCAGAAGTCTTTTCTTTAGCATCTTCTTCTTCAGTTTCATGCTTAATCATAATAGCAGAATTTACGTTAAAGCCAGTTTTATCATAAATAGCTTTACGCTTAGAAAGATCATTAATTTCTTCTTTTACAGCAATATCCTTAATCATATCAATAACTCCTGCGGGAGCAAAATCAAGACAATCCTGTAATTGAGCAAGAGTGCCAGAGCCAACCAGTAATTCACGAACTTCATTTTCAGTATAATAATACTCTGGTTCAACATCGCCCAATAGCTCATTTACTGCATCACTGTTATCAATCTGCAAACAATTTCTAATAATATAATCACCGCCAGGCAGATAAGATAACTTACGAAGTTCTTCCATAGTAACTTCCTTAGTTTCTCCCTTCTGGTACTAACGTTCAATGCGTAAATCTGGCACAGTATATCCAACGCTGCCAGCATCTCTATTTGTGACTTTAATCACAGTACTTTTATCCAACATATTCAATTTATCTCCTTTTATCTCATATAAAAAAAATGGGGAGATAATAACCTTATTAAATTATTATCTCCCCATACAAGTTATCTATATTTAATTAGCGAGTTAAGCTAGAGTTCTTATAGACACAGATGTTATTGGTTACGATAGTACCAACACCAAACTTCTTGTACATCTGGATTTCCATAGACTGATCACGGTTAGTGATATTCTGAACAATAGTCTGACCCTCAAAAGCAATCTTAACAGGCTTCTGAGCACCAGTAGGAATAATCCAAGCATAAGCAGGATCAATAACCTTCTTACTATTGGTCTCATCCTCATAAGACTGATTCAGAACAATAACCTGATGACCCTTATAGTTGCCAAGATAACCATTGTTCCACTTCTGATCCTTCATAGCATCAGAAACCCAACCAGTTGCAGGAACCATAGTAGCAGCAAATTCATAAGTGCAGTAAATAACTGCCTTACCATAAGAATCAGCAATACTAATCAGTCGATCCATCTCAGCTTCCTTGAAAGCAGTATCAGTATGAACATTTGCGGCAGGCAAATTAGTAACAGTAGCCTTCAAAGCACGCTCAATCTCCAGATAAACTGCCTCATCTAGGCCCTCATAAACAATATCTAGAACATCAGACATCTGAACACGACCATCTAGGAACTCTTCAAATGCAATCTGAGCAGCTCCACCGAATGCACTGGTCTTTACTTCGAAGCTCTTGCCATCTAGCTTGAAAACTTCGTAAATACCATTCAGACCAACCTTAGTAATAAACTGCTTTGCACGACGCTTAGCCGCAACAGTAATCTTCTGAGTGAAGATAGGACGATCGCCCTGAGCAAAATTCTGAACTTCAGCAAAAGCGCCATACTGCTCAAGAACCTTCTTAGGAAGAACATCATCAATAGTCTGAGCCATCAGAGAGAAAATAGTGTTCTGATTAGCCTGGAACTGGTAATAATTACCATTACCGCATAGCTCATTCAACTCTGAGCGAAGAGTATTATTCAAATCAGCATAGCTAAAAGACTCATTCTTACCATCAATATTGAAAGAATAAGAAGTCATAGAAGTCGGATTAGCATTTGCAGTTGCCTTGGCAAGAGCCAAAAGATTTTTAGTATCTAAAGCCATTATTCTTTTCCTCCTTCTTTAAATTAGCGAATACGCTGAACTTTTACTGCAGGCTGGCCGTCAGGCATAGTAGTAACCTTAGCAACCTGCCATAGCATGGTCTCAGTTGCGGCAGCTTCCTTCTCAACCTTCTCCAAGAAGCCCTTTGCATTAATCTTTAGCAAATCTGTAGCGGCTAGTTCAACACCAGCATACTTAGCTTTACCATCGGTATTACCAGCACCAACACAGTTAGTAGTAAAAATATCACCAACGTTAGTCTTAAATACACGAGGAGTCATCTGACCAGGGAAAGGACCAAGACCGTTATGAGTAATTTCCTCATCGCCAGGAGTATAGTGATCCTTAATCAGAGCAAAATCCTTATAAGTCTCTCTCCAGAAGTCATCATACAGCTTAACTTCATTGTAAACCAACATCCACTCACCTTCGCCAGTAAAGTCACAAACGCCAGCAGCGTAATCATACTTTACGAACTGACCATTCTCAAGAATGTCAATATCAGACTTGGCAGGAAGCTGTGCATAAATCTGTGCGGTTCTCTGGGCAGACAGATGATTAGGCTCTACCTGACCAAAACCAATTCTACTAATAGTAGCCATAGTTTATATTTCCTCCTTAAACCTTATGGGCGTCGCGAGTATTCTTCAAAGCACTAAGCCAAGCTGGAACACTACTATCCCCATTATCATTTAAATTAAATGTCATTGAAGGATTTTCCTTCTTCTCTGTCTCATCTTCATTTGCAGCGAAACTAACTTTCTTCTCAAAGCAAACAACAGACAGATTCTTTTTAATATCATCATAAGAATAAGTGTCAAAATGTTCATTTACATCTGCCTTATCCTCATCAGACAACATATAAAAACTATCAATTAGCTCTTTCTTCTTAGCATCATCAATAGACTTCTTAAAAGCAGTTAACTCTGTACACTGTGCAGTCAAAGCATCAAACTTAGTCTGCAATTCAGTGAACTTAGTCTGAAGATCTTCATGCTCAGCAACAAGTAGGTCATACTTTTCTGCTTTCTTCTTATCTTCATCATCTGCGGGCTTCTAGTCTTTCTTGCCTTCATCCTCAGATGCAGGTTTCTTTTCACCTTCGTCATCCGCATTCTTACTATCATCTTCGCTATTGTCATCCTTTTTCTTAGGATCATCCTTCTTAGCAAAGCTAGTATCTGCTGAGCCTTCTGTATTATTATTATTTTCTGCGGGATTTACTGAATTAGAATTGTCCCCATTTTCAGAAAAATTTGTAGCAGGCTTGCCTTCATCCATTGCTGGATTAGTGGTATTATCTAAAGCCATGTTCTATCCTCCTTCTGATACAATCTTCTTCAAATCTTGCATCATAGTAAATAATGTTTGAGTAAAACTATCATCCATCTTAGTGAAATGAGTACTTACATCAGGAGCAGTAACACTAGCACCCTCAAAGCAAGGCTCAACGTCTTCACCTAGAATACACAGTTTTGTAAAAATTGCGTCATTAATAATGAAAAAGTCTACACCTGTATTAACATTTGTTGACCATTTTCCATCAAGAGTATCATTATCTAGTTCCATAGACTGCGGGCGACCATTACCTTCAATCGCCTTTTTAGCTTCTTCGAATTGATGAGTCCAAAGATAACCAGTAGTCATAAGATACTCTCGAGTAACGCTATTGCCAAAATCATCTTTATCTTCAAATTTTTGGAACCAGACTTTTGCATCAGGAGCCACAAAGCCATAAGGTTTTGTTAAACAATTAAACTTGATACCTTCATCATCAATAACCATTTGCTGACCATGATCTGCAAAGTCATCTTTCTCAGTCTTGAAGTATCCAACAATCGGGGCTCCCCGCAAAGTTTTAGCCATATCAGTAGCTACTTCTTTTGTAATATAGCTATGATTTCTATTTTCTCCAAGATATAAAACTTTAATATCACAACTTGACATAAATGGATTAATATCCATAGGTTGTAAATTAATAAATTCTGGAGAATCTATTGTTGCTACACTAATATGCATTATTTATCTCCTTTCTCTTATTTTGCACTTTCTCTATTTTGCATTGTCTTTTCAGTAACGGCTTCTCCCTAAGATTCCTTAGTAGGTCTACCATTACCATTATCACTAGCATTATTTCCATTATTTTTATTTTCACTATTACCACCATTTCTCTGCTTAATAGCATCAGCATTCATAGTACTAGACTACATAGGTGGAATAAAAGTAGAAACAAGGTCTAGAATATCATTTTCAAAATGAGCAGTTGCTAAAATAGAACTCTGAGATTGACCTAAAGCAATTTGTGGCAACATTTTAGAATAACCTAATTGAGTCTGCTCCTTATACATTTTAGATAAGTCTTTATAATTATAAATAGTTGTGCCCAAAATTTGCACTTTATAATAAATTTTTTTAGGACTCTTATTAAAGTCTTTAATTAGAATATTAAGGAATTGTTCAAATTGCTGAACAAGATTATACATTGATGCTTCATCATTTAAGATAGACTTTTCAAGAGCAATATTACCATCAGTGTTAAATTGCATCTAAGAAATACCAGCCTAATCATAAATAGCTGATTTAACTCTATCCATACTTTTATCATCTGCATTTGTTGCACTTGTACTATGCATATCCGCAACTTCAACATCTGCAAAAGTAGTAAGAACATCAATACCAATAGCACGACCAAGCATACGAACCGCATTATTATGTAGTTCTCTTGCTTCATCTACATCAAAGATTAAATCACCATTTTTATCCATTGGCATCTTTTGAATAATAATCTTCAATAACTATTGTTCCATCTTTTTTCTATCCAATCCCTATGCTTCATCAAGAGCAATAATAGAAGGAATAACAGAGATAAAAGCTGGAAAATCTTCTCCATTAATATTAAATTTTATAGCACTCTCAGCATCTAATAAATACCATCCTGAAGTATCTCCTGCAAAATCTGGCGGTAACTTATTTTGTTTATATAAAGCATAACCTTTTTTAAATTCTGGCGGGAATACTTCTAGCATTTTTTGCTTTTGAGCGGCAGTGCTAAAATAGTCATCAAAGAATCTCATATTAAATTCAACAAGTGGCTATCCTGTCGCCGCAGTAAAACGAGAGCGGCAATACTTAGGTGGAAGCTCCTAAATAGTAGGTCTATCCGCATTTTTTGTGATATAACCATAATAAGCACCATTTCTTAGTACCTTAAGAGCGGCTTCACCAAAGAATTTTTTTGCTCCAAAATTATCAAGATACATTAAAGTTTTATTGAAGCCATCTAATACTTTCTCATCTTTAGCTGAATCTGAATTAATATAAGGAGTAACATACCAATCATATCTATACATATATGCCATATAACGACATAATCTATTATAGATACCACTTGTCTTATAATAGAAATTTGATATATCTCGCATTAGGTTATAATCACTACGCTAAATAGCATCAAGAACTACTTTCTTGTCACCAAAGCGAGGATTTGCTTTCTTAAAATCACCTAACTCATAAATTGCATCTTCAACTTTCTTAGTGCCAATTTGCACCTTAGAAAAGTCTACTGGAACAAAAGGATTAATATTTTCGGTGTCTGCTGGAGTCATAGAAAAACCTTTTTTCTTGATTTCTTGTACTCTATTTATCAAGTATGACACCTTACCTTTCTAAATTAGTATATCACAAAATTTCTTTCTAGTCAACTTTTATTTAAAAACTAGCATTTTTATTTAATACCCAGCCGCACGCATAATATAATCATAGTTCATGCGGGCTTCATCTGTATAAGGAATAATTACTAGTTTTAATCCATGTTTATCACAATAAACTCGCTTCTACATATCATTATACTGTTGTTTCCGCAAGCCTTCAAACCCGCCAAATTTACTGCGAGGTTCATAATGCTAGATTCCTTGAAATTCAATTAAGAAATCTATGTCTTTATTGTCATCAAAAACACAAAAGTCAAAACGTAAAGGATGACCAGAAGAACTTACTAGGTCTGGAAAAGTGTACTCTTCTTCAAAATCAAGACCAGCCATCTTAAGGATTTCTTCAATCTTAATTTCACCTCTTGAAGCTCTCATACTCTTCCTCCTTTCTGTTTCTATTTATATATTAAAAACTCTTTCTATGAATTTTTATTTTTTGTCCTTATTAAGTAAAGAACATAAAATCTGTTATGCGGGATGCCTTATGCTTACGACGTTTTTCTTCTTCTAACTTAATATAGTACATACCATATTCAAAAGCTGAGAACTTATCCTTCTTAATACCGCGGGAAGACTGCTTCAAAATGATATTAACGCCTTCATTCTCTTCTACCAAGTTGAGCATCTATTCACGAAGAATTGTAGTCAAAGTAAATGGTTTCAAATGCTCTGCTCGTTTATCAGCATCCATCTATTGACCAACCTTAGTAGACATTAATTTAACTTGAGCCTAATTTTCATCAATTAAGAATTTAATCCGTCCGCTAGCAAGCTAAGTCTAAACATAAGTATGCGCTTCAGTATTAATAGGTGCATTAGCTTTCATTAGATACATAGCATTTTCTTCAACATCAGCACCACGAATCTTTTTGTATAAATCATTTGTATCTGCGGCAGTACCTCCTGAGACACCAAAGGCTGGAAGTTCATCGCCAGTTTCATTGTCAATCTATACTTTTGTCATAAAATCAACTAGACCAACACCTAGACCGTTAGCATCAATAACAATCTATCTAGCTTTATATTTATAATAAAGTTTTTTTAGATTAATAGCCTGAGCTTCAAAATCTTCTTCTTCCCAAGTATAAATATTAACTAATGATTTTAATGCTGAGCCTTGCGGTTGCGGAGTTACCTTGATGACACATACCTCAGTTGTACATCCGATACGACCAACGTCAACACCAAGAATATAATATGCATTTTTAGATGAACGTCCACTAGATTCATACTCAGGCTGTAATAATACTCTATATTTATCAAATGTTTCAGCAGAGAAGAATGCATTTTCTGCATCGCCAGACCATTCAGATTCATATTCTCTTGAGAATGAAGAATCATTATAAGTGCCATCTAATTTTAAGTCTTGAACGAAACTCTTACTTAATAGTTCTTCCATAACTGGAATTTTATAAGTACCGCCCAAGATCATTGCTTCGCCTGGATTTAGTACCTATTTGACAAGGGTCTCAATTAGCTTTTCATACGCAAATGAGTTCTTCCATCCAGCGGTCGTAACATAAATCTGAGATTTATTAGTGACTTCTTCTTTATGGCGGGTACCGTCTGGAAGCCGACGGTCGACGTTCATAGTAGGAATGATAACTTCGTTTAATGTATCCTAGTCAACCAAGATACACTCCTCAATTAATCCTCCAACTCGACGCTGACCACGAGATGCCTATGTAGCAGCTAGAATGTTAAGTTTACTTCCATTTTTAAAGATATATTCAACAGCATTCTTAGAAGTTTTAGATTGTCCTCTATCCCAGTTAATTTCATTTTTCAAACCAGGAATTAACTTACACAACTCCTCAACTTTACTTTTTGTAATACTTGCGGCTTGCTCTTTACCGCCAGTAGTAACGAATAAGTCAGAACCAGGGAATAAGATACAACGTAACATTAAAATCAAAACAGATAGGAATGACTTAGAATAAGCACGCGGAAAAGTTGCATAAACTTGACGATGCCGCATAGCTGCTCGTAAAAATACTCTTTGATAAAAGAATAAATGTAAAGTTTCTGGTCCAGCATTGTCTCCGCCGCAAAGAAAGTCAACAAAAATGTCAGGGTACTCACGCCAAAAGGCTACATATTGTCGCAAAACAGGAATACAAGCCTAAATACGTTCTTCAGTTAAATCCTATTTTTTTAGCTCTTTTGAATCTGCAAGAGCCAATAAATCTGCAAGTGCCATTAGATATCCTCCTCAATCGCATTATTATCTCTACGACGCTGAGCAAAGACACTCTTATAGAAATCTTCATGGTCTTGATCAGTGAGCTAAGTATTACCAGTTTCCTCATCATGCTCCATCTCTTCATGGATTTTCATTTTCTTCAACTGAGTTTCAATCTATTGACCTAAGCCTAAATCTTTAGTAACTAGATTATAAACATATTTGTTCATATCCGCAAGAGTCTAATCAACTTTATCTTGAGGGATATTAGTTACATAACGAGGAATGAAGCCTTGTTTCTCACACATCAATACTAATTCACCAACAGAATCAACAGCATCAGATTTGCCTTCTTTATTCTGTGCGGCTGTCCATTTAGAACCTTTACGCAAAGAATCATAAACACGAGATAGCTTTTGAAAAGTGTCATAATCTCCTGCATCTGCCGCCTAATTCATCTTTAAATAAGTTTTACAAATAAGAATTAAAGCACTCTCAGAATCAGAATCATTAATAGTGAATGATTTCTTCATATCTGTATATTTTTGTTCTAAAGTAACCCACTCATCAGGTTTATAAAGTCTACCCCACTTCATTGCAAGATAGATTTTATCTTCTTGAGTTAATTGTGCGGCAGGATCAGGGAGTTCAGACTAATCAATATAATTTTCTTCACGGAAATAATTATTTGCTCCAACAACATCTTGTTGAGGTAAGTTGTTGATATATTCATCATTCTAACTTTCTGTACTCATATAGGTAAGATACTCCGCATCTGAAATCTCACCATTTTCATGCCGCTCTTTTAAATCTTTTTCAAATTCTTTTTTTTCTTCTTCTTTTTTAGCTGCTTTTTCTCCAGCTTCCTCTTGAAGTCTTTCAGAATCAGCCCAACCATAATCTTTCCATTGCTTTAGCTTCATCTTAGAAAGATATTTACCAAAAACAGACATACCATTCATCTTTTTTGGGTCTTTATTATAAGCTCTATCTCTTAATACATTCCATTCACCAGGGATGTAAGGAACATCCATTTTTTCAAGAGCCCAAAGAAAAGTACTTGGGTCAAAATTATCAATATGCGCGGTTAAACATTCTTTACAAAGGTCTGCTCTTCCGCCACTCTTCATTGTATAGAAATTTTCTTCTTTAAGTTTGCGATTACATCTAGCACAAACTTTATATACACCAGAATATGTAGGCATAAATACTAACCTCCTTTTCTTTTATATACTTTTAGCAAGTCTTTTCTTGCGACATTTCGTCCATAGAAAATTTAGGAATTTTAGCATTTCTACATTCTTTACAAATACTATACCAACCATCTTTACTAGAATTATTGCGAGAGAAAAAGCGATTATGTGCAAGTTTCACTTGACCACAACGGCCACATTTCTTCCATTTACCTTTTTCTTGAGTAGTATAATACCACATGATATAATTCTCTTGTGCCTATTCCGCCAATAGCTTAGGAATCTTATTACGCCAAAGACAAGATATATATTCAACAGAATGCTTAATATGATGGTCTCTAAAGAGCAAAGATTGAATTTCTGCATTAGCTTTACCATCAATTTTATAAATCAAAAGGTCATAATAAAGTGGGTATTTATCTTTTAAAGTCTATTCAATTAGGCGGTCAAGGTCTTCCATCATATAATATCCATCACTATTAAATACACCCCAAGCATTTTCTTTTAATTTAGAGTAATTACATAAAAGTGCAGAAATATGTTTAGGATTAAAGAAAGAAATAATACCATCACTTGATACAGTTCCATCATCATTAATTGTAATATGTTCATCAAAATCAATCTGATTAAAACCTTTAAATACATTCATAACATGAATAGGTTTTCTAAACTCATTTTTAAGAACATACTAATCTTGCCGCATTTCAATAATCTATTTCTTTAAAAGAAATTTACGCTTGCCGCGGGCTAACTTTTCCTATTCTTCAAGCTATTGAATATTATCACGCAATTCTTTAAGTCCTGGGATTTCATCAATATCAGCTTGAGTAATTTCATTTTTTGGCGTAAACAGAATATTTTTTCCTAAATCGGAAATCATTCCATAAATACCATCTTCTCCATTTTCTAGCTTAGCTACAAGCCCTTCATAAGAAGTTTCTCGCTTATTAATTGTAACCATTCGATTTGGAGTAAGAGTCTTTTTTCCTCTTCTCTCCTCTTTATCCATAGCAAATACAATATAATCCGCTAAAATCTCCAAATACTTAGGTGTAAGTTGTTCAGGCGGAGTCTCCGCAATAATTTTTGTCACTAAAGCATTACGTTCTTCTTTTGTCTAAAGAGAATAATCTAACTTAGTAGAAGATTTTTTAGTCTCTGTCTCTGTTAAGTCTTCAATTCTCTAGTCTACATAATCTAAATCATTTGAGGGATCTTCTTCATCATCCTCATCTTTTAGTACTAGATTTTTATTATTATAAGCGTCATCCATATAATAAAAAATCTCCTTTCTTCCTTTTTATTTCTAGTATATCATATTTTTTTCAGTAATTCAAAAATTTGCCCATTGATAACTTTATAAAAAAATGTTATAATAAATTATCAAAAGAAAGAAGGAATAAATATGACACTTACCCCACTTGGTTCAGCATCTTTGCTTTCTGATTTAGCTTGGAATGACCATTGTATTTTAGCTCATATTTCTGACCCATTTAAAACAAAGACTGTTCATTCTGAAGTAGAAGCTCAAAAAATTGAAAAGCAAGGTTGGGTTGTTGAACGTCCAAAAGAAGAGGAAGATTGGATCATTAATGGAAAGCATATGTGGAAAGCATATTTTCCATATACTGAAGAACAAAAAAAAGAATATGAAGAACATAGATTTCTTTTTCGCTATTTTTGGATTGTAAATAATTACAATATTCAGTTAGCTAAAGAATGGGAAAAGATGAATGGTAAAGATGGTCTTACTGTTCAAATTCCTTTTTGCTTAGATGATAATTGTCAATGTTCTATGGAATGTGATTGGTTTTTTCGCGGTTGTCATTGTACTCCTATGATTATAAATTATTTTCAACAGCAAAAAGATTATTATAGGAAGGAAGAGCCTGATGAAATTTGATATTCAGCATTTTCGATTTAATCATGCGCGAACCGCAGATATGTTGCGCTCAATGAATTGGGTTAAAGAAGCGTGTGAATATTGCGGCGAGAAGATTACTGAAGTTCGTATGGGTCTTCAATTCGATGCTGATATTTGTCTCGTCTTTTGGGACGGAAATCAATCTGGTGAAGATTGGGAAGCAATTCAGTTTTGTCAGAAACATGCGATTAAAGTAGTTTATTTTCCTGCGGCAGATGTAGAAATTCCGGGAGAGCTAAATACCGCAAGATTGGAACAGTTTATTAAAAAGCAGGTGTTAAAATATTATGGTTAATATTATTTTATTTTTTATTATATACATTATTATGAGTTTGGTTGCAGCCATTGTCCTTGCAACTATTTTAACTGGACTTTTATATTGTATCTGTTGGATTATTGCCTTTGTTGATGAATTTATCAATAATGAATGGAAGGATAAAAAATGATTAAGTGGCTAATTAATAATTGGACTTGTATTTCAATTTTTATTGGAATTGGTTTCATGTATTTTTTCGTTTTTGCAATGTGTAGTGTTTCACATGAAGCAGATGAACGAACTGAAAATGATATTGCAATGATGCGGAAGACTTCAGCTCGTGAGCGCGATGGAGCTACTGATCCGCACGATATGGGAGGAATTTAATGATTTACGCACGAGGTATTGATATTAGTCAGTTTCCTGATGGAACTCCGCATCTGAAAGAGAATCCATCTATCACGATGGATGGTTTTGTAAGTTGGCATTATCATGATATGGGTGAATTTCCTATCGTTTGTATGCTTGGTGAATACATTAAGAGCCGCGGTTATAAACCTGTTCTTTATATGCCTTATATTCCTAATGCTCGAATGGATAGAGTCCATAAGGGTGATGTTTTTACTCTTAAGTTTTTTGCTAAAATGTTAAATACAGCAGGTTTTGCAGAAATTCATGTTCTTGATGCTCACAGTGATGTTTCTGTTGGATTACTGGATAATTGTATTAATTATCAGCCTATTGTAGCAATTAAGAAAGCTATTATTCTAAGTGAACCTGATTTCATTTATTTCCCTGATGCTGGTGCAATGAAACGTTATGAATCTATTATTCATAAGTGCTGTGATAAGCCTGTTCTTCATGGAAATAAAATTCGTGATTGGAGTACTGGCGAAATTGAAGGACTAGAAGTTGTTGGGGGAAAAATTCTTAAAACAATGATTCATCCAAAAGTCCTAATGATTGATGATATTTGTGCTTATGGCGGCACTATGTATTATAGCGCAAAGGCTCTGAAGGATGCTGGTGCAGGTGATATTGATATGTATATTACTCATTGTGAGGATAGTATTCTTGATCGCAATAAAGGTAAAATCTTCACTGATGAACGATTAATTGAGACTGTTTATACTACTGATAGTATTCTTACTAAGAAAAATGCAAATATTTTTACATTTCCTGCAGAACAGAGTATGATTGCAGATTGCAGAATTTAAAGAGAGGTACAAATTTTATGAATATTAATCCTATGCTAATGTGTGATTTTTATAAGACTACTCATGCTCAGCAGTTTCCTGAAGGAACTACTAAGCTGGTGAGTTATTTTACTCCTCGAATGAGTCGTTTAGATGGCGTTGATAGTGTTGTTGTCTTTGGCATTCAGGCTTTTTGCAAGAATTATCTGATTGATTATTTTAATGAAAATTTCTTTAATCAGCCTGCGGATAAGGTAAAGGCAGAGTACCAGCATGTGCTTGATAACACTCTCGGCTCTGCTGCATATGATATTAATAAGATTATGGCTTTGCATGATTTGGGGTATCTGCCTGTTGAGATTCGTGCTCTGCCTGAAGGCTCTCTGTGCCCTATTCATGTACCTTTTCTTGAGATGAGTAATACTCATCCTGATTTTGCATGGGTTCCGCAGTTTTTGGAGTCTTTTATGAGTTCTGAGCTGTGGCATCCTATGATTTCTGCAACTGTTGGTTCTCTGTACCGTGATATTGTTGATAAGTATTATGATATGACTGTTGAAGATGACGTTCCTCATGCAAGAGCTCTAGGTGACTTTAGCTTTCGTGGGCAGGAATGTATGCAGTCTGCTATTAAATCTAGTGCTGGTTGGTGCCTGAGCTTCCTGAATACTGCAACTGTTCCTGCAATTCCTTACCTTGAAAAGATATATAATTGTGATTGTTCTAAGGAGCCTGTGGCCTTTGGTGCAATTAGTACTGAACATAGTGTTATGTGTTCTAATGCGGCGGTTGATGGAGATGAGATTTCTTTTGTTCGTCGCGCGCTGACTCAGCTATACCCGCATTCTAGCTTTTCTATGGTTTCTGATTCTTATGACTATTGGAATATGGTTGATAATATCCTGCCGCAGTTGAAGGATGAGATTTTGAATCATGATGGTACTCTGCTAGTTCGTGGTGATTCTGGTAATCCTGTTGATATTGTTACTCAGACTGTTTATCATTTGTGGGATATTTTTGGCGGAACCATCAACAGCAAAGGTTATAAGGTTCTTAATTCTCATGTAAAAGCTCTGTATGGTGATTCTATTACTATCCAGCGATGTGAAGCTATCTATAAGGAACTGGAAAGTAAGGGCTTTGCTGCCAATAATGTTAGTCTTGGTGTTGGTTCCTTTTCTATGCAGTGTATTGAACAGGATGGCATTCTAAAGCCTTTTACTCGTGACACTTTTGGTATGGCGGTTAAGGCAACTTATGGAGTCATTAATGGTAAGGAAGTTCCTATCTTTAAGAATCCTAAGACTGATACTGACCATTTTAAGAAGAGTCTTAAGGGTCTGTGTAATGTAAGTTTTGATACTAAGACTATGCAGTTCATTTATAAGGATGGATTGAATCAGGAACAGTGGAATGCTATTGAATCTTTTAATTGGCTTGATACTGTTTATAAAGATAGCCAAATGATTGAAGAGCAGAGTTTGAGTGAAATTCGAAATCTGCTAACCGTTTTTAAAGGTTTTGTTAATGGAGAGGAACATACGTTTTAATGATAGAAGTAAAAATTGGTAATGTTTTTGATACTGATGCTAAATATATTTGTCATCAGGTAAATTGTAAAGGTAAGATGGCAAGTGGAGTTGCCAAAGAAGTTAGAGAACGTTATCCTAATGTCTACTGGGAATATATGAGTATTTGGGAACGGTCTGTTGGACTTGGTACATCTCTACTGGGATAGGCTCAGTTTATTAAAGTTGAACCCAATAGAATCATTGTAAATTGTTTTGCTCAAGACAATTATGGTTATGATGGCGGACAGTATACAAATATCAAAGCTTTAAAACTCGCACTATCTGTAGTTGCCGCAATTGCAAAACAAGACAATAGTAAAGTAGCTATGCCTTATAAGATTGGTTGTGTGCGGGGAGGCGCAGATTGGAGCGTCGTTGAACCTATGATTGAAGAAATTTTTAAGGATGTTCATTGTGAACTCTGGAAGCTAGATTAAATAATGTAAAAGGGTAAATTGAATAATTTACCCTTTTATTTTTATAAAAAATATGGTATAATAAATTATAAGATAAATAAAGGAGATTAAGAAATATGATTAGACCTTATAGTTTTGATGCAAAGAAGACTAAGGATGAGATTGTAACTTGGATTCGTAATTACTTTCGTAAGAATGGTTCTGATTGTAATGCAGTTATTGGCATGAGTGGCGGTAAGGATTCTACTATTGTTGCTGCACTGTGTTGTGAAGCTCTTGGCAAGGATCGAGTTTTTGGTGTAATTATGCCTAATGACACCATGAAGGATAACGATATTGCGGCAGAAATCTGCGAGTATCTTGATATTGATTATATGGATATTAATATTGGTAAGGCCTATGATAGTCTGACTAATGAACTTGCGGCTAATGATATTGAACTTAGCTCTAATGCTGCTACTAATCTGCCTGCCCGCCTTCGTATGGCAACTCTATTTATGGTTGCTCAGAGTGTAAATGGTCGAGTTGCTAATACCTGTAATTTTAGTGAAGATTATGTTGGTTGGGCAACTTTGTTTGGTGATGGCGCAGGTCAGTTTAGCCCTCTGGGTAAGTTGACTGTTACTGAGGTAAAGCAGATTGGCTATGAGCTGGGTCTTCCTAAGAAGTTTATTGAGAAGATTCCTGCAGATGGTCTTACTGATAAGAGCGATGAAGATAACTTTGGTTTTACTTATCAGTTCCTTGATCGTTACATTCGAACTGGAGATTTTGGTAACGACACAGCTACTGCCGCCCGCATTGATAAGATGCATGATGCCAATACCTTTAAGCTGTTGTCAATGCCTATGTATAATCCTAATTGTAATTGGGAGTAAGGAGTAAAAATGCTATTAAAAGCAAAACCAGTAGTTGAAGCTATTGAATAGGAGAATAGTCTTATTTTAACTCCTGCAAATAAGAAGTATTTAAATCTTGCAATTGTTGAAATTGGAAGTTCTGACAGCAATGAAGGATATTTGAATAATATTATTAAACAATGTCATAAACATAATATCGGCTATCAAATTTATTCTTTTCCTGAAGATGTTACAAAAGAAGTTGTAGTAAAAGCTGTTAAAAATATTAATAATAATTTACAAGTTGCAGGATGTATTTTTATGCAGCCCTTTCCAAAAGGTATAAGTATAGATTACATTAAGCAATTTTTTAACTCTGCTATTGATATAGATGGAATTACAGAGGATTCTATTTTCTCTCTTTTCTATCCTTCTGAAGATAGTTGTGGCTATGCTCCATGTACTGCAGAAGCCTGTATTAGAATTTTGAAACATTATGAAATTCCTCTTGATGGTGCTCATGTTGTTATAGTTGGAAGAAGTATGGTTGTAGGAAAGCCCGTTGCAATGCTTTTGGATAAAGAAAATGCAACAGTAACGCTATGTAATTCTCATACTAAAAATCTTCAAGAAATAACTAAGTCTGCGGACATTGTGATTGCGGCTCTTGGTAAGAAGAATTTTTTGACTAAGGATTATTTCTCACCAAATCAAACTGTGATTGATGTTGGTTTCCATTGTGATGAAGATGGTATTTCAGGTGATGTTGATAAAGAAGTTGCTGATTATGTAAAGAATATTACTCCAGTTCCAGGCGGCGTTGGATCCGTAACAACCGCAGTTCTTATGAATCATCTTTATAAATCAGCTAATAAAACTTGTACTTTAAAAGGAGAGGTATAATGAAGATTCTTATTGTTGTAGATATGCAGAATGATTTTGTTAATGGATGTCTCAGTACACCAGAAGCAAGAGAGATTGTGCCTGCGGTTGTTGATAAGGTAAAGAATTGGGATGGGGCGGTTTTATTTACTCGCGATACTCATTTTGACAATTATCTCGAAACTCAGGAAGGCAAGAACCTGCCAGTTCCACATTGTATTCAGGGCACTCATGGCTGGGATATTATTGATGAATTGAAGCCTTTTGTAACTGATGGCAATACTTTTAATAAGCCTACTTTTGGTTCTACTCGCTTGATGGAATATTTTAATCCTGATACTGATTGTATTTGGAGTTATAATTCTGATTTTGGTGGGCTTGATATTGAAAGTATTACTTTGATTGGTGTTTGTACTGATATTTGTGTTATTAGTAATGCAATGTTGCTAAAGGCAGAAATGCCTGAAGTTCCTATCATTGTTGATGCTTATTGTTGTGCTGGTGTTACTCCTGCTAGCCATGCAACCGCACTTAATGCAATGAAGGCTTGTCAGATTAAAGTTGAAAATATTGTTGATAGAGTCCTTGAGATTTTTGAAAAAATGGCAAAAGCAAGCAAAGGAGATTATCGCAAATGAACAGAACTACTAATCCTGAGTTTAATAAACTCCTTGAAAATTATGAAAAATTTGCAGAAGCACTAAGAGAAGAAGATCCTAATGTAACTATTTCTAAAGAAGAACATCAAAAGCTAGTAACTGATAGACTCGCTTTTGGATTTGATAGTATTTATTTTAGATATGCCGCGGCAGTCGATGAGCTAGCGCGCTATAAGGCTAAGGATCCTGCAAATATAGGAAAAGATTTTTTAAATTGGGCTAGTTGTCAGAAAATGCACTTTTATCACGTGCTTGAGCAACTAACTGGCGCACATGAACTTGAAACTAATCAGAAAAAAGATAAGGATGATAAATATGGAGCTTAAAAATACTATTGCAGCAATGGTTAGTAGTGACTATAAAGCTAGGTTTGCCGCAGAATATTGGCAAACTAAAATTAGATATGATAAACTGCATGATATGATTACTTCTTATGATGCGGGGATTCTTAATTTTGAACCAACTTGTAGTATTAGTAATCTGAGAGCACAAGCTCGTTGTATGGGTCAATATCTTTATGAGCTTGAAGTTAGAGCAAAAATTGAAAGTATTGATTTGAAGGCTTACGGTCAAGAGATGGAAGATACTGAAGTTGATATTGTTGAAGATGATTAGTGCAATTTTAAATCATGCAGTATGACATTATAGGAGAAATAATTAATGAAAAAGAATAAAATCATTGCTCTTATTCTTACTGTTGTTTTTATTTTGATGTCTTTTACTTCTTGTGCTTCCTTGGATAGTTGGGTTCAAGGAGTAAAAGGTAGCATTGTTGGTGCTGAATATAATATTGAATTTTATGATAATCTTGGTAGTAAGTTTATGACTGCTCATGGTAAAAAAATTGATATGGAAGCTGACACTGATTCAGAAGGTAATATGTCTTCTGTAATTAATATTACTATTGATGGTCGGCAAATGGTTTCTTGCGGTAGCACTGCTATTTTTGCAGAAGCTGGACTCAATAGAGAAGTTGATTTTAGTGCGAATAAGGTTGAGGGAAATGATGCGGGAAGCATTACCTCTGTGGCGACATTGATCAACGGTTACCGCAACGCATTTGGCAAGCCTATGGTACTTGTTATTCAGTCTCAGCTTGGTGTGCCTATTTGCGCTTACAGCGGAGATAATGTATACTGGGAAGTTTGTGATGACTTGCCTAAAACTACTAAGCTAATGATTGATGGCAAGGCAATTTATGTACATCGCGCTAATTTTCAGATCATTGATTTAAGTTTGCTGTAAGGAGGTTTTTATGGATTCAACAGAAACATCTTGGGATATGAAAGAAGATAGTTATTTTATTGCTAATTCAAAGGGTGAAGCCTTCGCAATTAATTCTTATAATGATGCTTTTTATTTTACATCTGTTTGGTCAAATGAAGTTCAAAAATGGAGAGACAAAGATTCCGCAAAGACAGGTTTAGCTTTTTATCAAAAACGTGCAAAAACACTTAATCTTTTTGATGAATTTCAAAGATGTAAGATTATGAAGGCATCTATTATTGAAACTAGAACTAGATCAATAGTAATTGAAAATGCGGATGATGACTAATTTTTAAGTTTATTATAAGAAGATTTTTATAGGCTTGTTTAATTATATAATTGCATTTTCAGGAGGTATAACTGAAATGAAATTAGTACTTCATTATCAAGGCGGCTTTTATGGATATTATAGTCCTATGGTTTTAATTGATACCGATAAGCATATTATTGCAAAGAACGATGATGGACCTTTTGGTAAAACTAAAGAAGAATTATTTGATATTACTAAATATAATCATTTAAAGTTTTTTGATGAAAATATTAACTTACTTGAATGCTTTCTTCCTACTCTTGAAGTTCAAAAAGGTGCTGGATATGAGATGGATGGATTTACTTATGATATTTTTCTATCAACAGACAAAGTACCTTTTAGATATATTAAACTGAGTGAAGATGGCGGAGAGTATATTGGGAACCCAGCTCTTTTGGCTAAGTTAATGAAACTAATTTGGACTGTTTGTAATAAAACATATTTTAAGGATGCGGATGACGTAGGTTCATCGCGCCAGTGAGGTAGGGAAACCGCTATGACTAGGAAAAGATTTCAGAAATTATGTATTAGTATTGGTTGCCCGCCTAAACAAGCCCGTGCATTTAAAATTTTTCCATCTACATTTACCGCAAGAGAAATATGTATAGCAAATGATTTGTTAGGATATGATTGTACTACTTATCAAGGTTGTTATGATTTTATTGTTTATTTAACAAAAATGAGACCGCAATGGTTTAAGGAAATGGGATGGAAGAAGCCTGTAAAGAAAAAGCCAATTTTTCATTGGGATAGGGGAAGAAGAGCAAGTTTTACTATTGAAGATGCTTATGTAAATGAGGAAATTTTGAGAGAGTATGTTTATCCGCAAGCATAATTTTAAGTTACATGAGAGAAGTAATATAATCTAACTTGATGATATGGGCTATCCTTTGCGATTGTGTATTTTGGTATGTAAAAGCGGGATGAGTAGGTAGGAGTGGTTAGATATCAACAGAGTTGAGGATGATATTGAGTTGAAATGGAGTGAGACAAGTGACGAGAAAGAGATTTTAGAAATTACTGATGAGTGAGGGAGTTCCCGCAAAACAGGCTAAGGCTTATAAGATCCCTGCTAGACACAATGGTGCTATTCTTTATTGTTATAGCACAGATGTAGGAAAGACATGGGTGACATTTAATGGTCATTCTTATCAAAGCTGGTGGAATAATAAAATTATTTTTAATAATTATCTTTACTAGCGTAGTAATGATGGGGTAATTAAAAGACCTTATTGCGCTTCTTTGTATAAGGTCCCAGATAGGATAGATGTATAGGGGATAGTATATAAGAATCCTTTTTTGAATTGGTAACTTTTGGAGATATAAAATGACTAGAAAAAGATTTTAGAAACTTTTAATTAGTGAAGGGGTGCCGCCAAAAAGAGCTAGAAATTATAAGTTTGATAGAAGTAAAATGATTTTTGCTTATAGCGTTGATTATGGGAAATCTTATTATCTTGGTTGTGGGGCGTCTTATCAAGAGCTATGGGATAATAGGACTTATATTCCACCTGAATGGACATTGTAGCCATTCCATGAGACTAAGAAGTATTTAGAATTTATGAATTTTGATTTTCCATATTATTTTTTCTGATTTTATTGAAAGTACTTTTGGAGATTTTATCCGTTATCTAATTTTATTTTTACTTTTGGAGATTTTATTCGTATTCTAAATCTAAAATAACTTTTGGAGATTTTGTTGACCAGCACATACCCATTTTTCATTTTCAAATATTTTTTATCCCAAAACCCTACCCCCCATACATTGCGTAGAGCGGGGAAGGCTGCTCGTGGCGCTCTCAAGCGCCATCCCCCGTTGTTAGCATAAGCTAACACCTTTGTAGTTTTTTGTTGCTAATTGTTTGCATTGGCTAACTCATTTTGTATCCTAATTCAATATTAAGTCTTTAGCAGTTAGTATAGACATACCAAGAGCTTAGGTTATAGTATACTAACTGCTATTTATTATATTATTATATTCTGGTCATTATCCATCGGGCTGATTATAATAAGGAAAACTCTCATTTAGTAGATTCTTAGATGAAGCCCTCCCACCTCATTATACCATAGATCACCCGCATTGTCAATACTTTTTTCGCAAATTTTTCTAAGAATATTTTCAAGAAATGCTTGACAGTATACCATGGCTATGGTATACTATAATCACAGAGAACAAGAGAAGTTAGAGAGGTAACTACTATGAAGACTTACACTTACATTACCGCAGGTCAGGTTGTTGGCACTGATAATCAGGCTTTTGGCTCTGTATGGAAGCGGACTAAGGCTCTTGCAATCAATGCACATACTGGTATCTGGCGCGTAGTCAAAGAAGAGGGCAAGCCCGACCGCAAAGAATATTATTGCAATGCGGGTTGCTTCCTGAAGGTTTCTACTGGCGAAGCAATGAAGCCGAAAATCTTCTAAAAACCCCCTTGACAAGAGTCACAGCCTATGGTATAATATAGACAGTAAGAGAGAGATACATAACAAAAGAGGTAAGACTTATGATGAACTATAATGAACTGGTCGCAATGCTGATGGCTCTGGCTGACAATGATGGCAAGACGTTCAAGGCGGGTAAGCCTGTTGCATACAAGAGTGGTTGGCAGGTCGCCACTCATGGCTATGAGACCGCAGATGCTAAGGTCGCCGCGGTGTTTATCCAGACTATGGGTGACTGTGGTGTGTGGCTGAGCAATGGTATCTACTACATCGACAGCTCCAAGAGAGTGAACACCAAGCGGGAAGCTGTGGCTATTGGCATCCAGCACAATCAGCAGTCTGTGCTCTGCTGGCGCAACATGAAGCTGACATGGCTGGCTTAAAAAATATCAAAAAGGGGCTTGACAAAACAAGCCCCTTATGCTATAATATAATCACAGAGAAGATAAAACACAACAGAGAGAGGTAAGTAACATGATGGACGTTGTAGCAATGGAAAAGGAACTGGCTGGTCTGTATAACGAGCGTAGCAAGAACCTGCTGAATATTGAGCGGTACGACTGGTATACCAAGAAGATCTATGAACTGCGGGAGCGGCTGAATGAAGCCATTTTTGGTAAGGTTGAGCTGGATGATGATGCGGAGTTCTAAGTGGGAGGCGCCCTTATAGGCGCCTTTCTCTTTGTCGCGCCGCGCCCTACCAATGCGCGGCGCTTTTCTATTATACCACATCCATCGAGGTTTGTCAAGGCTTTTTGCGAAAATTTTTTTATTTATTTTTTGTCCTAAAACCTTGACACCATGGGGGTGATGTGGTATACTATAATCACAGAGAGAGATAAGAATAAAGAGAGGTTACTACTATGACGACTGTTGCTGAGTTTCTGGATAAGATCCGTTCTTCTACCACCCTTCGTTTTGCTGAGTATGTCGAAATCAACCACATTGATAGAGATTTCTCCTATTCTACCGATTGGAGAAACATAGCATTTGCCGCAAAATGCGTCATGTGCAGCTTCCACGTAAATAACCAGCAGGAGATTGATTCTATTTCTATCGAGCATCAATCCCCTGCAGGGGCTTGACAAAAGCCCTATTCTATGATATAATAAGAGCGTGGAAGAGAGGTAATTACTATGAGTACTTTTATGCAGACGTTCATCTTCTGGTTCATTGCCACTATTGTATTAGGTGGCTGGCTTATCGTTGGCGCTTTCTGGAATAACACCAAAATGACTTCTACTGTTGGTAAAGTGTTTGTTTCTATTATTCTTCTTGTTCTTTTTGGCTCTGCCATTGGTGGAATGATGGGCTTGGATGCAAGCACACAAGAAGAGATCTGGAATGATGGAAAATGTAAGGTTTGTGGTGAATCGCTCCATTTTGTAAATGCTTCTCGCAGTAAAAGTATTACACACTATTTCTACCTTTGCGACAACTGCGGAAACATTGTAGAAACTACTACAAAATTTTGAAAAAACGCTTGACAAAAGCCTTAAAGTATGATATACTTTAATCACTGAAAGAGAGGTAACAAAAATGGAAAAGTTCATTAAGGATTACGCCCAGTTCATCAAGGATTCTCACAAAGATGACTACATTCTGTGCGAGATGGTCCAGCGAGTTGTCCGCCTGCGGTATCGCGGGGTCATCACCACCAACGAGTGCATGAAGAAGCTCGCCGAGCTGGTTAGCGGTTGACCTCACTGGCTCCCCGCCTGAAAAAGGCGGGGAGCTTTTTCGCGTCGCCTTCACCTGCGCTTGGCTCCGCTGTGGCATAATGACTAGTCCCGCCGGGATTCTCGCGCAATTCTTTGTGCAATTTGACGAAAGGAAAAATGCCCAAAAGGCTTGACAATCCGCTTTGCAGGGTGTATACTATATACAGAAACAGAGAGAGAGGCAGATAGAGATGATGGACGAAAAGATGGCTATTGTGAATGAACTGATTGCTTGCGGCTACTGCCTGATGAATCGCACCGCAGAGTCCATGGCAGAAGATTTTGACGTTGCTACGTTGAAGATGTTCCTCAAAAATTTCAAAAGATTTTCTGAAAAGGCTTGACAGAAACCCGCACTTATGATATAATAATAGTGTCAAGAGGAACTGAATTAAAGAGAGGTAATAAAAATGAAAAACGCTTATGTTGTGATTGCTACTGATAAAAGTGCAGAATATGCAAGTGAATATGAAATCGTGGGTATTGCTTTGAATATGGCAATGGCTGAAACCATGAAAGAAGATTTTGAAGAAAAGAATAGCAGTTATTTTGTGGATATTCGGACATATGAGATCGGCAAATCTTATGACATTAATGATTGCGATTAACAGCAACGACTTTATGGTTATCGTTCGTAATTGATTGAAAGGGGATTTTACCATGAAAAAGATTAACAAGACTACCGCCCGCAAGCTCTTCAATGAGGGCAAGACCTTCTTTATGGCGGCTTGCAATATGCGGGTTGACAGCGCTTATGAGATCGACCCTGCAAAAGCTGATTGTACTTTTGACCAGTTGATTAATGAGTTTAACTACTACAACTGCAACTCGGTTGCAGGTCGATATCCTTCTTTCTATATTAGCGATTAACTATCTCTCTTCTCTCTGGGCGTGGACTCATCTCCACGCCCTTTATTTTATTTTTATAAAAAATTTTGGTATAATAATAATGTAAGAAATAAATAAAAGAAAGGAACACAAAAAGATGCCTAGTTTTTCAATAGATGAACTAAGTGCATTGAAATTAGTCTTTTCTAATACAACAGTGAAAGATATGATTGCGGCGGCGCAGGTTGGTTATAATGACCTAGCTTCAACCGACAAAACTTCAAGCTGTTCAGAAATGGCTGATGTATGTGCTTATGCATTGATGTTATTAAAGTAATTTCGATGCAGACCGAAAACAGTTGTGAGTAGGTCGGTTCTCTGAGACGCTAGGTATTAAGATGATTTTTTCTCGGTTTTTTGTGTTTCATATGAATAATAAATATCCTAAAAGGTTGAGCGGCGCGTGTTTGATGGACGCCCGCCGCTTTATTTGTCAATGGGCATCTTGCATGATTTTCTTGGTTGATTTTTGTGTAATATGCCCATTGTTTTTATCCTGAAATTGTGGTCTACTTGCTTTAGCAAAGGAGAGATAGAAATGACTAAAAATATTTATATGATGGTTGGCGCGGCTGGCGCAGGAAAATCTACCTTTATCAAGAACTTTTTCCCTGACGCATTTGGCGTGTCTCGTGATGTAGCTCGGTTTGATGTTATGGCAAAGTATAAGACCGATGATTACTTTGCACATGAAAAAGAAGCGTTCAATACCTACATCAACCGCATCAATAGTGCAATTAAGTGTGGGTGGGAAACTGTTGTACTTGATGCTACTCACCTGACCCCAAAATCGCGGAAAAAGGTGCTTTGCCGCATCAATATTCCTAAAGAAGCAAAACTTTATGCTGTTGTTGTTCGCCCCACGCTTGAACAGCATATTAAGCAGAATGCTCAGCGCACTGGAAAAGCATTTGTTCCTGTTGATGCTATTGTAAAACAATATAACTCTTATATTGAACCTACTTGTGAAGAGGGTTTTAATCATATCTGGTGAGGTGACAAGAGATGTTGAAGAAAAATAAGGAAAAGGAGATCCGAAAAGAAAGGCGGTTGTTCATTGGCAGACCCGCACGGTTTGAAAAAAAGACCGCCTATAACCGAAAAAAGTTACCTAAACCCCTTGACACCGACAGCTGAAAGTGGTATAATGAATACAATGAAAGAGAGGTTATGACAAATGTACACTTGGGAAGATTTTCTGAACGAATATTGTGGTTGTTCCTGTGACGAGATGGGCAACAGGCCCTGTGATAATGGGGCTTGTTGCGATCGTTGCACAACCGATGAAGCTAAGGCGGCATTTATCATGCTCGCCGCCAATAGGGACTAAAAAGGAGATTGATTGAAAATGGAAACTGTTATTATGCACGCATACGACATCATGTACTATAATGAGCGGGCTGACCTGCTGATAGAAACTTTCTATGGCAAAAATGCTATTGATGCTATGGCAAAGTTCAAGCAGAATCATCCAACCTTTGAGATTTGGGATTGCCATTCCGCAGAATAAGAAAGGGGCTGTTGGTTATGAAGGAGCGTTTTAGCGCAGTAAAGGCTATGAACCTGTTGGTTCTGGCTTTGAATAATGAGAATGCACAGATTCGCTGGTCTACGGTTGTGCCTGATGAAGCAACAGATGAAGACCTGTTGACTATTTCGCAGGATGATGACCTGATGAATGAAGCCACGGAAGATTTCATCCGCATCATGTCCGCCTATGGATGGGAGGGATTCTGCCTTGGTGATGGGCTTTTCCCTGCTGAATTTAACGAGCCGCCTATCCATTATTATCCGAAAGAAGAGTAAACGAGAGAGGGTCGCCCAGCTCGCACAAAGTTGAGCGGCCCGCCTTCTATCAATCCGGGCCGCTATTCGCATAGCACCTTCTATTATATCATTTTTGTTGCCGCCTGTCAATAAGTAAAATGAACAATTTTACTCCTGAAACCTTGTGCAGTTTGCTAATAGACAATAGCTGAATAATCTGCTATAATATAGACACTGAGAGGGCGATAAGCCAAAAGGAGAGATAACATGAAGAAGTATGACAACCGTGAGGAGATGAAGCGGATTCTGCTCGCTGGCGACCTCAATTCTAATAATGATGACTCTTGGAGTGTCAAGCATATTCTGAATGGTGCTACGCCTGATTTTATTTTCCACGGCTACAATATTCACTCTGGTGCTTCTAAGCTGTGCCTGTGCAATGATGGCGGTGCGTATGTCTGCAAGTGGGTGACCGATGATCGCTACAATGAAGCAGTTCAAGAAACCAAGGTCTATGCAAAGGCGGTTGAAGCTGGTCTTGAGAAATTCTTCCCTTATACTGAAATCGCCTTTGAAATGAATGGTATCACATTTGTTTTTCAGGAAAAAGTTCAGTATTCTGCAAGCAGTCTACCCTATTCCATCCATTCTAAGTTTCTCAAGCAATGCAAAACTTCTCTTAACTGTGAAAAGCGTATCTGGAAAAAAATGGAAAGAGAGTTTAAGCGGGCTGGGGATAAAGATTATGTCCGTGACCTTGACCAGCTGTGGGCTTGCATGGCTCTGTCTATCTATGGCAAAAAGCTCTGTCGAAAACTGTGCGCTTTCATTGTTGAAAATGCAATCAATGATTTACATACTAGCAACATTGGATACAACCATAACAAACCTATCATTCTGGACTTCTCTGGTTATGACCGAGGATATTAAAAAAATGCTTGACAAACACCGCCAAGTATGATATAATACATAGTGTCAGGGGGCGATAAAGATTAGAACACGTTCACCGCCGAAGCACCTCTAAAATTTTGAAATGAGATTATAGAGGTACAAAAATGATTCCAATTAGACTTCATTTCTATTAACACGCAAGTTGATTCTTGTATTTAATAACCTTTAGACCAGTTCTGTTTAATTAGCATTTCGCTCTGGGGTTATTATCTTATAAAAGTAGGAAAAGTAATAAGTTTCTTTGGTAGTTTCTTCTCTCGACCCTAGAAAGAAACCTACCCCGCTTGTTGTGACTTCTTTGAGTATGATTTCTTCCAATGCCCTAATAGGTTATAGGTATTTGCTAAAAGAGGAAGTAAAGAGTACACACTTTATAAATTCTTTGGCATTTTCTTTCTACGAAGTGTTAAAAGAAAGGCAGAAAGCAAAAGCTAGAGGTTGAAGAAAGGAACCGCTTCAATCACTCTACACGCTACAAACCATACTAGCAAAATGAGGGATATTATGCACTGGACTTAACATTTTCTAATTTCTCACTGGCAAATCAATAGAGAAAGGATGGTATAAATATGCACTGGAAGTAGCTATTATACATTATTTTTGAATATAGCTTAATTCATCTGCGTGGATACCAAAACCTCGCAGATTTTTTATGCATTTTTTCCACTTGACTTTTTGACGCGCCGTGCTTGATTGCGCGGACGCGCTTTGCCTGTCAATATATACCCTGCACAATTTTTCGATGATTTTGTTGTACAAATTGCCTATTGATAATTTCCTAAAAATATAGTATAATAATAATGTCAAAAGGAGCTGATAAGATGGATAAGATGAAGCGTGAGACCGTTAAAGATTATACGGCTCAAGACCTCAATGCAAAGTGCGTTCACATCCGAAACCGCCAAAAACTGGAAGCAAAAATCAAACGGTCAGCCCGAAGAAAGATGAAAAAAGAGCTTGACAAAAGGTGGGAATTGTGATATAATTAAAACACGTTAAGGACGCATCTACTTAAAAAGGAGAAATTTTATGTTTACTATTGGAAATTACGTATTTCTTGGCTTCCTTGCTCTCACACTGATTGTTATTTCAATTGGGATTGGCGTAAGCACTGATTCTATCGCACTTGGTATTAGCTCCGGTGTTGTCAGTATCGCCATTTTTATCGGTGCGATTTTTGGTATTAACTGGTATAACTCATCTACCGCATCTGGCATCCGCGCCTATAAGGATTACCAGTCTAATATGAGTAATGGCATTGAGCGGGAAATCACTATTACCGCAGAAGATGGACGAGAAATTTTCCATTACAAGGGAAAGGTTGATGTTGAGTCTGACCACACTGACAATTACATTAAGTTTGAGTCCGAAGAGGGCAAGCGATATCTGATTTATTATGGTATCACAGACACTATTATCATCAAAGAAAGTTAAAATTTCTCTTGACAACTCTTACAAAGTATGATATAATAAGTACGTTGAAAGGGGATATGAATTATGATGTTTAATTACACTGCAAATTTTTACGTTAGCGAGTACGAGATTGAGAAGATGCTTAGCTACTGCAAACAAGGTTACTCCTATGAGCAGTCCATCCGTATGGTCGCTAACAACTGGGAAGATGATTGTTACGATAATTTGGACAGCATTTTTCCTCAGCTGGTTAAGGAATTGGAACGCCGTCTGGAAGCTGAAAGGGGCTGATGTAAATGTTTAAGTTTTTGCTATTGGGCGGTATCGCAGGTTGGATGATGGCATGGTATGAGAACCATGGCCTTGATCGCTTCCTGCTCATACTGGCTATGATTGAAATTGGTTTGTTCTTTAACTGTGTTGGTTTGATTTGAAAGGAGAAAAATTATGTCTGCTATGGTTATTCTGCCCTCTTCTATTCATCATCCAAAGATTTCTACTCTGGAGATTGGTTCTCATTTCATGTGTGAATGTTGCCCTGGTGAAGGTCGTGGTTATATGGCAGTTTATCAGATTATCAATTATGACTCAGACACTTCTGCGCGTACTAATAAAGTGCCTGCTGTAAACTGTTCTACTGGCTTTGTTCATCTGTTTTCCCCTGATGCTAAAGTTATCCCTGCAAAGATGGTGCTTGCTCCGCAGGACATGGTAAAGATTGATAATAAAGACGTTCTTTTTGCTCAGTAATATTTAACTTATCTAAGTTATAGATTTGAAAGGAGAAAAATTTTATGATTGCTCGTATTATTATGCCTGAGAATGGTATTCGCCCTACTATTAGCACTCTGGAGACTGGCACACATTTTATGTGCCGTCGTACTTCTGATAATGCTCGCGACAAGATTGGCATTTATCAGATTGTAAACAATGACCCCGGAGTTTTTGGCTATCGTAACGATAAGATTCCTGCTGTTAATTGTGCTACTGGTTTCATCCGTATGTTCAGTCCTGGTGCAGAGGTTGAACCTGTTGACATGGTGCTTGCACCTGCAAAGTATTTCACTACTAAGTAATATTTAACCTACCTATGTAATTAAAATCTACATAGGTAGGTTATTTTCGCGGCGCGCTTACAATCAGGTGGCGCCGCTTTAGGTAAAATGACTAGTTTTAACAGATTTCTCTAGGGAAAAGTTGTGTAATCTGCTACCCGCAAATTTCCTAAAATGCTTGACAATAGTCCTCTCATCTGGTATACTATAATCACAGAGAGAGAGGTAAGAAAAAATGAAAAATGCGATTTGGATTCCCTTGTATGTGACTTCCATCCTCGGCATGATTTTTAACGGCGGTCTGATCTGGTTGGTTCTGTCTAACCTGTTTGCTGGTTATGGCATGAACTGGCTGGTTCTGGCGGTTGGACTGTTCTTCTTCTTTCTGTTTAGTCAGCTTAACAACTGGCTGGCTGGAGAAAAAGTTTGAAAAAACCCTTGACAATCCGCACCACCTATGATATAATATAATCACAGAGAGAGATATAAAACAAGAGAAAGAGGTAAAGATTATGACTATTTACTTTGACATGGACGGCACTCTGGCTAACTTCTACGGCGTGAAGGGCTGGCTGGACGATTTGCAGAACTTCCGCACTCGCCCTTATGAACTGGCTGAACCCCTCTTCGATGCCCTCAAGATGTTCACTCTGATTCAGGCACTCAAGAGCAAAGGCTATCACATCGGCGTGATTAGCTGGTGTTCTAAGTCTGGCACTCCCGCTTTTGATGCGCAGGTTGATGCGGTTAAGCGCGAATGGCTGGCAAAATACTTCCCCTACGCTGAGGAAATCCACGTTGTAAAGTATGGCACCCCTAAGCAGGAAGTTGCCACCGCCGAAACCGCCATTCTGGTGGATGACGAGGACAGAAACCTTGATGCGTGGAATCTGGGTGACGCAATCAACGCAATGGACATGATGGAAGAACTGTGGGGGTTGGTTTAAGCCCTCTTGATAGAAAGGCGGTTAAAATTATGGAATACTGTGTGAATCTGCTGGTGTCTGTCCCTATTGAAGCGGTTGAGGATGCAACCATTGAAGAGCTGATTTATCAGGCGGAAAAGATGCTGGGTAAAGAGGTGGAACGGCTCGCCACCGCAAGCATTTACAAAGAGGGTGAAGTAAAACCCATTTATGAGGGGTGAGAGGTGCAACCAATCAAATAAAAAATTTTCAGTGCGAGGGCGAAAACCCTTGCATTTTTGCGTCCCCTACGCAATTGCTTGGCTCCGCTTATTCCATTATACCACCCCGCACACATTTTGTCAAGAGTTTTTTGCAAAATTTTCTCAAGATTATTTTTCCCAAAAGACTTGCAATCTTAGCTCCAAAGGTGTATACTATAATCACCGAGAGAAACTAAACAAAAGAAAGAGGTACTAAGTATGAAAGTTTATATGTGCAATGAGGATTATCGTGTGGTTTCTATCGACAAGGCCAAGGATATTATCCATGAGATTGAAACTGATCCTCACGAAATTGAGTATGTTTGTTCTAAGGATGATTTTATTCGTCTGGTTGCGGATTTTATGTCTACTGAATCCGACAAGGAAAGCAAGCTGGCAGAGATGTACCAGTACATCCATGATGATGCAGTCACTACTTTCAATGAACAGTGGACTGAGGTTGAAGTTGAGGAATAATTTTCCTCTTGACAGTAACCGCCAAAAGTGATATAATAAGAGTGTCGAAAGGAGCTATGAAATATGAAGTTGACTATTGGTTACACCGCTTACCATGAGATTGAAATGGAAGCTCCGCCTGACATTGAGGAAGCCTATTGCAAGTATCAAAAAATGTGGGCAGACTATGAAGCAGACCCACTGAATGCACCTTATCCTTGCGATTACGCTGAGGAAGATAAAATCCGAAGATGGGCGGAAAAAATTGCTTTTAAGCAGGCTGGCTATAATGACCTTGATAATGTCAGCAATCCTGAAACGAATGAAATTATTTACTGTGATTAAAGAAGGGCTGGATAAATATGCGTATCAATATTTATATTGAAAATACTAACTACAATACTGAGCCGAAAGTTTGTACTGAAAAAGATAAACTTGAGGTTATCCAGCAGATGGCACAAAAAATTAGAGAAGATGCAGACTGGGTAAATGATACTCTTTATTCTCGTTATCATCATAGTGAACTGTATGAAAAGATGCGGACTGAAAAAGGCAGAGAGGAAGTAGAATATTTTTTGCAATGCGCGGCAAGGGATTATGCGGGAGAATCTTTTGAAGAGGATTATTTCGCTACCACTTTGGATGTTTAATAAAAAGGAGAGATAAAAATGACTGTTTGGGTACATATTGTTGATGGCACTCCTACTGAGGTTCGTATGGGTAAGAGTGTAGAAGATGAACTTTTTAATAACCATGTTGAAGAACTGCTGAAAGACAAAGATTGGGTTGCAGATGCTGTAAACGAGCTTTTCTCCTGCTGCGACTTGTATGAAAGGATGAAAACTGAAGAAGGCAGAAAAGCAGTTGAAGATATTATTCGAGAACAAGCCAAGAGCGAAGCTGATGATTGGCTGAATGATTGGCACTATGATGATGAGCGAGAATGGTTTGAAGTAGAAGTCACCGAATAAACAAATAATATAATTAGCTAGGGTGCAGATGGAACCCTAGCTTTTTTCGTGCCGCCTCTGGTCAATGCGGCACGTTTTACTATTATACCACAGCTCACAGGTTTTGTCAATAGTAAATTTGCACAAATAAATGCCCACCCACTTCCTAAAACTTGGTATTGACAATAGGCTCAAGATATGATATACTATATCCAGTGAGAGATACAGAACAGAATAAAAAGAGGTAATAAATATGACTTTTAATGGCAAAGAGCTGTCCGACATGACCGCAAAAGAGATTAGCCACGTTCTTGTGGCAGATACTGACAAGCTAACCCCTGAACAGCGTTCATGGTTTAAGTATCTGTGGGACGCTCGCAAGGAATGGGAATGGATGCAAACTGATGAATACAAGCATCGTAATGATTTTTTTGTAGGGCTGGCAATTTTTGGTTTGGGTCTGTTTATGGGAATTTTCCTTTTCGCCTAAAAATAAGGCTTGACAAAAGCTAAAGTCTATGGTATAATATAAGAGCAGTCAGGAAAAGAAGTTAAACCTGAATTGCAGAAAGAGGATTGATAACATGAACAACATTGATTTTCGCCGTCACTACATCCTGATGATTGACACCGAAACCACCAACGGCTTGAATGACCCCCTGCTGTATGACCTTGGCTGTGCAGTTGTTGACACTCATGGCAATGTGTATGAAACCGCCAGCTTTGTAAATAAGGATATTTTCAAAGGCTGTACGGACTTGATGCAATCCGCATACTACGCAAACAAGATTCCTCAGTATTGGGAACAGATTTGGGCGGGTGAACGCCAGATGGCTACCCTTTTCCAGATTCGGCAGGCGGTTTGGGCGTTGATGAAAAAGTATCGTATCACCGATGTTTGCGCCCACAATGCACGGTTTGATTATCGTTCTACCCATGTGACTTTACGCTATGAAACTTCCTCGAAGCAGCGTTACTTTTTCCCCTACGGCACTCACTTCATGGACACCATGAAAATGGCACAATCTACCATTTGCAAGCAACCTACCTACATTAAGTGGTGCAAAAAGAATGGCTATGTATGTGCTAACGGACAGGTAAGAAAGACCGCTGAAATCCTGTACCGCTATATTAGCGGTGAAGCGGACTTTACTGAAAAGCATACTGGTTTAGAGGACGTTCTGATTGAAACTCAGATTCTCGCCCACTGTTACCGCCAGCACAAGAAGATGAACAAATATCTGTGGTAATGGTTGACAAATCAAAAAAAATATGATATAATAATAATGTAATAAGAGAGGACTATGGTAGAGGGTTAGCGCACCCTCTGCCCTTCTTCTGGGAGAGTAGTTCAAGGAGTAGAACAAGCTAGCCATGTAGGTGCAAAACCTGCCTTTCCCACCACGATTCCCTATTACCTCTCTGTTCACGGTTTCCTTTCAGCCTGATGCCCTTATCACTTCGGTGGTAGGGGCATTTTGGCGCTCCGCCCTCAATCGGGCTCCGCCGTTATTCTATTATACCACCGCCCGCAAGATTTGTCAAGAGCAAAACCGCACAAATATTCACTAGTATTTATCCCAAAAGTTCGTCATTTTGCCACTTCCATTTTGCTCTTATTTCTGGTATAATACATAGTGTCAGGAGGGGTTAAGAGTCCAGCGAGGACAACAGCCCCCGCAAAAAAGATTCAAAAAACCTCTTGACAAACCGCACAAAATGTGATATAATATAGATACAGAGTAAGGGAAGTCAAGGCAAGCAAACAGAAAATTCTTTCAAAAGAAAGAAAAAAGTGCTTGACAAAACAACAACTCTGTGGTATAATTAAATCACAAAGAACATCAACCAAACAAAAGAAAGAGGTAACATCTATGACTACTACTAACACTGTGTCCGCATCCACCAAGAAGCTCACCAAGCGTGACTACTTCAACATGATTAAGGCGGTTCTGCCTGAGGATGCTGAGGGCTACGACAGCATGACCGCATTCATCGACCACGAGATTGAACTGCTGGATGCTAAGCGTGGTTCGCTCAAGAAGCCTACCGCCAAGCAGGAAGCCAACAAGAAGCTGATGGATGCTGTGTTGGTGGTGATGGGACGCCTTGACCGCCCTGCTACCATCACCGAGATTCTGACCGAGGGCAAGGAAGAGCTGGCAGAGATTACCAGCAACCAGAAGATGAACGCTATGCTCATCAAACTGCGTGAAGCAGGTCTGGTGAAGTCCACCCACGTCAAAAAGGTTGCCTACTTTGAGTTGGGCAATGAGCATGAGGACGGTGATGAAGCCACCGAGGGCTAAGCCCTTAACCGCAATCCCCTTTGGCACTCTGCTGAAAAGCAGGGTGCTTTTTTGTTTACTTTGCCTATTGACGTCGCGCGCACTATCGGCCTGCGACGTTTTTTCTGTCAATAGGTATCTTGCACAATTTTTCCGCGGATTTGCCGCAAAAATTTGCTATTGACATTTTCCCAAAAATAGTGTATAATAATTATAGAAACAGAGAGGAGAATGGTTATGGGTACTGTGGTTGTCAAGATTTGGTATGTTGATGGGGATAAACTGGAATGCTTCCGCACTCTGGTTGATGGTTCTGAGTATAAGACTGAGGACGAAATTCGTGAGGTTGCTCGTAATTTCTGGCATGATTACAAGTTTGATATCAAGAATCCCATTCATAAAATTCAGGTTCTGGACTATTGACAATAGCCTAAGGATCTGGTATAATAAGAGTGTTGAAAGGAGCGGTTTAGTTATGGATTTCTCTAAGGCTACTGATTATGAGCTGGTTAAGGAACTGGCACGGCGGGTGGATGAATATTCACTTAATGGCAGATTTAACGTCTGTCCGCATGAACATGAGGATGATGGCAAGAAGCAGATTACATTCTATGTGGATGATGGTGAAGATTGCGCCTGTGATGTTGAGTTTTCTTTTGATGAAGCTGGCAATTTGGAAAACTGTCTCAATGACCGCAATGCCAACGTTGAGGAACAGATTGAGCAGTTTATGCAGGACAATGAAGGCGAGTATTGTCTGTTAGAACTGGCACATCGTGCACTTGAAGCCTATGGTATTTATTAAGGAGGTATTTATATGAGAATCGTTGAATATGAAACTATCACTCGTAACTTTGGTAGTCTGAAAGAAGGGGATCTCTATCGAGAAAGTCTTGGTGGAGCTATTTATCTAAAAATTTTTCCTGCTGATAGCCACACTAGCTCTTGTAATTGTGTCAATCTGGCAACTAATCAGCTTATGTTCTTTCCTGATGATGTTGATGTTTTTCCTGTTAATGGCGCTCTTGTAGAAAACTACAAAGGATAAATAAGGAGGTATCCGCATGAAGATGGCAATAGAGATTGATAGTATTACTATTCCTTTTTCTAATTTAGCAAAGGGCGAGACCTATCGTGAGGAGCTTCATGGAACGGTATATATGAAATTACAAACTCCTATTGAGGGTGAGTATGGTCATAAATACAATACAGTAAATGTTGAAACAGGTGGGCTTGAGTATACTTTTGATAATGCTGATGTTTTTCCTGTTGATGGGACTTTTGTAGAGGGTTATAAAGGGTAATTAAGGAGATATTCACATGAAAGTTATTAATGAAATCGAAAAAGCCACTTTTATCTTTTCTGATTTGGCAGAGGGCTGTCTTTATCGAGAAAATAGAGATGGGCCTGTCTTTATGAAGGTTTCTCTTATTAAAGATAGAGTTGGAGCAACATGGAATGCTATTAATGTTGAAGATGGTAGCCATGACCATACTTTTGAAAATGAAGCAGTCTTTCCTGTCAATGGCGTTTTTGTAGAAAATTATAATGAGAAGGGCTGACCGCTCTTCTTTTTTATTGCCAACTTTTGGGCGCCCCGCCCTCTATCATGTCGGGGCGCAAATTCTATTATACCACACCTTTCAAATTTTGTCAAGAGAAAATGTGCACAAATTTTCTATGGTTTAATTCCCAAAATTACCTATTGATTTTTTTGAAAATGTATGGTATAATATATATACAGAAAGGGAAAATAAGACAAAAGGAAATATCTTGATTGATAAAAAATTCCTCTTGACAAAATCCACTTTCTATGGTATAATGATTACAACAGATGAGGAAGTTCGCAAGTGAGCGAAACAAAAAGATTGCGAATCTAAAAAAAGCACTTGACAAACTTCCAAACCTGTGGTATAATAAAGATGTTCCAAGAGGAGCATCGAAAATCACATCAAACAAAAGAAAGAGGTTGTATTTATGGCTACTACTAAGATGACTAAGGTTCAGGTTCTCAACGCTATCCGCAATCGTATCGAGGTCTTTGATGGCTCGTTCATCGAGGACATGACAAATGATGAACTGCTGGCGTGGATTGACCACGAAGTTGGTCTGCTGTCGAAGAAGGCTGGCGGTTCTGCTAAGCCCACTAAGTCCCAGATTGCGGGCGATGCTGATTCGCAGGTGATTCTGGAAGTCATGGAAGCCGCTGACCGCCCCATGACTGTCGGTGAGATTTGTCAGGCTTGCGCTGGTCGTCTGGCTGGTGCGGTTTCCTCTCAGCGTGTCACCTCTCTGCTGACTAAGATGAAGGGCACTCGTGTCCGCCAGTGGAAGGAGAAGAAGGTTTCTCTGTACGAGGTGATGAAGGGCAACGCCGAGGATGACGGCGAGACTGAGGAGTGATTCACCCCTCGCAAGTGAACTGCGAGGTTAAAAAATAAGGCTCTGCGAGATGCCAAGGGTGCAAAAGCCCTTGGCGTTTCGTGTTCTTGCGGCACGAAACGCTTTATGCGTCAATAGGCTACTTGCATAAATTTGCGGGCAAAAATTTGGTCAAAATTGCTTAATGAATTTTCCCAAAACGCTTGACACTCAACAGCCAAAGGTGTATACTATACTTACTGGAAGAGAGGTAAGTTAAATGAGCAAGAAAACTATGGCTGAATGTTTGGCTAACGGTGATTTTGAAGAAGCATTCTATCGGTGGGGTCATACTTCTAAAACATGGGTGAATAAGTGGTTCAATGTTTGTGTTGAAATCTTCCATTCCTCTTTGGAGTGGAGTAAGAAGTATATCATTGACCCTATCAAGAAAACTATCACTAAAATTGAGCAAAAGCTCACTAAGCAAACTGCAAATTACTTTTACTTAATGCGAGCTTATACTAGTTCTGGTTTGCTCTTTTCTAAAATCGGCACTACTACTAGAACAGTAGAACAGCGGATGCGAGAACATTACAAGAGCTATGCCAAATTGGGTGTAACCAGAATTATTTGTGATAAGGTCTATGATTGCGGCGAAGTCCCGCCGGAATGCTTTGAAAGTTATTTCAGAGCTAAGTATATTAAGCAGTATCCTAATACTTTTGTAAAGAATGACCGATTCATGGGTGTAACTTTTGATTTACAGCAGGCAGATGAAATCTTTGAAGCCTGCAAAAATCTTTGATTTCCACTTGACAAAATAACTTTTGTATGCTATACTATGTATAGAAACAAGAGCTAAAGAAAGAGGTGCGGTTGATGCTGTATAGCAAAAATGGAACTAAGTATAATATCCCCGATGACTACCTGTCTAAGCAGATGCAACTGCTTAAAATCAGCAAGATGGAAGCGGTTCAGCTTTGGCTTGAAGATGAAGGCGTGGAAGCTAATGAGGAACAGGAAGAGCTGGATAAAAAGGGCAAGGCATTTAAGCCTGACCATGGTATCGCAAAAAAGCGGGCGAGCGTAGTTAGAGAGCGCAAGCCGAATGAGGAAAAGCGCGAAATTATTCAGTGGATTGCTGACCTTTTGGGCGAAAAAGAGGTAAAAGATGTGAAAATTCCCAAGGTTGAGCGTGAAGTTACGTTTAAAATTGGTGAAAATGACTATTCTATCACCCTTATTTGCCACAGACCTAACAAAAAGTGACAAAAATCATAGTTTAGGAGCGGAAAACCGCTCCTTTTTTGTTGTTTTTAGCCAAAATTAGCCAAGATTTTGTAAAAATGATAATTTATTCACAAAACTCATTTTTCAACAAAATTAACTAAAATTAGCTCCGTCAATTTATGCAAAATTTAGACTTGACAAAACTTTGAAAGTGTGTTATAATAGCAACGGGTCGCGACTGACTGTAGCGACCCGAGTTCCCCGAATCTAGACCCATATGGGATTTTTTTCTAGTTGTTTGCCTTTTAGAATCTCCAAGCCTAATTCCCGAAACCCACATCACTCATCCTCATATGGCAATTAACGCTGGTTGTTCGCGCCTTAAAGCTATGTTTCCCGCCCATATTTTTTTAATTGAAAAGCTACTTTCCAACATCTTTCCACAAAATCATTTTTTCTAATACTTTTACCTATTGTAGTTCCATATTACCCTTGCAAAATTTAAATCCCTGCCCGCTTGAAAAAACTATAATTTTTTGTTATAATAATAATGTAAGAAATGAGGAATCCACAGGACAAAACCTGTAAACTCATTTCAAAGAAAATTTATATATAAATGAAAAATGAGGAGATTACATATGTATTCTGTTGATATTAAAGACGCGCTGAATAATGGTATTTCTTTTGATGATCTGATGCATGATTTTGAAGATGCGCTTGAAGATGCTCAGGATGAGATCGAAAAGGAAAAGGCTAACACCGCAAATAAGGCTGGTGTAGATCAGTGCCGTGAAGATCTGATGGTTGCTCTAATCGCATATCTGGATGCTATTGGTGTTCTGGATGTTGATACTGTATCTGAGGAAGATATGGAAAAGTTGGAAGACATTTTGAAGAATTTTGAAAATGAAATGACTAAGATGCTGACTATTATCAATATGATTGTTGACAATAGTGACAATGATGATGCGGTTAGCGTAGATGTAAAGAGCAATAAAGCTGAGGTTACTGATATCCTGGCGGATATTCTTGCTAAGTTGAACTAATATTAAAGGGAGCTAAGAAATTAGCTTCCTTTTTT